GCCGATGCGCAGGGGCTCGGACAGGTTCAGTGTCATGCCCGCCTCACGTGCGGAGCGGCGCAGGTGACGGATGCACTCGTCGCAGTACGGGGCGGGGATGGTGCTCACGCCGTCCTGGTCGGTGACCGAGGCGTAATACGCGGCGTAATAGGCGTCGTGGGCGGGGCAGGGGACGCGGGTGAAGTACTCCGTGAGGTAGTGGTGCGCGATGCCGCCGTCCCGGTTGACCAGGAGATCCACCTGGTAGCGCTGCCCGGCGCCGTATCCATGGCGGTCACCCTGGGTAGTGCCGCTCCACTGGTAGTGGGTGTACTTGTAGATGTCGGCGTAAGCGATGTCCTGGTCCCGGTCCCCCGGCAGCGGCTTGGACAGCACACGTGAGAGGTGGCGATTGAACGCGTAGTCGGTGACAGTCTCGGAGTTGTCGCGGACGTCGTCGGGGATGGGGACGGCGGTCTGGGTGGTGTTCATGATCTGTCGTCACTTCTTTCTGGGGTTGAGTTTCATGGCGATCAGCAGGGCGGGCCACACGACGATGAACACCGCGAAGAGGAAGGCCTCACCAGGGTTGCCGACCCGCACCCTGCCCTGGTCGGTCGGGTTCTTGACCAGGTGGACGATGCAGCCGATCAGTCCCGTCAGGTAGAGGGCGATGAGCGATACCCAGATGAGATCTTTGAGGAGATCAGACATCAGATCTCCTCGGGGATGTCGATGCCGTTCGCGGCCAGGAGGGATTCCAGCGCCGCGATACGGCCCCGGTCGCGCTCCTCGCGGCGGCGCCGGTTGGTCTCGGCGTAGCTCTCATTGACCAGGGCGACGATCTCCAGTTGCTCGGGGTCGAGCGGGCCGTCCTGTTCGGTCATGACGAACTGTTCGTCGGGCAGGTGGCCGTGCTCCTCGCGGTACTGGAAGGCGCGCATCTCTTCGCGGTCGATGTTCATGCTCATCATGGTCAGCAGCCGCCCATGTCCCGGATCATGGCGGTGATCTCGTTGCGCTTTTCGTACAGCTCTTCGAGGCAATCGCGCTTGATGCCGTCGGCCAGTTGCTTGGCGACCTCCCACAGGTGCAGGTCCGTGATCGCGGCCAGGTCGTTGAACGTGCCGGTGTCGGCCAGGGGCACGACGCACCCCGTCAGCTCAGCCTCCGACTCGATCGGCCCGACGGCGCGCACCGTCACGACGTACGGCGCCCATTCGTGCTTGTTGATCTTCTCGGTGGTCTCGGCGACGATCTCCGGCTCACCCCAGGGGGTGTAGTCGTCATCAATGGCGATGGTGTACGTGAACTGCATGGCGTGGCCTTTTCAGTCGTGGTCGTACGTGTCAGGCGGCGGGCAGGTTGCGGCGCACGAACTCTCGCAGGATGAACGTCCGGTCGGCTTCGGGGTAGTCGCCCAGAGGGACCGGGCGGACGGCGTCGCATCCCTCCTCGAAACAGTGCTGCATCATGCGGGTGTGGCTGGTGTACGCCCATTGGTGCTGCGCGTCCTCAAGATCGCCACGGTCGGCGGTGCGCAGCTCATCAGGCGTGAGCGCGGCCACGTACCGCAGCTCCGGGTACGCGGCCAGGCGCGCCGGACAGATGGGGCTCATACCGGCGAAGTACCCGTACTTGAAGGTGCGGCGCATGGTCAGATCTCTTCGGTGGCGGGCAGCATGTCGAGCAGCGCGGGGGCCAGCTTCGCGCCCACCGCACCGGCCTGACGGAAGAAGTCCCCGGCGATCTTGTCCTGCTTCGCTGCCTCCGTACGTGCCTGCTCAGCGGCTTGTTGTGCGGTGTTCCCGTCGCCGCTCAACAACAGGTAATGGCTCAGCGCCTGCCACCCGGCGTGAGTGTCGGCGAAGGTGTCCAGCGCCGTGGTGAGCGCCTCCCACATCTGGCCATAGGTGGCGGACCGGAACTCCACCTGACCGCCGTTGGTCTTGCGGAAGCCTCCCGCGTTCGGGGTGAGGGCACGGTGCCACAGCTTGCCGTTGGCGGCGTGCTTCCTGTAGTGAATCTGGTAGTGCACGGCGTGGGCGCGGCCCCGGATCGTCCAGTGATCGTCCGCGTTCGGGTTCGCCTCGAAGGCGGGGTCGGTGGCCACGTACAGGCGGGGCAACAGGTCGGTGACGTTGCCACGCTCGATGTCGTGATAGTTGTCCCGGTCGGCGGGGGCGACGGCGATGTACAGCCGTCCGTATTTGGTGTCGACGACGGCGGGGATGGTGGGTGTGTTCTGCATGATGCTGCCTTTCAGTCGTGGTCGTGCGGCGGTGGGCGTTGCTCAGGGGGTGGGGCAGCCGGGGCAGAGCACAGCGCGCGGGGGGTCACCCGCGACGAGATCGAAAAGGATCTCGTGCGTCTCACCGCAGCCCTCACAGGCCAGTTTGAACGGCCGGATCTTTTGCACCACGTAGACGGGCGCGTTGGCGGGGATGGTGATGGATGAGTCTTGCGACGTCTTCACGATCCGCAGCGAGTGTTCCCACGAGTGGTATTGAATGCGCTCGATGGTGTGCGTGACGCGGGAGTCTTCACCGAAGCGGATCTTGTCGCCTGCCTTCACGTCGTTGATGGTGCTGATCATCATGTCCATCACGGGTTCCTTGTCATTGGGTTGGTCGTGCGGCGAGGGGAACGCACACCCCACGGGGTGTGCGCTCGGGTCACGCGGCACGCTCAGACGTAGTCGCCGACGTGGAAGGTGTAGCCACGGGCCGTCTCGCCGGTCCTGGTCAGCCGGGCGACGTCGCCGACGGCGGACAGGGAGCGAACAGCCTTCATGTGCGCGGCGACACCGTCCAGCCCCTCACGGTAGGGGTAGGGGATGGTGGCCGTCTCACCGGTGGATGCCGTGGCCTTGATGCGGTCGCACTCGGTGTCGGTAGCGTCCAGCTTGCGGGTGGTGATGGTGATCATGGTGGTGCCTTTCGGTAGTGGCCGTGCGGCGCGTCTTAGATGTCGCCGTTCAGCTTCTCGATGAAGATCTCCATGGCGTTGACGTATGAGCAGTCGTGGGTGCCGTTACCGGCGCTCCAGGCGCCACCCCATGAGCCGTCGCTGGAGCGACCGGTGACCACGGAGTAGGCGCGCAGCACAGGCCGTGAGGCGTCATGCAGGATCATGCGGGCCACGTTCGGCACCTCCCCGTCACGGGAGGGGATGAGCGCGGCGGCGATCACCGTGTACATGCCCAGCCGGTTGGGGAAGGGCATGGGTTCGGCGGGCAGGGTGCGTGTGTCGGTCTCGGATCCGGGGTGGGAGGGGATGCGGGTCATGGTCAGCTCTCCAGTCGGGTGACGCGAATCAGGGAGTGCGGGAAGTAGGCCACGCTGTCACGGCCAGACGGCCACTCGACCCAGTGGTGACGCGGGCCACTGCGGGGAACCTCAGTCTCGACGATCTCGCCGGTGAGTCCAGGCTGCGACCAGTGAGCAACCTTGTCGCCGGTGTACAGGGTGGCGTCGGCGTCGTCGGCCAGCTCATACCGCCCGGCCCGTGTGTCGGAGACGACCACGGTGGACGGGCGGACAGCACGGGCCATATTCATGGCGGTGAAGGTGAAGTCCGTGGGGATGTCGAGCAGTTCACCGTCAGCTTTGATGCGGATCATGGTCAGCTCTCCTCGGGGACGTTGCGCTGAGTGGACAGGGGGTGTTGCTGGCACCACTCGATACGTGCGCGCCGGGAACGGCCGGTGCCCTTCACACGGACGGTCACCCACCCCACCCCAGCGTCGACACGCCTCACCTCAGCGGCGAACAGGGCTGATCGCGGGCCCTTGACCAGCACGTATTCGCCTTGCTGCGGGGTCCAGTCGATCATGGTCAGTTCCCCTTGGTCTTGAGGCGGTGAACGGTGATCAGGTCCACGTCGTCACTTCCACGGCCGAACCAGCGCGCGCCGTCCGGGGTCGTGACGTAGACCGTGCGCATGCGGTACGGGCCATCCTTGCCGTACTGCCTGGCGCCACGAACGATGGATGTGATCTTGCCCAGTTCGCCGCCGGTCCACGTGGCGAACTGCTTGCCGTCGTCGCTCACGTAACCGGTGTGGGAGTCGGCCGTCTTGATGGCGTCACGTTCGGACGCTTCGGCGCACGGGTAGCACATGGTGCGTCCGGTCTTCGGATCGGTGGCCGTGCCGGTGCCGACACGGCCCGGCGTGGGCGTGACGGTGTGCCCACAGTCGGGCATGAAGGGTGTCAGGTCCATGGTCAGCTCTCCTTGTCTATGGTCAGGATCCATCGGCCATCTGCGCCCGCCACTGCCTTCGAAGCTGCGCCTTGACGTGCTGGCGTGTCTGCTCATCGCGCCAGACGTACGGAGTGCCCCACACCCTGAACATGAGCCTGGCCGCGTCCTCGGGCACGGTGAGCGTCGCACTGTCCGCGTCGCGGAAGGTGACCATGAGCGTGTGCCACGCCTGTTGCTCGGCGCGTTCCTGCGCGATGTCGGCGCGGGAGCGGATGAGTGCGGCCACAGCGTCGGCGAACAGCTTGGCGTCGTCGGGTGCGATCTGGAATTGCATGGTGTCCTTATCCGGCCCATAGGCCTAGTTCACGGATGACGTCGGTTGTCGGCGGGAAGGGTGCGTGGACCAGTGCGCCGGGCGCCTGGTAGTCGACGTAGCCATTGCCCCACCCGCCGCCCGCACCCGCCCACTGGATCACCCGCGCCCGCACCCCGTTGGGTGTGGTGATGCGGGTCAGAGTGACCGGGCGGTGTGCACGGCGGCGGTCGCGGATGATCTCTCGTTCGAGGCGGCGGCGCTGGTTCATGGTCAGTTCTCCTCGGGGAGCGGGTGATGCACACAGCGGCACTCACCGGTGAACGTCCAGCGATTGGCGATGAACGCCACTCCGTTGCACGTGCAAGTGAGGATGTAGACGGGCTGGTCCGGGGCGAGTGTGACGGGCTCATCGCGCGACGCGTACGACCACTGCGAATGCGCGCGGAACGTCACGGCGTTCTCGTTCTCGGCGGGTTGTCCGGCGACTTTGCGCGCTGATGCGTGGTAGTCGCCCTTGACCACGTAGGTACGGTTCGGCGCCAGATCACGGGCGGTCTTGAGTTCCCACATGATCAGTTCTCCTTGGTGATCGAGTGGTGACGGGCGTTCACGATCCGTCGCCGTCGCCGCTGCCCTGAGTCTGCGTGGTGCGGGTGGTGCGGGTGTTGCGGCCGATGAACAGACGGCCCACCGTGAAGACCAGGAGCGCAATGGCGTCACGGGGCCCGGCGGCGGCGATGCCGTTCATGTACATGTCAGCGTAAACGGCGCCTGCGATGATGAGTGCGAACGTGGTGACCAGGAGAGAGACGATCTGGTCGCTCAGAAGATCCATGGTCAGCCCCTGGGGGTGTCGTAGGCGATTCCGGTACCCGGGCGGATCTCACGGGCCACGCGCCGGTTGCCGATCACGAACCGGCACGGCTGACAGGTGAGGGGGACGGCCACGGCGGGGTTCACCGCGTCGACGTCGCCCAGCGTCTCGCCGCACTCTGCGGTGAACGGGTCGATATCGGTAGCGGCATGGATCTCGTTGTCCAATCCGATGATCTTGAGCATGGTGTTCCTCTCTACAGTCCGTGGTTCTTCGCGTGCCACTGGGCGGTTTCGATCACGTCATAGTGATCAAAGGTGGTGGTGTCGGCGCATTCCTGCCATAGCTGCGCCACGGCCATACTCAGCATGTCGGCGAACAGCTTCGAGTCCGTCGTGATGACCGGCCAGACAGCGTTCGCGATGGCGAACGTCCCGCTCAACTGGTCCCACACGACGGGCGGGTGGCCAGGCAGGGACGGAAGCATGTGCAGATCGGCGATGGTATCGACCAATTTCGCGGCACCCCCGCCCCCGACCTCTCCCGGCGTATCCGTAACTACGGCCTCCGGACCCGGGTAAGTGCCCTGCTCGATCTCCTCGAACAGTTTCGCCTTCAGCTTGGCCAGATGTGCGAGGGCGAACTGTTCGAGAACGAACTTAGCCAGAGCGGCGGCGAACAGCTCGGCATGCTTGGCGGCCAGAGCGGCGGCCAGAGCGGCATCGGCCTTGCTCTGGCCGCACTCCTGCTCAAGGAAATCGAACCCACTCCTTGGCGAGGGCGGGGAGCGTGTACTGCTCCGGTTCCCCCGGGGTGAAGACCACGGCCCCTTTTGCAACTTTCTGCATGTCGTGCATGTGGCCCTCGAAATCCTGCATGTCCATGATCGGCCTTTCAGGTGGTGGTGGTCCGTCGGATGCAGTGTGTCCAGTGCTTGGGGGAGCAGCGGGGCGGGCGGGGAAGCGGCCAGGGGCGCAGGGGGCGCCCGCAGTAGGGGCAGGTGCCCATGTCAGTTGTCGTCGTCGTCGATGGTGGCGAACTCGTAGGCCAGACGCGCCACCTGCTCATGCGTCTTGGGGGTGCCCGTGTTCAAAATGGCGTTGTCCAGCACGTACACGGGGCCGTTCATCACGGACACCGTCCACGTGCCCGTGTACTCCTTGCCGAGGGTGCCGCCGCCGTCCTTGTCGACGGCGACCAGCCATCCGTGAATGGTGGTGCAGTACTCGGGCATGTCCCCATCGGCGTCGGCGAATGCTTTGCGGTACGGGTTGGTGGTGGTCATGGCGGGTGCCTCTCAGTTGTTGACGGCGGTGGCGAACCATGCGGTCTGCGTGGCATCGGACGCGCCGAGCAGCCACACCGCAGCCTCGCGCTTGGACCCGAAGCCGGAGCGGCCCGGCGTCATCTGCCACAGACCCTTGTCGTAGTCGACGGTGGGGTAAGACTTGGGGTCGAGCGAGACGACGGCACGCCACTGGTTCGGGAACGAGGGGTTCGGCTGGACCAGACCCAGCACGCGGAGGTGTTCACCCTCCCCCGTGGTCACGCCGAAGATGAAATTGCCGGTGAGGGGAACACGCCTGTCGTCGGCGTCGATCATCGACGTTTGACTCAGCTTGGTGTACGTGAACTTGTGCGGCATGGCGGGGTTCCTTGTCTGTCAGAGTCCGCAGGCGATCATGAACGACTGCTTCGCGGCGGGTGGTGTGCGGTTGGTGGCGGCGTAGATGTCGGCGATGGTCTCGGCGACATGTTCCAGTGCGGCCAAAGTGGCAGGCGCCTGCGACCGATCGGCCTGTTCGCGGATGGCGGCGGCGATCTTGATGGCGTCGGCGTTGGTCATGGTGGTGATCCTTCCGTGGTCAGATGGTGCGGCGCATGGGACGCTTGCCGGGGTGGAAGTAACCCCCCGTGCGCGATTCGGTGCATGAGGCGGTGCGGTCCTCGATCCACTTCACGGCGTCGACTTCGGCCGTGATCTCGTTGCCGAGACTGCCACCGCATCCCTTGCCGTCGTAGGTGTAGCCCCCCGGCTCCCGGTACAGCTCGACCCAGTAGCGGCCTCCCTCGGATTCCCAGCGGCCAATGATCGTGCGCGTGGTGGTGTTCATGTCGGGATCCTTGTCTGTCGTCTGCGGACACGGACGTCCACAGCGGGTGAGGCTGCGGGCGCCCGTGAGGGCAGCGTCAGAACGGGTGCGTCGAGTCGGGGTGGCACGACATGCCGTCGTCGTCGTGCTCGGCGCAGTACTGCCCCTCGGAACACAGATGGCAGTTGTGCCGGTCGATCTTCGCCTCCTCCTCCTGAAGTGCGGTCCAGTCGGCGTCCCGCTCTTCGGCCGTCTCATACCGCGTGACTGAGACGAACCCCTGACTATCCGTGGTGAGTGTGACCCCGGCGCCCATCGGGCCGTCAAAGGTGCCCTGGTCGGGGTTGCGGAAAAGAGCATTCCAGCCGATCGAACACTCAGCGTCGCCGCATTCGTCGGACTGACCGGAGTCCAGTGTCCAGCCGTGCACGACTTCGGCCGCCGCGCCGGTGAACTTCGCCGACCAGCCGGGGCAGCGTCGGTACGAGCCGTCTCCGACGTCGGCGGGGCAGGGGGCGCCGATCATGGAGGGGCATTCGATACCGCACGCCTCCCACATCGGCCAAGTCAGGGCGGTGATGTCAGGGGGCTCGATGTTGTAGCTGATCATGATTGCCTTTCAGGTCAGACAGCGCGCGGCGGACGGAACCAGAACGTCTTGACGATCCGGCGTACACCCCTGGTGCTGCGGCTGGTCGTGCTGGCCGGGGTGGTGTACAGGCGCAGGACGTACCCGTCCACCTCCAAGTCACGGTCATCCCACTCGATCCGCATCGTGCGGAATCTGCGCCCCTGGGACGACCAGGGGCGGCGGGGGCGCACGGTGATCTGGTCGGCGGTCACCGACTCCACCACGGCGCCCTCACGAGAGTCGCTGAGGTAGTCGTGGTCGGTGATGTCAACTGTCCATCCGGGCTGGATCTGTGCGGCCAGGGCGCGCAGTGCGTTGATGTCGGTCATGGTCACTCGCTTTCTTGCAGGGTGTGTGCGGTGTCGGTGTCGAGTACGACGGTCGCGCCGTGCACCTTGACGTACGGGGTGCCTGAGTTGCTGTAGACCATGACGTAGACCCGTCGCCACACGCCGAGGTAGCGGAGCATGTGTTGGGTGGGTATGGCGCCCCCGTATCCGGTCACGGTCTGTCCGCTCACGGGTACGGCCGTGGTGCGGATGCCGCTCACGGCTGAGGGATCGGTGTAGGGGATTTCGTGTAGCTGCATGTCAGGTGCTCCTAGTAGTAGTTCGGCGTGGTGCGGTCGCTGTACAGCCGCGAGAACGAGGCGGCTTCCGCGTCGGTTGCCGGGCGCCATCCGTCGAGGATGGCGTCCAGGGAGCGCCAGATGGACGTGGGCTGGAACTCTGTGTAGCCATCGGTGGACGTCCAGCGCAGCCCGTCACTGTCTGCGCCCGCGCAGCGTGCGACAACGCCGCCGCTCTTGTTGGTCGCGATGATGTCTCCGGGCTTGGGGCGGAAGGGCATGTCAGATTCCTCCGGGACTGGTTGGTAAAGGGTTGGTAAAGCGGCCAAGGGGCAGGGGGCCAGTCTTGCAGCGGCCAGGCATGCGCGTCAGGCGGTCCGTCAGGGCCAGTGTTCCGACCCCCCACCCTGAGTGTTCCGACCCCGTTCCGACCCCCTCGGAACGGTATCTGTGCAGGTCAGGGGGCCTGTGTTCCGGGTGTTCCGGGTGTTCCGAGTGAAACGAACAACTATTACGTGAGGAGGGGGTGTCTTTACCTACGCATGACGCTTTACCAACGCATTACACATGCGCGCACGTATATAGAAGGTTCCGAAAACCCCGGAACACCCAGGTACCCCGGAACACGCATGGTCTGACCTGCACAAACGCCGTTCCGACCCCCCGGAACACCCCCCGGAACACCCCGGAACACCCCCCAGAACAAGGGGTGCGGCGTCAACCCGGGTTGTCGTACGGTGCCCACCGGACAACGGCGAGGGGCAGGGGTATGACGGATACGGGCACGGTGACCCGGGATGACATCAAGAAACTGTGCTGGCACCTGTCCGGCTGGACAGTCGAGCAACGGGACGTCGACGCTCTGCTGAACGCCATCGACGGTTACAGCGGGGGGTGCGGTGCGTCATGCGCTTCGCGCCCTGGCCTGCCCGGGGGTACGGGGGAGGCTGTACCCGCCCTCACGGCGCCCGCAGAGACCACGGCGGGGGAAGTGGACCCCCAGCACGCGTACGCGCCCGAGACGGCCGCACAACCGTTTAGGTTCGATGGAACGATCACCGTGCGGCTGGTCTGCGACGCGCATGAGCCGCTGTCCACACAAACGGCGACGGAACCCGATGCCGGACCGGTCACAGAACACGAACCCGTGGCGCACGCCGCGCCCGTAGTCCCGGACACCACACGCGTATGCCACAAGAGGCACTGTGAGGTGGGCACCGCACCGCAGCCGATCACGGAGTTCGCGCGGAACGCCAAGGGTGGCGAGGAACGCAAGTACGTGTGCCGCACGTGCGAGAACAAACGCAAGCGTGAGTGGCGCACACAACGGCGCAAGCGGGCAGCCTGACATGGCGATCATCCGGCGTTACGGCCTGTACCCGGCATTTTTCGTGCCCGATGAGGGGGAACGCGTACTGGCCTCCCGCTCACCGGCCGGACCGTTCTGCGAGGCGTACGTGACCCTCGTACGGCGCGCGTCACGCGACACGGTCCGCATCGATTTCGTGTGGCAGGAAACGGATCCCGTCTCCCCCTACGGCACGGGAGTGCACGAGGGGGAGAAAGGACACGTGTACGTGAGCACGGGGGACACCGTGCCGCTCATCAGGCGCATCCCTTACGGATACCGCAGACGGCAGAACACGGACCCCCCGCCCGACGCACGGGCAAAGGATCCGTGACACACGTCAGCGCTTCAGCGCCGGATCCAGCGCCGTACCCGCGATCCGGCACGGACGTGACGTGACCCGAAGGCGCAGACCACGCGGACCGACCGACACACGGTCGAGCCGGATCGTCCGCACCGCAATGCCCTCACGTCCCGACTGGTCGAGAACGGTCACTATGACGTAGGGCATGCCGTCCAGGCTCCATCCCATTTCGATGGGTTCGACCATGCGCCGTACGGGCTTGGACGTGAGCATGGGCCGCTTGCCGAACAGCGCCATGGCGAACCGCTCGCCGGTGAAACGGCGCGGGTTGCCCCGCTTGTCTTTGGCCTCTTTGAAGAACCAGACCTCAACGGTGCGGCGCGTCTCGATGGCCGTTTCCATGATCTCGAACGCTTCGAGCGTCTCGATCTGGTTCGGCAACCGGTGAACGGGCCGCTCCTGTGGCGTGAGTGCGCGCATGGTTCACCTCTCCTTACGCAAGTTGAGGTACACGCGCCACGGTCCGAGACCTGATGCGCGGGCCCATGCGACGGCTTCGGCCCTGGTGGCGAAGCGCATGCGTCCGCACGGCCAATGTGTGGCAATGGCGAACATATGCCGCCTTTCTTGTCGGTGAACGTGTGATCCGGCGTGATGTGAGGTGACGTCACGGTGCATGACATATGACGTCACCTCATCGCCGCCCGAACGAACGTTCGGTTGTACGTGCCGAAAGTGATCAAACCTCAACTTAGGTCGAGGTTCAGACCGCCCGGTTACAGGTGGCCGGACGGGGTGAACAGTGCGATGAGTCCGGCGGTGATGCCGTCGAATGCGGCCAGGATGCGGTTCATGTGATCCGCCTTTCTTGTCGAGTACATGTCACATGTGGTGGTGTTGCAGTCCCAGTACAGCCCAGACAGGGCGCAGTAGTGCGCTAGTGCCGCAAGCCCAACTCACACGTCGCGCACGGCTCCCTGCTACCCCCCAGGATCCGGACCGGGCGCAGCACCGCCCCCGGCATGATCGGCGCAGCGGCCCATTTCGGGCAGTCACCCTCCCACTCAGTCCCGTCCGGCCACACGATGAGCCATCCCTTACGGAGTTTCACAGTTGCCTCTCCCTCACTCTGTGCGGACAAGAGGCCGTCACGTTCCCTGGGGAACGTGACGCCTCTTCAGCCGGACAGCGTCAGATTTCGATGCCGTATTCCACCTGCCCCCGTCCGTTACGACGGCAGACGGCTGATTCGTGGCATGTCTGTCCGGCGTAGCGGAACTCCCCCAGGGTGAACCACACGCCCCCTTGACGTGAGAGCAGCACCACGGCATGGGCGTGCTCCCGCAGCGGGGCAGGCACATCGAACATGTGAACCCGCTTGACGTACCTGTCCGCTACCACAAGGGGCATGGTGTCGGGGTGGGCCATGCCTTCAAAGGTGCGGCCGCTACGTACGATCATGATCGTCTCCTCATCTCCGGTTGGCTTCCCGCAACGCACGGGGACCACACGCCCCTCTTTGGGGGTTGTGGTCCCCGTGCGCTCCGAGTGCTCACCGGCACTATCCGCGCACTGCTGTCAGCTCTTCGCGAAGCTGCGCATTCTCCTCATGGAGCCGCGCATTCTCGATGGCAAGTTCGCGTGCCTTACGGCGCCGTGTTGCGTTCCGGCGTTGTGTCCGTGTCAACGGTGTCCGGTTGTCCGGCGTCACCGGACACTCGACCGCCATAGGGTCCGGGCGCACCGTTCCTTCGGCGGTGTCGAACATCGTTCCGGCACTGGCCTTGAAACCTGTCCGTGTGTCCACGGCAGCATCGTCCGAGGGACGTTCCGGCAGGGGGTCTCCCGCCTGCCGTACCGTCACCGGACCGGCCATCGGTTCCAGCGGGTGACCCTGCACCAGGGCGGAACCATCACTGCGCCCGTGACCCCTGCCCCCTACAGCGGCACCGGCCTTACCCGCGACCAGCCGTGACCCCTGCCCCCCTACGGTGTCCAGCGGCTTCACGGTGTCGTCCGGGGGGACCACGGTGAGCGCACGTGTCACGTTGTCGTAGGTGACTGTCTGCGCGTCCATCAACGCTTCCAGGCGGCGTGTCAGCGTGGACACGTGCTCACTCTGCGCCTTACGTCCCGCGTCCGAACGCGGCTTACGTGTGCGCCGGTATTCCAGTGCGGCACGGATGTTGTCTTCCGTCGCTTCGGCTTCTTCGAGGCGTGTCCGTCCCTTGGGGCCCATCACGGGAACCTCGACGGTGCCCCGCCCGAACGCCCCGTCAATCTCCGTAAGCCGTAGCTTGTGGGACGTCTCTGGGGCACCGACACGTGTACCGGTGTCCGTCACGTCCATACGTGGCTCACTGAGAGCCTTCGACGCCGGTACGGGCTCCGAGTGCACGGTGTGCGATCTGATGGCGCCCTTGACGTCAGACAGCGGCACGTGAGCACCGCACAACGGGCACGTACCCGAACGCCGCACCTTCGGCGCCGGAGCATCGTCCGAGGATGCCGCACCCTTGACGCTCTTCTTACGCCCCACCTTCACGTCACCCATCGGGCCAATGGACATGACCTGTTCGGAACCGGGGACCGGCATGACCAGGCAGTCACCGACCGCCGTCACCGGTTCACCCGTGGTGGGGTTCACGCACTTGCCCGTCATGCGCTCACCAGCGAACACGTACCGCTTACCGTCCGCCTTGACGATCTTCCCGTCGTCCATCAGCCGGTTACGCGCCCCGTGCTGCTTCGACACGAACACGCGGACCAGTGCCGCATACTTCGCATCGGACAGTTTTCTGCTCATGGTCGGATTCCTTCCCTCTCACCCAAAAGCCGGTTTACACACAGTGATTGCCGGTTTACTCTCAGTAGTTGCTTCGGAGGGAAACGGGCGCGAAGGTGACCAGACCACACGAGGCGGTCACCTCTCGCACGCCCGTAACCCTTGGGTTGAAACGGCCCGTTCGGTCATCCGGCCAAGGATTCCGACACAGACCCTTGCCCCCCGGCGCGCATGCTAGACGCACCACAGGGACGAAATGTTGGCGTAGAAAAGCCACTGGCGAACTCTCACTCGCGGGACCGCCGCTCACCCCATTACGGGCACTCCCCCATCAGGGGGGCTGAGAGACATCGACACAAGGGGAACACCCCGGGTCACGCAACCGGCAGGCACTCGCACACACCACGGATGGCGTGCGGGCATGCACCGCATAGGCGCGTCAAGCATCGAAGGCCCAACCACTCGCCCCCACAGGGGGATGGTCGCCGGATCGGCGGGCCTCACACCCCTAGGGGCATGGCTCAGGCACTTCACGTACCCCGACCACAAGGGCCGACCGCATCTCGGTATGGCAAAAGCACACTGTGAAGGGGTCACGTCCGTCTCACGACGATGCTCACCCATTGACTGAGGAACAAGCACTACACGGGAAGGTTCGCACTCGCAGACTTCACGAGGTGAACACGCCAAACAACAGCGCTCACGCGGTCACGTGACTCTGGCCCATGGAAAAGACCGACGCGGGATGGTTGGCGCACAACACGCGCACCGACCACGAGCCCACGAAAAACGATCTTGAGGTTCCAAGATCACCAAGGATGATCGCGAACGATCACCCATGGCGACCCTGGGAGGACCGGAAAACCGGCCCACCCCAGGAACGACGCGCCTAGACCTCCCCGCGCAACACACGCCCCCAAATGCACGCGACCGCATACCCAGCCCCACCACGCCGCAGCCCGTTCCGCCGCCACTCCTCAACACGCGAACGCGGCTCCCACGTCACCCAACCGCCCCCGTGGTCCTCCATCCGAACCTCAGACGTCTCGTACTCGACCGGCACGACAGGCGCCGGAGCATCCCCCACCTTCGCCAGAGACACACCCACGGGCACGACAGGAGCGGCGACGGGAAGCGGCTGGACGTCCGTGTACACCCAGACGTTCCGCGCACACGGCTCACACAGAACCTCAACTGCGCCCGGTCCCGACTCCTCCGACGCGGGGTAGTAACGCGCCGTGTGCGTGGCCGGACAGACGTCGCCGAACCCCGCGCACTGCGAGCAGTGGGGCGCCTCGACGGACACGGCCACGGGGAGCGCGACACGGGCCAGGCCAGGCGTGGGCGCCCCCTGCGCGGGCGCGACGACACGGTGGGGCTCGGAGTTCAGGGCAGCACGGATCATCGACTCGGCGCTCATGATCATCCTCTCCGGGCGCGAGTGGGCACGCGCGCGTGTCGCGCGTGCCCTCCTCGCCCCCTCTCTCTCTCGTGGTGTGCCCCCAGTCTAACGCCCCATGGCCCATTTGGGTCGAGGAGAGGTAACGGAGAGGTCACGGAGTGATAACGGTGGAGTGCTCACGCAGCGTGAACCGGCGGTCACAGAGCGTGAACCGGCGCTCACGTGAGCGGAGCCGACATCGGGGGCAGGTCCGACATGGGGGAGATGTCCGATTTGCTCGATTTGCGCAGGGGCCGGACGCGCAGTGCCTCAGAAAATATATACCGCCGACAGCCCTATAACGATTTCCGACATATAGGGCATATCGACCGCCGTCGTGCCCATGGGACACTACCTCCATGGCAACCGCAGATGTCGAATCCACATTCCTCGCCCACCAGGAGCGAGCCCACCAGTCCATCAGGGACCGGACGTTCCCCGTCGTGCTGCCGGTGGAGCTGCGTGACTGGCTGGCCGCGCGACTGGACAGGGAAGAGGAGCAGGTCACACTGCGCGGTGAAGGACTGCCCGTCACGCTTGAGGCCCTGGTCGCCAGCACGGTGGAGATGCTGCTGTGGCGGTACAAGGAATGTTGCGACGACGAGGACTCGGCGCTGTGAACTGCCCCGAGTGCGACACCCCGCTGCTGTGGGGCGGCACGACCTGGGTCCCCCACACCGGCACCCGCCACGCTGCGCTGCGCAGGATCCTCCTGAAGGCCGCTGTGCGGCAGTTGCGGGTGGAGTACGTCTACCGCGCCAAGGGGTGGCTGCTGGCGCGGGACCGTGCGTCGGTGCTCATCGTGTGGCGGGTACGGGGCGGCCCGCGTGGGACGCACTACTACCGCTCCGAGTGCCCCGGCGATCTGTGGGACGACGATGCCATGGGCCGGGAGCGCCTGCTGGCCGCGCTGGGGCTCAGCATGCGGGACGGCTGTGAGGCGCTGGAGGGTTTCCGCCCTCATCACATGCAGGTGACGTACCGCGTCTTCGACGAGCGGTGACCGCGCCGCCCAGCTCCGCCATCAGCGACGCCCCGACCAGCTCCGTGTACACCGGGGGCACCGCCTGGCGTATCCCGTCCTGGTTCGCCCACGGCATCTGCATGACCTCCCGGGCCACTGCCAGCCCGGAGAAGTTCCCCACGAAGCTGTGGTGCTCCCCTGCGCCCGCTGCGCGGCCCATCCTGGCCGTGGGCGCGGTGTGCCGGGGATGTGTGGGCACACCGGCTTTCAGGGGCCAGTTGGTTTCGAACAGCCGGTGCCGGTAGGTCTTCAGGCCGAACATGGCGCCGCACAGCACCACCGCATCCTCAAGCGGGGCGCCGGGCACGTTCTCGATGACGTACGGCCGCCCTGTGGCCCGCAGAGCGTCCCGTACGGGGCCGATGAGGTCCGGGTGCCGGTAGGCGACGGGAGCCCCGTGACGGGCGTTCGTGTAGGCGCGGCAGGGCGGTGAGGCGTGGATGGCGTCGTACTCCTGGCCGTGCTCTGCGAGGTGGGTGAGTGCGTCGCCGTGGACGAACTCCATCGCGGGCGGGTGCATCGGCATGGGCCGGATGTCGACGCCGGTGACGTCGAAGCCTGCCAGGTGGTACCCCCATCCCGCGCCTCCCTGGCCGCAGAACAGGTCCAGCAGTCGTGGCCGTCCCATGAAAACACCCCCTGGCCTTTGAATTCAGGCTAGGGGGTGCAAAACACCTTGTAATCCCAGACGTGGCTCGGCGGGCTGGTTTCACATCAACGGCCGGGTACTCCTGGGTGTGCCTGCGTGTACGCGCATTCCTGGAACACCAGCCGGTCCCCGCACCGGCGCACGAGGGCCGTCAGGCGCGAGTACGTCGTCATGGAGCAGTCGATGAGCTGCGCGCGCACCGTCGGGTGGCAGTCGTCGCAGGCGCGCACCACGACATCCAGGCAGCCGTGTGCCCGGCCGTCCTTGGCGCTGTAGCCCTCGACGGACACGGTCGCAGGGTTCGGGCAGTCGCCCACATGGTCGTCGAAGACGGTTGCCATGGTGCCTCCTTCGATTCTAAGACGTGGGTCGGAGACCCTCTTCAGATTCCCAGGGCAGCGCCAGTCCGTCGCCCTGGGCGCGTGGTACGAGATGCAGGTGGAGATGGAAGACGGATTGTGTGGCGTGGCGGCCCTTGCTGGTGATCAGGTTGTAGGAGCCCATGCCGTTGAGGAGTTCGGCGGCGCGGAACATGGTCATCGCGGAGACGTCCGGGTCGGTGACGAAGTCGCGGACATGCTCGCGGGGGATGACGAGGATGTGTCCTTCGACGACGGGGTTGAGGGGCGCAATCGCGAGGGCGTCGTCCCACTCTTCGACGATCATGGCGGGTGCGCGTCCAGCGGCGATCTCGCAGAACGGGCAGGGATCACCCATGGTCCGCCCCGCCCTGGTGACGGGGTGACACGCAGATCTGGCCGGTGAATTTCTGGTTGAGGCGGCAGCGCTCCCGTAGCCGCTCCCGCCACACGCCGAGTTCCTTCGCGGTGTCGTCGGTGCCCCCCTGGGCCCGCATGTGGTCGACGAGCGCCTCGGTGACGGCCCTCGCGGTCTCGCAGGCCGTGGACAGGTAGGACTTCAGGTAGGGGCGGATCAGGGTGAGGATGTGATCGGGGAGCTGCTCCCGTGTGTCGCCCGGCGGGGGCGGTGTCCATTCCTGGTCGAGCGCCCGGCGCAGGGCTGCGATCTCCGCGTCCCGTGCTACCACCATCTGCCGGTACTCGTCGCACTTCTGGTCGCTGTACTTCTTGGCCGCGCGCAGTTGCTCCACCTCGTGGTCCCGCACTGCGAGGACAACGTCGGCGCTGGCCTGCCAGATGTCCCAGAATTCGTGTTCCTTGTCTGGGACGTCGACTCCGATTTTGTCGCAGTCGTGGATGGCGAGTGCTTCGGTGAGCTGCTCGCGGAGTGCGGTACGGCGGGATGGCGTGTCGGCGTTGTCGGGTTGGTATGCACATTCGGCGCCGCAGCCGTGGCACCACGGCTTGTGGTCCCGCTTGCGGCAGCCGCAGGTGCAGGGCGCCGCTTGGGCCGCTGCCGGGCCGGACGTGGGTGTGTCGAGACGTCGCTCCTCACACACGTCTTCTTCCTCGATCGTCTGGTGCGGGAGTTCGCAGATCCCACTGGGCTTCTGATGCAGCTCGGCGGCCCGCGCGTGGATCGCATCCCATGGCGCACCGGTTCCCAAGCCCAGCGCCTCGGACAGGGCGAGGCGATGCTCCTCAGCCTGCGGGTGGGGCGTCTGCTGTGCCTCGAACCACTCGGCTGCGCGTTCGCTGTCCTTGGCAGCCTGGACGGCGCGTGCGGTGGCCGCCCGCTCCATCTCCGGATCGATGGGCCGGGCGGTGAAGTAGTTCAAGGGGAACGGCAGTGACGGCCGGTACGCCGGGCATGCGCACTCCATGCAGACTCGGGGCAATGGCGCGCAGTGCTCGGGGTCGATGTGGCTGCACGTGCAACGCGTGTATTCCGGCCACCACTTGGGCGGCGGGAGTTCCATGTTGTCGGTCATGTCAGGCCTCCCCGTCGGGCTGCGCCGGGGCAGCGGGCGCGGTGCGGCAGGTGATGGGCGCCTCGCTGCTGATCCGATCGGTGAGCGGCAGTTCGAACGGCGTCCGGCCGCAGCAGGGGGTGAGGCCGGAGCCGTCCGGCGGGCAGCCGTGGATGACCTCGCGCGCCTCGGGCTGTGTCTCGTCGGCCATGCGGCGCGCGATGTCTCGCAAGGCATCGGCGGCATCGGCGCGAGCGTCGCAGGAAGCACACGGCTTGCCCTGCCCGCAGCCCTCGTTCATCGCCTCCACGGTGTCCGCAGTCTCGCGCAGCACGGCGGCCTGGTCGATGCTCGCGGGCAGCATGGCCAACACCGCGTCCAGCAGCGGCGCTGACGGGTTCCACGCCTCCGGGCTGTCGACGAGCAGCGTCTTGGCCATCCCGAGCGCGGCGTAGCCCTTGGCACACAGGTCGTGCTTCGGGTCCAAGGGCTCGCAGCAAATCCACTCGGCAACGATGTGGTGCTCGGCGACCGCCCACAGCTTCGTGGACAGCACGGCCCGGTCTGTGGTCGCGAGCAGCCTCGACAGCGCCGCGTCGGCCATGTGCTCGACCGCTTCGGCTTCGGTCATGCCGCCGAGTCCGTTGCGGCGGGCGTCGTGCAGCGCTTCGATGATCTGCTGACGCAATGCGGCCCGGTCTGTGGCAGGCGCAGGCCCGGCAGGCACGGCGGCGGCAGGCACGTAGGTCTCCGCGAAGATGTCGGCGCGTACTGGATAGAATTCGCCCTTCACGCCGCGCACCACCCAGTCGCCGGGCCGCGCGACCATGTCGCCCTCCAGCGTGGGGATGACGAGCATGGCCTTGGGCTCACGGAAGGTGCTGCCGAGCCAGCCTCCGCACCATGCGGCGATCTCACGGGCGGGTTGCCCGTCGTCGCTGCCGAGGAGTTGGCGGGCTTCGATCTCGACGGGGCGTTTACGGAAGCGGGCGGGTGTCTCGGTCATGGTGCACCGGCCTTGATCTCGTCCATGCTGATCTCTTCCAGTTTGAGTCCCATGGCTACGGCCTGGGGGCAGTTGGCGACGTCGAGCTTGGTGAAGATGCGGGTGATGACGCTCTCGACGACGCGGCGGCTCATGCGCAGTTCCCCGGCAGCCTGTTCGCTGGTGTAGCCGTTGGCTTTGAGCAGCAGGACTTCCCGTTCCTGCTCGGAGAGTTTCCCGCTCATGTCGTCTCCCCTGGGATGGTCGGCAGGTCGAGTGCGCGTACGGTGTCGCACGGGTGTTCGATGAGGAGGCCGATGGGGCGCTGGTGCATTTCGTCCCACTGGGAGCAGTGGGTACAGATGGTGAAGGATCCCCACGGTGTGGGCCGGTGCAGGTCGTACACGCGTTTCAGCGCCAGTACGGCGTGTGCGACGGCGGCCTCGTTGGCTTTCTTCGCGGCGGCCTTGAGGCGGAGGTAGGCCGGGCTCTCGGGCTGGCTCATGCGGTGGTGTCTTTCCGTGGTTCGGCCCAGATGGCGGTGACGAAGAGCCGTGCACCGCACAGGGCGAGGATGCGTTCGGCCCAGTCGAGCGTGAGTGTTGCGCGACCGCTGAGCATCTGGCTCATGTGCTTGGTCGACAGGCCGACCCTGCGGGCGGCTTCGGCCTGGCTGAGGAACGCGCGGGCCAGGGCACTGCGGACGATCATGCGGAGTTGCTCTTCGGCGGATGGACGGCTCATGCGGCGGTGTCCTCGTGTTCATCGGGTATCTCGATGTCGCTTACGCGTAGTTCGCCGGTGATGAGGGCGATGCATGCGCCCTGGACGCCGTTGGACGCACCGAGATTGCGGTAGGCACGTGTCAGGATGCCGGAGACAGTGTCCGCGCGCAGATGAAGCCGGGTGGCGATCTGGGCGTTGGTGTACCCGTTGGCTCTGAGGGTGAGGATTTCCCATTGCCGGGGGGTGAGCCGGGGTGTCATTCCTGGTCCTCGGGGATGCGTTCGGCCCACCATGTCCAGGTGAGCGGTACCAGTGAGACGCCGGTGAGCAGGACGCCCCACCACATGTCGATGGCGGCGGCCCAGATGAGGGCTCCCGTGGCGGCGATGGCGCACATCCCGGCGGCGTCGGAGTAGCTGATCCAGTCCAGGAACTTGTAGAGGATCAGCGCGGCGGCGAACAGGGCCAGGATGACGGCGAACAGGACGCCTTCGGTGGGGGTGAGCATCAGTGCTGCTCCTTGAAGATGACGGCGGGGAGCCCCCACCTGAAGTGGGGGCTCCCCGTGCAGGAGGTCACTTGGTGAGGACCATGACCGACGAGCCGATGAACAGGTGCCGGTTCAGCGAGGTCGACTCCACGTAGATCTTGTACGCCGGGTTGAAGTCCGGCTTGATGGTCTTGGTCTCTTCCGGCAGGCCGAGCATCCCGCGCACGCCGTCGCCGACGAACACCTTGTCGGACTTGGCTTCCATCACGGCGAGGCGCTTGTTGCCCTTGATGCGCTCCGTCTTGACGAGCTCGTAGTACGTCTTGCCGACACGGAACGGCGGGTGCACACGGCTGACGAACGGTTCGATCTCGACGTAGGAGACCATCGGCGGGCTGGGTTCCTTCTTCGTGGGCCGCTTGCTGGGCTTCTCCTGAACGAGTCCCTGGATGCGGGTGACCGGCACGATCGCGTAGTCGCCGGTGGGCAGCGGCTTGAGGTGGGCGGCCTTGATCGCGTTCGCGTCCACGTTGCCGCCGACGAACAGGGACTTGGAACCACGTGCGCCGGTGGCGTGGCTGATCATCCACTGGTCGGTGGTCTGGCGCATGATGGAGCCGACTTCTTCGACGCCTCGCTTGGTGGTGGCGTCCCAGCGCTGGATGTTGCCGGAGGGGAAGCCGAAGTTGACTGCCTGCTCGACGCTGCGCAGATCGGGCACGAACGCGGCGACGGTCCAGTTGTCTTCCAGGCCGTTGATCTTGTGGGCGAGTTGCCTGCTGGACCGTTTCGACATGTTCTCGTAGCCGTCGGTGACGGCATAGACGAGGAAGCGGTGCTGGCCGTGGATCTGCGGTGTGAGGGCGAGTTCTTCGATGGCGGTGAGTGTCGCGTCGATGAGGGGGGTGCCGCCTGCGGGTTCGTAGCGGCCCTTGAGTGTGAGGTCGCGCAGGTCGCCCCGGTCGTAGAACTGGCAGCGGACGTTGCCGTCGGGGTGCCCATGGGCCAGGAGGTACCCGGGGGCGTTGAAGGTGTAGACGGTGACGCGGTTCTCGTGGTCGGCGCCTTCGGCCCGCTCTGCGAGGTCGGCGATCTGTGCGTCCACGACCTTGATGACGGTGTCGGTGAGACCGAGCTGGTCGATCGACGCGGACTCGTCGATGACCAGTGCGACGTGGCGGATGAAGCCCTGTTCTCTGTTGCCTGACACGCGAGGTGCCTTCCTTGTCGGTGGTGGTGCAGATGGTGCGCTGATGCTAGTCCTGGTCGGGTTGACGCGGCATTACTTCTCCGTGTTTCTGTGCGGCCCGGATGATCTGGACGGACCACAGCGGTGTGAGGGGGATCCGGCCGTGCAGCATGCGGGTGATGGACCAGCGGGAGACGCCGGTGCGCTTCGCGATCTGGAGACTGGAGGCGCCGCTGACAAGGACGGCGTGCCGGGTGCGGTTCAGCCGGTTTTCCTCCTCGTCGTCCCCCTGGACGGGGCCGGTGACGATGTAGTGGCCGTCCCCGTCGCGGGAGACGATCAGTCGGTCTTCCTTCAGTACCCGCAGTGCGTTGCGTACGACGCTGCGCTTGGCGTTGTACAGGGCTTCCAGCTCGGTGATGGACGGCAGCCGTTCCTGTGAGCTGTACAGGCCCATCTCGATGTGCTCGTGTATGAGGCGTGCGAGCTTGTGGTAGGCGGCGTTCGGGTAGTGCCTTCGTTGCTTTTGTCTGGTGTTCATCAGCTCTCACTCGGGATCGTGAACCAGCCCGGCCCCTGGACGATCTCCAGGCCGAACTGGTCGGCGGCGGCGAAGAGGTCATGGTTCCACCGGTCCCGCTGCCACTTGGGTGCCTGCGGGATCACGCCGGAGTGGCAGACGAGCTCACCGGGTTCGATCTTGGTCCACTCCCGGGCGAGGAAGATCATGTGCCGGTTGTAGGCACCGGCCCTGAAGACGCCGACTTCGCCGTTGTTGAGGCACTGGCCGATGTCCTCCTCCATGGCGGACCAGTCGGTGTCGTCGGGAACGCGTACACCGTAGATGTGGTACATGGTCCGGTGGATGCTCATCAGGAGAACTCCCCGTCGCAGAAGTCGTATCCGTCGCTGTCGAAGTGGTTGCTCTGGAGATGGTCGTACAGGTCGGTCATGCCCCTCTCGACCCATGCGGCACGTTCGTCGGGCCGGTCGTCGAGGTGGCTGCGGTGCCCCTGCTTGATCTCGATCAGCTCCAGCAGTTCCTTCTCACTGACCGTCCGGCCGTACTCGTCCTCGATGTGGGCGCCCTGGTCGAGGTCGGCGATCAGCATCGCCTTCCAGACGGTGTACGCCTTTTCACGTCCCCACTCCGGCGGGGCGTAGAAGCCGAACTTCCAGCCGACCGACGACTTCCCCAGGTGCCGGGTGAAGCGGTCGGGGTGCCCCTTCGTGTAGTAGTTGGTACCCATGTCACGGCTCCTCGGTCTTGTGCGGGGGATTCCATTCGTTGGGGTTGCCGCCCCGGTGGATCCAGTCACGGCGGCGTTCGTCCTCGGGCCGCTCCATGAGGCGGTTGAGGATCTGGTCGTCCTGGGGGCTGGAACTCAGTGCCCACACGAGTGCGAGGAGGGCTCCTTCGACGGCGGCATCCCAGCCGTTCTCGAAGATGTCGTTGTTGAGAAGGTGGTGCATGCGGATGATGTCGTCGTTGCTCCTCATCACGCGTCACCCTGGGCGTGGATCTGCCGCGCCAGGCTCCGGCACGCGTCCTGGATGTAGGCGAGGTCGCGGTACGTTTCGGCCAAGATGCCCACGCTGAGCTCCTGGCGCTTCTGCTCCAGGTGTGGTGCGATCCGGCGCAGCAGTGCTTCGCTGGCGGGCTTCTTGTCCCAGGCGTGGCCGCAGTCGAAGCCGAGCCAGTACACGTGGTCCGGCTCGCCGGGGCCCGGTGTGTGGCAGATGCCCTTGGATTCGTCGCCGGTGTTCTCGCAGAACGTGGCGAGGTTCAGGCCGCCGTGCACACCGTCGGGCAGCTCGATGGCGAACGGGTCGGCCTTGTGCCAGGGGTGCCCTTCGGACACGCCGACGTAGCCGCACCAGGATCCGCTCATTCGGCTGCGGACGGCGAGGCAGGGCAGTGTGGTGGCCTCATCCGTCCACTGGACCTTGTCGGGCTCGTCCTGCCAGGGGCCCTCTCCCCATGTCGACTTGTCGATGGTGGTCCACTGCTTGGTTTCCATGTCAGCTTCCTTCGGGGTTCAGGAGCGGCGGAGCGAGGATCACCCGCACCACCGTGACGATCACCAGGGCGTCGTTGATGGAGTAGGTGATCAGGATCTTCGGGGTAATGCCGATGTCCCGGTAGGTGGCGTTGTCCTGCCGGATGGCGAAGGACTGCTCGTGGTAGGGGTTCTCCTTCAGAACCTCGATGCCCTTGAAGAAGTAGGGACGCTCCTCCTCGGGGATCTTCTTGATCGCTTCCAGGGCGACTTCGGTGTAGGCGATCTCGTAGCTCATGGGGCTCCTTCAGTCCTCTGGGTTGTGGACGTGGTGCTGGGTGCGCATCGACACATCGACGTGCTGGTATCCGAGATCCTTCACCGCGTCTTCGATGGCGTCCTGCACGAAGAGCGGATCTTCCTCCTCATCGTTGAAGTCGACGAGGGTGACGAGGTAGGCGATGGTCATGTCAGTCCTCGTTGTTCTCGCGCTGACCCGGTACGCCGGGGTTGGTGCGGGCTCGCCAGGCACTGCCGAATTTCTTCTTGTCGGACCGACGGGCCACGCTCGTGTAGTGGAAGGCATCGCACCGTGTGCACCGGTAGACGTGCATCGTTCCCCGGAACCTTGAACGTGCGTCACCGCGACGGAACTCGGTGCGGAAGATCTTGCGGGCTTCGTCGGCGGATGCGAACTTCTGCTTCCCCGAAGGGCAACTGCGTGCCCAGCCGGGGATCTCCCCCAGAATGTTGTCCATGTGTCCTCCCTGTCATATGTCGAACAGGCCGTCTTGTTCGCCAGCGTATCCGGGCTCTCCGGGCTGGATGTGGTGTCTGGTCAGGGATCCGGGGCATGACTTGAGGTCTGGGGTGCGGCCCTCGGGCGGATCGTGCCGGGAGAGCCTGAGCGCCACCGGGTAGACGGCGACGTCCCGTGCGCACGCGGGGCAGTCGGTGCGGGGGTAGGACATCAGACTCCTCCGGTTGCGTAGAGCCAGAGCGCACCGAGCACACCCCAGATCACGATGATCTGGACAGCACCGAGAAGCAGACCGACGCGACCCAGTTCACTGCGTGCCATCGGGATGACGTAGGTGCCTGGCCAGAGGATCAGCAACGCCGTCAGGAGCCCGGCGCCCATCCAGACGAAGATGTACAGCATCAGACCACCTTGGTTGCGAGGAGCCAGAGCAGGGTGACTACTCCCCAGATCGTGATGACCAGGAGGGCGCCGATGAGCGGGAGGGCGCGTCCGAGTCCGCTGCGTGTCAGCGAGACGACGTAACGGCCTGACCCGGTGATCAGCAGTGTGGTGAAAAGGGCGGCGATCAGCCAGCCGACGGTTTCCACTCAATCCTTCTTCCTTGTCAGATGGACGTCCGAGCGACAAAATCCCAGGTCAGGGCACGTGACGGAAATCACACGCAGGTCGCGTCGGACATATGAAGACGATTCGGAATGCACCTTTTAATCATCGTGTACGCTGGCCCCATATACTGATTGTCGCGAGCCCACGCCAAAGCCCCGCCCGGATCCCGGACGGGGCTTCGTGCTGTCTGCGTCTCTCCTCGGCAGGAGACCACCACCATGACCACCCAGCCCTTCGGCGAACGCGCCCTCATCACCGACGAAGACTTCCTCCCCGAGGAAACCCCCGACGGCTACCCCAAGTACCACAACTATAAGCGCGACCGGGAAGCCGCCCGCCTCAAAGCCATGGGCTGGTCGCTGGACGAGATCGCCGAACACCTCTCCCTCACCGACCGGCGCACTGGCGAGGCAGACCCCCGCCGCGCCGCAAAGGCCGTCCAGCGCGGACTCTCCCTGGTCCACCAGACCAGCATCGATGAGAAGCGCCTGGAGCAGCTCCAGGCCCTGGAGATGATGAAGCGCCACATCTGGGAATCCATGGACCACGAACACGTCCTGGTCCAGCAAGGACGCGTCGTCCTCAAAGACGGACTGCCCATCGAGGACCGCCGTTTCGCCCTGGAATGCATGGACCGCCTGGTCCGCATCGAGTCCACCATCATGGACCTCGTCGGCACCAAGGCCGCCCAGCGCTTCTCCGTGGAAGCCGACCAGATCGGCTCCGACATCGCCCAGCTCATCTCCCTCATCAACGCCGACGACACCATCCAGGCCACCGTCGAACGCCTCGACACCCCGGCCCTCGACACGGGAGACGACGATGAGTGACGACGACGGCCTGCCCGAAGCGCCACTCACCCGGCTCGATGAGAACGCGGCCAGCCTCCACGAGATGTACATGGCCTACATGGACGCCGGATTCGACGAGGAACGCGCCTTCAGCCTCGCCACCACCATCCTGCTCCACTACCTGGACAGCGACTGATGAGCGATGACGGTGTCTACCGCGAGCGGGCCCACCTGCTCGCCCACCTCGCCGCCGTCTACCCCTCGCACTTTCAGACGGACCCCAACGAGCCCGACTGGCCTGTGCTGTTCATCAGTCTCCCCACCGGACAGGCATGCTGGCACATCGCGCCGGATGACCTCGATCTGTTCCCCCACGTCGACAGCGGCGGAGACACCTGGGACGGACACACCACCGAGACGAAGTACCGGCGCCTGGACCACGCCACACGGATCAAAGCCGACGGAACCTGGGTCAACTGATCACATCAGTCCCTCCGTTACGCTCTCCTGGTCTTCGGGCCGGTTGTATCGGTGCACCTGAGTGCCCTTCACCGACCAGCCGCCATGCTGCGCGATCTGCATGGACGGCTTGCCCACCCGGAACGCCGCCGTCGCCCCGGACGCCCGCGTCGAGTGGGCACGGTAGGTACGCCCCGACGGCGCCGTGATCCCCGCATCCGCGATGGCGGCCTTCACGACCCGCCCCAGCCACTCACCTTCAAGGCGGTAGTCGAGGATCCCGTAATTGAGCGGTGTGGTGTTCCTGCGCACCTGCCGGAACAGCGGCCCGTCCCGAATGCCCCTGGAACTAAGGGTGTTCACCCACTCCCGCAGTGCGCCGACGGCATCCGACATCGGGTGCGCGCCAGGGTCGACGACGACGTTGCGTCCCCGTGCGCGCTGGTCCTCCTTGGACTTGGCGACGTAGAGGACGACCTTGCCCCGGTTGAAGTGAATGTCACCGATGTCGAGTCCCACGAGCTGAGAGCGCCGTGCGAACGCACCGGTGGCCAGCAGCAGCCCGGCCCGGTCACGGATACCAAGAGCAGTGCCACCCGGGATGGTCGCGACCATCGTCCGTAGCTGTTCGATGGTGTAGGTGGCCGCCTCATCAGGACGCCACCCGGACTCGATGAGCATCCGCCGGTAGCCAGCCACGATCCGCCAGGAATCCTCCCGGTCCGGCATGTGACGCTCAGCCACGTTGTAGTAGTTCTTGTGGAAGAACACCACGGCGGAGATGCCCTGCTCGATGACCGTCTGTGAGTTCCCGGCCGTGCAACGGTCGGCCACCCAGTTCGTCAGATGGTCCGTCAGCACCGGCACGGGGTTGATGTCACGCTGCTCGCACCAGGCGAGGAACTTGACCCATTCACGCTTGTACGCCTGGTACGTCTGTTTCGGGACGGATCGGTGAAGCCAGTCTTTGGCCTCGCCGGTCAGGCGGGTCCGACGGGCCGGAAGCTGAGCCGATGGCTCGTCAGATTCTTCGCTGTAAGCGATTCTGACGATCTGGGCGCCCGTCACGAACCCTGCTCAATGAGCCTGGCCGCGATGGCCGCGATCTCCTCGCCGATCATGTCGGCCGCCTCCTGTCCGAACCGCTCGACGTTCCGTGTATCCCCCGACCATCCGGCGGACACTGCGGATTCGAGGATGAATCCGGCGCGGAACTTCGCCTCCCGCTTGATGTCGCGGCGGTTCATCGGCGTCCCTCCTTGCAGGGGCATGGCTTCACGTACGGGGTGCCGTCCGCGTTCTGGGGCCGCTCGGCCTGCATCCACAGCCCGCCCTCGCACACGCGCAGGGTGTGGCACGGGCAGTTCGGGCAGTCGTCCGGCGCGGGCTTCATCCACTTGTGGCCGTCCGGTGCTTCCAGCGACGTGTCCTTGATCCAGCGGGTCATGCCTCACCTTCCCGCAGGTAGTGGCTGAAGGTACCCAGGTCGTGGCCGCCGTGGTCCTTGATCTGCTTCACTCCGGCCAGGATGCGCTGCTGCGTGTCGGGGTCGCGGAGCAGATCCATCTCGCGCTCCGGCACGGACACCACCGGCGTGAGTTTTACCAGCCCGCCAGGATCGGCCTCGACACGGTACCGGCGCCCTGGCCGCGCTCCGGCCTTGCCGAGGGACACACGCCCCCGGTCGTCGGCCTCTACTTCGTAGGAATCCACGTTGTCCACCTGAGGTTGACGCTTGTCGATGTAAGGCAGCTTACACCAACAAGCGTCACCCCCGGTTGACATTGGGTTCATGGGCGCTCCTCAGTCGCGCGGTAGCAACTGCGGTCATGCACTTCGAGACGCTTCTCGAAGACGAGCTGGGTGAGCACCTGCCGAAGGGCGGTCCGGCTGATGCCGAGTTCCTCGACGAGGGCGCGCTCGGAGGGAATGCGTTCGCCTGCCGGGTATTCGCCGCTGGCCAGGCGGTTCCGGATCGTCTCATAGACCTTGGTGGTTTTGGGTCCCATCCGAACAGCATACCACTTCTGGCGTGTACCAAATCTTGAGCGCGCGTGGTGCAAAGCGGCTTGCGGGCTCGAATCCCGCCGCGTGCGCGCTCAGTTCTTCAAGAACCCGTCCAGGTGGGCGTGCGGTCCGAGGATCTCACGCAGGAAGCACTTGCGGTGCCACGGCTCCAGCCGTGGTTCGCCGTCGAACGGATGGAACGGGATGAGGACCCCCTGGTCCCCTCCCTTGATCAGCTCGCTGCATGCATGCGCGAAGCACGGGCGGCCGACCGGCGTCGGTGCCTGCGGGACCGAGGTCTCGTCATCGGGATCGCAGATGGGCGCATCCCATGGCTCACCGAAGAATTCCATCAACTTCCTTATCAGGAGGGGCTGTTGTGCATGACTACTCGCAGATGATGCGGTACTTCGAGTATCTCCATCTGCCTCAGAAGCTACAGCATGTGTCGCGGCACTTCTGTACGCTGGCGGACGTCGTGCTGAACACCGTGCCGGACGGCCCGGAGAAGACGGCCTGCCTGCGGAAGCTGTTGGAGGCGAAGGACTGTGCTGTCCGTGCGGCCCTGGATATCCCGGACACGGCGTCGCCGTGATGGACGTCGAGACCAGCTACCTGGTGAAGGCGCCACGGTCTTCTGAGCTGGCGATGTGGCTGAAGTTCAACGATCTTGATCCCCTGGTGATCCCGCTGCCGTCCGACATGTTCGTGGAGTCGGACGGGGGTGGGGTCTGGTGGATCCGGTACACCGCGTATGTGCGGACGAAGAACGGGTCGGCGGCCTACAACCCGGTGACCAAGCGGTACGCGTATGCGGAGCGGCGTGACCCGTTGGTGTATGACCCGCCGATGTCCTGGCTGGTGGAGCAGACAGCGGCGGCCCCTGAGGGAGATGGCAGGGCCGCCGCTGGACCCGTTGGGACGGGCGTGCTCAACGGGTGTGCAGACAACGTAGCAGACGGTGCGTACAACTGGGGCTGACTACGTGCATGTCGGAGGGGCCGTCTTCCTTGGGTCGGACGGCCCCTCTTTTCGCGCCTTGGTTTCTTAAGCGTGGCTCCGAGCCACGTCTTCGAATCATATCCATACCACCATGAGGAGTAACCATGTCGAAGCTGCCTGACCTGCCGTCGTACGAGTTCACTGTGGAACTGATCGACCCCGAGGACGGGGCGCTGGACGAATTGCGCACGGTCACGGCCGCCTATCTCCAGGAGGACCGGTCGTACACCTGGTTCAAGGACGCCAGCCACACGGCGGTCGCAGCGTACAAGACGGCGTACGTGGTGGCGATCGTGCGGGGTCAGGTTGTCGACGCCGCCGAATGAGCTGGACATCCCGCATCTCAAGGAGCAGGTCGAGCGGCTGATCCGCACCGGTGACACGAAGCGGCTGAAGCTGGTGTATGCGCAGCTCAAGGCCGCTGTCGACCGGAAGCAGGCCGCTGAGCGCACCGACCGGTGGGCGAAGGATCCCAGGTCGTGGGTGCGGGACCGCCTCGGTCAGATGGTGTGGTCGAAACAGGCCGAGATCATGGAGTCGGTGCGGGACAACCGCAAGACGGCGGTGCGCAGTTGTCACTCTTCGGGGAAGAGCCACACGGCGTCGTTGATCGTGTCGTGGTGGCTGGACGCTCATCCCCCGGGGGATGCGTTCGTGGTGACGACGGCGCCGACGTCGGCGCAGGTCCGTGCGATTCTGTGGCGGTATATCCGGCGGATGCACAAGGAGTCTGGTCTCCCTGGCCGGGTGAATCAGACCGAGTGGCTGATCGACGAGGAGTTGGTCGCCTTCGGCCGTAAGCCCGCCGACGCCGACGAGTCCGCTTTCGTCGGTATTCACGCACCTTACGTACTTTGCGTGATTGACGAAGCATGTGGTGTTCCGGAGCAGCTCTGGATCGGTGCGGAAGCGATCACGACTGGCCCGTGGTGCCGCATCCTCGCCATCGGAAACCCGGACAACAGCGACAGCCACTTCTACAAGGTGTCCCAGCCTGGCTCGGGCTGGAACTCACTGCGCATCTCGGCGTTCGACACCCCGAACTTCACGGACGAGACGGTCCCGGAACGCGTCGCGGTCTCCCTCATCTCCACAGAGTGGGCCGAGGAGAAGAAGCTGGAGTGGGGTGAGGGCAACGCCCTCTACAACTCCAAAGTCCTGGGCGAGTTCACGCTGGACTCGGCTGACACGGTGGTGCGCAGCACGGATGTGGCGGCGTGCCGCGTGGATTCGGAAGCGGTGTATTCGCCTGCTGAACTGTCGCCGGTAGAGCTCGGTGTGGACGTCGGCGGCGGTCTGGACGAGACAGTCATCCGGGAGCGCCGTGGTGTGTTGGCGGGGCGTGAGTGGCGGATCCGCTCGGACCGGCCGGAGAAGATCGCACCGCTGGTGCTCAAGGCGATACGTGAGTCCGGCGCCACGGTGGTGAAGATCGACTCGATCGGTGTCGGCTTCGGCGCGATCGGTGAGCTGCGCAACGCGGCCAAGCGCGGTGAACACCACGCGGCGGTCATCGGTGTGAACGTCAGCGAGAACCCGCGCGACAAGAAGAAGTTCGCGAACCTGCGGGCCGAGATGTGGTGGACGATCGGCCGCGAGCTGTCCGCTCAGGGCGGCTGGGATCTGTCGAGGATGGAGAACGCGGACATCACGGCCGCTGAACTGCTCCAGCCACGTTGGGACTTGGACACCAAGGGCCGGATCCTGATCGAGCCGAAGGACAAGATCCGTGACCGGACGGGAAAAAGTCCGGACCACGCGGATGCACTGCTCCTAGCGTTTTTTCACGGGGCCAAGCCCCGGATCCGGGTGCTGGGATGACATGGGGAGAAGTAGTGACTGACGAGGTTTTTCTGACGCCGTGCCGTCCGCATGTCACCCGGCAGATGGTGGAGTGCATCGGCGCCGAGGGTTCTGACGGGCATGCCGTACACCGCAAGCTGACGGAGCTGGTGCACTACCTGTGCAACTGCGGGTTCTCCAGCGGGTGGGTTCCGGCAGGCACGATGCCGCAGCCGTCGGACTTCATGGAGGAGCACGCGCCCTCGCAGGAGATCCGGGATATAGCGCGGCGGACACGGGAGTGGGCGGAGCGGCATCATGCGTGACAACACCACCAACAAGACCCTCGTGCCCCGGATGTCGTCCGGGGCTTTGTCGTCGGTGGGGTCAGGGCTGCTCGCCCTGGGCGCCGTCGCGCTGATCGCCTTCGGGATCAGCCTCATCTACATCCCGGCCGGTGTCATCGCCGCCGGGCTCGGGCTGGTCGCCTTGCAGTGGCTGTTCTTCGGGTGACGTCTGCGTGGTGGGGCGTGACGTGCGGAAGGCTGACCGGGACTCCCGGTTGACCTGGGCACCGACGCTGCGCGGGTCGGCCCGGATGTCGCCGAGGAGAGTCTTGGTCCCCCGGATGGTGACAGCGGCGGCGCCAAGGGCCTGGAGGTACCTGGCGACCACTTGGTATTGCAGGTTCGGGAAATCCCGCTCGATCTGGCTGACGCGTGGCCGGTTCACGCCCATCCGCTTGGCGACGTCCGACTGATGCAGTCCGGCCAGTCGGCGCAGATCGGCCAGGGTCTTGGCCTGCGGTTCGCAGGCTGTGGTCTCGGGCATCTGCTGGTGCTGCTCCTTCGTGGCCATGGTTTCAGTATCCCCCACCGGGTGTGCCTTCGTTTCGAAGACGTCGCCTCGTGGGCTTCTTTCAAATTGAAGACGGAGGGCTCATGGCACGTACGTTTCTGGGCGCCGTCCTCAAGAATGCCACTCCCGTCCCCTACGTATCACGCGCTGTGGCCCGCTACAGCCGCATCCCGGCGACCACCTCCACGACGGGGATGGAAGCGCAGATGCGCACCGTCGGGCAGGTCGGCACACTCTTCGCGATCACCGACCGGATCATCTCCTCCTACTCCCAGGTGGAGTGGAAGCTGTTCCGGGTCCCCAAGGACGGCCGCCGCCGCTACGACCACGGCACCTCCTCCACACAGGACGACCGCATCGAGGTCACCCGGCACCCGGCACTTGACCTGTGGAACAAGCCCAACCCGTTCTTCTGCGGCTCAGCCTTCCGCGAGTCGGCGCAGCAGCACGAGGAGCTCACCGGCGAGCAGTACTGGGTCCTGGTCAAGCGGGGCGGCCTGCCACTGGAAGCGTGGTTCGTACGCCCCGACCGGATGCGCCCGGTACCCCACCCCGAGAAGTACCTCGCCGGATACATCTACACCTCCCCCGACGGGGAAGAGATCCCGCTCAGAGTCGACGAGGTCATCTTCCTCCGCCGCCCCCACCCCCTGGACCCCTACCGGGGCCTCGGCGCAGTGCAGTCGATCATGGGTGAACTCGACGCGACGTACCTCTCCACCGAGTGGAACCGCAACTTCTTCCTCAACTCCGCCACACCCGGCGGAATCATCGAGGCCGAGCAGAACATCTCGGATGAGGACTTCGACCAGTTCCAGGCACGCTGGGCGGAAACCCACCGAGGCGTCGCCAACGCACACCGCGTCGCCATCCTCGAAGCCGGAATGAAGTGGGTCGACCGCCGCTACACCATGGACGAGATGCAGTTCGTGGAGATGAAGCAGGCATCCCGCGAAGTCATCCGTGAAGCGTTCGGCTTCCCCAAGGCGATGCTCGGCGCCACCGACGACGTCAACAAGGCCAACGCCTACGCAGGCGAGGTCATGTTCGCCCGGTGGATCACCCGGCCCCGCCTCATGCGCGTCAAGGAAGTCCTCAACACCGTCCTGCTCCCCATGTACGGAGCATCAGCCGCCGGACTCGAATTCGACTTCGTCAACCCCGTCCCCGAGGACGACGAGATCGCCGCCCAGGTGCTCCTCAACAGGGCACAGGCAGTCAAGTTCCTCGCCGACACCGGCCTGTGGGAGCCCGCCAGCATGCTCTCCGCCTGCGGCATGCCCGCCATGACCGAGCTGCCCGAGCCCCGCCAGATGGCAGCCATCACCGCACCGCCCAGACAGCAGGACGCCGACGAGCCAGCGCCACGCAAGGAAGACGACGAGCCGGTGAAGAAGGTACCCGCGCCCGCCGAGAGCCCGGACGACTGGCTGCAAAGGATGCTCCTGTGATCACACACGGGCCTGGCCCCAGAAAGCTGAGCATCAGCAGCGACGGCATCGGCGGCACCGTCCACCTCGCCGACCAGGACATCAGCAGTGCACTGACGGGCGTCAGCCTGAAGCTCGGCGTGGGCGATATACCCACAGCCACCCTGGACGTCCTGCTCCTTGACCTGACCTCCGAGGTCGAGGCCGTGATCGAAATCCCCCCGGCCACACACGACCTGCTGGTCCAGCTCGGTTGGACACCACCCCTCGAAGTGAAGGAGGACAAGCGCTGATGTCCTGGATTGAGCTGGTGGCGCAGCGCCACCCTCCGAAGGCTCCGCAGGGCATGAGCCCGCCGGAGAACGCCAAGGACTGGTTCCGTATGGAGGGTTCCGCCGAGGACCCGGACGCCACCGACGTCCTCATCTACTCCAGCATCGGCGGCTGGTTCGGCATGTGGGCCGATGAGTTCGTGGACGAGCTGAAGGCAGTCACTACCTCGAAGATCAACCTCCGGCTCAACAGCCCTGGTGGATCGGTCTTCGACGGAATCGCCATTGCTAATGCAATCCGCTCGCACCCGGCCACGGTCACGGTGTATGTCGATTCCCTTGCAGCGTCTATCGCTTCGGTCATCGCGATGTCAGGTGACCGGCTGGTCATGATGCCGCAATCGCAAATCATGGTCCACAACGCCTCGGGTGGCTGCTACGGCGACGCGACCGAGATGACCAAGATGGCCGATCTCCTCGACAAGCAGTCGAAAAACATAGCCCAGGCATACGCGCAGCACACCGGGCGCCCGCTCGCTGAGTGGATCGACTACATGTCGAGTGAAACCTGGTTTACGGCTGAGGAAGCCGTGACCGTCGGACTGGCCGACGAAGCCATGCCAATGAAGCCGAAGAAGACCGACGCCGAACCGGTCCCTGCCGAGGCGCGCATGCACGCTGCCTGGGACCTGTCGATGTACCGCTACGCCGGACGCGAGCAGGCACCGGACCCGGCCGTCAAGAAGCCGGTGACCGTGCGCCTCGAACTCGACGGCAAGGACATCACCGAACACCTGCGGCCCGGCCAGCAGATCACCGCCCAGGCGCTCAACGAGCACGTCCCGGACAACGCCACCGTTACACGTGTCATCGACTTCAAGGACGAGCTCAGCGAAGGCTTCGTCACCCAGTTCAAGGCCCTGGTCCGGGACGCCGTCCACGAGGAACTGGTCAGCGTCTTCGACTCCACCGCCCCCTCACACTCCACCGCCGTCGAGGACGGCACCTGGGACGCAGGGGCGAACGAGAAGCGACTGCCCTCACCGGTGCCGCTGGCCACGGTGAAGAAGATGTACACCTGGTGGGACGCCGACGCCGTCGAGGACGGCGCCGTACCCAAGACGTCAGCCAAGTTGCCTCACCACTTCGTCTCCGACGACGGCTCCCCCGGGGCTGCCTCCGTGGCGGGGGTCCGCAACGCGCTGGCGCGTCTGCCACAGACCCAGGGCCTCACCGACGCCGAACGCTCCGCCGCCGAAGCCCACCTGAACAAGCACCTGAACGCCTTCAAGGGCGACGAGGAAGACCACCTCGACGACGCCACCGCCCCACCGGGCGAGGAAGTCGAGGACGCGGACAAGAAGAAGCTTCCTGCCTTCCTCCAGCCCGACGAGGACGACGACGACGAGGAAGAGGAAGAGGCGGAGGACGCCTCGACCGAAGAGCCCGAAGACCGGGCCCCCGAGACCAACAACCAGGCCGATGACTGGACTTCAGCCATCGGCCTTCTTCATGCCCCCACGTCGCCCAGCGCGGATGACGTGTTCGTCAACCTTCAGGAGGGTTGGTAATGGCGACTCCCGTCATCCCGCGCAACGACAGTGAACTGGAGGAGATGTTCAACGACAGCACTGTCGTCAAGGACGTCTTCGCCAACCGTGGCAGCGCGCTCACGTTCGTCAAGGACTACGCGAACCAGTTCAACAAGACGTCCAACGGCGACCTCGACGCGCAGATCGACGCACGCGTCCAGGAAGGCGTCATCAAGTACCTCAAGGACTCCGGCAGCATCGACGCCAAGGGCGACGCCAAGCGCCTCAACCTGTCGCCGAAGGCCAACGGCGGACGCCTCGGTGACCGCTACAACCCGGACGCCCCCGGCGCCAAGCTCGACAACGAGTTCCATGACGTCCGCGACTTCATGAAGGCGATCTGGCACGGCTCGCGCACCGCCGAAGCGCAGGCCTCCCAGCACAAGATCCGCGACATCATGAACTCGTTCGGATCCAACGTGCCCGCAGACGGCGGCTTCCTCATCCCGGAGACCCTCCGCAGCGAGATGCTGCGGGTCTCCCTGGAGAAGGCTGTCGTCCGCTCGCGCGCCCGCGTCATCCCGATGGAGACCCTCACGGTCCCCTTCCCGATGATCGACTCCACGTCGAACGCGTCGAACGTGTTCGGTGGCGTCGCCGCGTACTGGACCGAAGAGGCCGGATCCCTCACCGACTCCAGCCCCACCTTCGGCCGGATCAAGCTCGAAGCCAAGAAGCTCACGGCCTTCTCCGAAGTGCCCAACGAGCTCTTCGCCGACAGCCTCATCAGCCTCCAGATGCTCATCAACGAGATCTTCCCCGAGGCGCTGGCCTGGTTCGAAGACGTCGCCTTCATCACCGGATCCGGCGTGGGCGAGCCGCTCGGCTTCCTCAACGGCCCCGCCGTCGTCAACGTCACCAAGGAAACCGGCCAGGCCGCCGACACCATCGTCTGGGAAAACCTCGTCAAGGTCTACGCCCGCATGCTCCCGCAGTCTCTGAGCAGCGCGGTGTGGATCGCCAACATCGACACCTTCCCTGAGCTGGCGACCATGTCGCTGTCCGTCGGCACCGGCGGCTCCGCGATCTGGCTGTCCGACGGCGTCTCCGGACCGCCCATGACGATTCTCGGCCGTCCCGTCATTTTCACTGAGAAGATGCCGACCCTCGGCGACGCGGGCGACATCATGCTGGTCGATCTCGGTCACTACCTCATCGGCGACCGCCAGACCATCCAGGCCGACACCTCGCCGCACTACCGGTTCCAGACGGACATGACCTCGCTGAGGTTCATCTCCCGCCTGGACGGCCGTCCGTGGCTCCAGAGTGCGATCACTCCTCAGACCGGCAGCAACACCCTGTCCCCGTTTGTCGGGATTGCCGCTCGCGCTTGATAGCTGAGTGTAGTCGGCTCGCGATACACCACCAACACGTTCGATAAAACGAGGGCCCTGGAGACACCGTCTTCGAGGGTCTTTTTCATGCCGCTTTGCGTGCGGCTCGTACAGCCCTGGTGCGCATTCACACCCAATCCAGGGCCGGGGACCGGCGGCATTAACACCCCGCCGGTCCCGGTACAGAAGGGAAACTCCCCATGACCACTGATGCCCGTGCACTGGGCCGCTACTTCGACATCACTCCGGTGATCTCCCTCATCGACTTGAACTCCGGCAACATCACCGGCAAGCGGGTCCGGCTGCGTGATGCGCAGATCTGCACCTTCCTGATCGTGGCGGACGCCTCGTCGGATGGTGCCGACCTGAACATCGACCTCCAGGAGGCGAACGCTGCGACTGGTGGTACGTCGCAGGATCTGGACATCATCACCGACTGGTTCCTCAAGGACGAGACCACCCTCGACGGTGACGAGACGTGGACCCGTGTCTCGCAGACTGCTGCGTCGGAGATCGCTGCTCGTGCCGATTCGGCCGAGGTGGAGAACCTGTGGGTGGTCGAGGTCCGTGCGGATCAGCTGTCGGATGGTTTCGAGTGGGTCTCGATCAACATCGCGGATGTCACCACGGCGGCGAAGTCCGGCGGTGTGTACGCGATCCTGTCGGACCTGAAGGTCATGCGTAAGCCGGAGAACCTGGCTGCGCCTCAGTAAGCCGTAGCGAGTCCTACTACGTCTTAAGGAGGCGTATTCATGAGTTCGATCATTCAGGGCGCTGAGCTGCGGAGTCTGGTACTCGGGCGTTACGTTCAGGGCCAGACGTCCGACTTCACCTCTGACGGTGATGCCACGTACCAGGTGTTCACCGTCGCGGGTGGCGAAGTCCTGATCACCGCGCTGTGGGGTCTGGTGACCACGGTCATCGCGGCAGGCAACGGCACCGTGGCGCTCCAGATGGACCCGACCACGGGCGACACCGACACGTGGATCGCGACCACCGACCTCGGTGGTACGGACACTCTTGCCGGTGACATTCTGGGTGTCGTCGACAACAACACCGCCACGCCGGACTTCTCCCCGAACCGGCAGCCGCTGATGAACTACATCGCCACCACGGGCGAGATCGAAGCGGTCGGCGCGTCAAGCGTGGACGGTGTCGTCGAGTGGTATTGCACGTATGTGCCGCTGACGCCTGGTGCCACGGTGGTGGCTGCTACCGGGGGCGCCGCCTGATGACCACTGACCGTTCGTCTGAGAGTGCGACGTTCGGTCCCTTGCAGGCACGTACCCGGGATGGTTCGCTGGCGGCGTTGTCCGCGATTCAGCAGGCCACCTCGGGTGCGGGCGTGGGGCTGGATGTCAGATCTGACAACGCTGATGCGGCGGCGGTCAAGGTCCGTGCGGCGGGTGATCTGCTGGATTTGCAGGATGCCAGTGGGGTCAGTCAGTTCACCGTCACCAATACGGGTGCCGTCACCGTGACGGGTGATCAGACGGTGACCGGTGACTACACCATCACGGGTGATCTCACCGTCAACGGCGGTGCGATCTTCAATGAGGCATCCGCCGATGAGGACTTCCGCGTGGAGTCCAACGGTGATGCCAACGCGATTTTTGTGGACGGCGGCAACGACCGGGTCGGCATCTTCACCGCCGCCCCCTCGACCGCGTTCGAGGTCACGGGTGCCACCACCATCACCGGTAATACCGACATCGCCGGGGAAGTCGACGTGACCACCGGTGATGTCTCCATCTCCACAGCCGGGAACGGTCTTCAGATCGCCGAGGGTGCGAATGCCCGTATGGGTACCGCGACCCTGTCGGGCGGGGCGGCGACGGTGACCAATACGTCTGTGACTGCCAACACCGTGATCTTCATTTCGCGTGCCACGACGGGTGGTACCGAGGGTCATCTGTCCACCGCCATCGACCCGGGTACCGACTTCGATATCAACAGCTCGTCCGGTTCCGACACCAGCACGGTGAACTGGCTCCTGATCGAGCCTGCCTGACCCCGGATTGAGGAGTTATGACTAACTACAACCGGGGTACCGAGGGTCGTCTGAACGACATCATGGAGGTCCTCGGTACCACCAAGGCGAGCCTGTGGCCGTTCTGGGAGTCCACGGGGACTCTGGTCGCGGGCATCAGTGTCGGGGACCTGACTGCGGCGGAGTCGTCGGGTACGCCGGAAGCACTGGAGGACGACTTTTCGCCAGTGTTGCTGCCGGGCGGCCTGCACTCGTACCACTTCCATCCGACCGGTGATCACCACCTGGCCGGATCCGATTTGAACCGGTATTCCTTCGGTGACGGCACGGTGGACTCGGCGTTCTCTGTGGGGGCGTGGATTCGTCCGGCCGCCATTGCCACCAACGTGATCATGGGGAAGTACGACTCCGCCGGGAACTTGGAGGAGTGGCGTTTCTTCATCGACTCCAGCGGTCTGTTGTCACTGGAGTTGCATGACGCGTCGGCGTCCGCCACGGAGATCGCAGTGTCGGACAGTGCCCTCACCACTGCTCAGTTGGTTTTTGTCATCGCGACCTACGACGGTGACGAGGATGAACCGGTCGTCAACTTGTACATCGACGGGGCCCTGTCCAATGACGGGACGACGACGGAGTCCGGTTCGTATGTGGCGATGGAGAACACCGCTGCGCCGCTGACGGTCGGCTGCTCCGGCGTCACCGCCACACCGGTCGCCGAGTTCCACGGCCGCATCGCGCTCCCCTTCATCACCGGCAAAGAACTGTCGGCCGCCGATGTGTCGGAGCTGTACAGGCTCACCGCCCCGATGATCCGCGTTACCTGAACCAGACGACGGGGAGAACCCATGTCTTTGCGTACGTGCGCGGGGTGCACGACATCCTATGCGCCTGAGCTTTCGGCGTGCCCGCATTGCGGGGGTGTCCAGTACACCGAGGACGGTGTGACGGTCTCCCGGCGGCTGCCGATGTTCGTCTCTGTCCGCTGCGACTGCGGGCGTGGGCCGTTCCAGGTCCGGCTGTCGGGTCCACTGCCCGGCCTGATTCAGCTTCCGAGTCTCTTCTGCGCCTCGTGTGGTAGCCGGGTGCAGGTCCCCTGGCCCCCTGTGGAGGATGACATGTCCCCGAAGATCACCGTCCATGGCGGTGCCACGAACGCTCGCGAGGCGGCCTCCTCCCCGGACGCGGTCGCGAGCAAGCCCCTGGCCGGAGCCGAGGCCGGTCAGGGGCGCCCAACTGCTGAGGCGGTTGTGCTTCCGGTGCAGGAGGCGGAGGTCGTTGAGGTTGTGCCGGAGGTTCCCTCCGATGTGCCTGCCGCCGAGGACGCCGCCCCATTGCCCGAACCCGAGCCGGTGATCGACCCGTATGCGGGCAAGACGCTGGCCGAGCTGCGTGATGCGGCTGATGCGCGGGGTGTTGCCTCGTACGGCAGTAAGGCGCAGATCGCTGAGCGGCTGCGGGCTGCTGACGCGCGCTGATCGTCACGAAGGGGTAAGTGATGTCTGGACTCACGCCTCCGACGTATGCGTATGGCCGCAGTGATGTTCCGGGAGTCGTTGCGGCGAACGTGTTCATCTCGTTCTTCAACCCGGCGAACAGCGGGAAGATCATGCTGGCGATCCAGGGGATCGTCACCGCGTACAGCATCGGCTTGTCGGAAACTGCGGTGTCGATGCATGCCCGGTTCGTTTCCAGCGCGTCCGGTGGCACTCTGGTCGATCCGGATCTGATCTACCCGTTGCGCAGTGACTGGCCGAGTCCGTCGCTGGTGGTCCGGACGGGTAATCCGACGGTCTCCCTGACGCCGGACTACGGGACGCTCGCCAACTTTCCGCCCCCGATCTCGGACAAGATCGGGGCGGTGGCGGGAGGGGTGGCCACGACTCCGTCGGCGGGAGGCGTTCCGTACCTGCCGGGTGAGGGGTTCTGCTACCGGACATCCGCCGGTAATACGAATCAGCGGTGGAATATACAGTTCATCTGGGTGGAGGTCGATGTCTGATGGCGTGGGAGCAGTTGCTCAGTATCAAGGCTGAGGCGTTGATGTATGTCCGCGAGGAGCGGACGCAGCCGCCGGTGGCGTGTCCGTATGACGGTGAGCCGTTGGATGCCGCGTCGAACGGTGTTCTGCATTGCCCTTGGGGGAATTACGAATTTCCCCGTGACCGGCGGATCATCTGACCGTGGCCTTCATCTGATGGTGGAGGCCTTTCTTCATGCTTGATTCCGGAGGATGGTCATGCCTGCTGTCAATGCTGTGACCAGTCTCCTGAACACCGATTCCACGCAGACGGCATTCACTGTGCGGAACAACCCGGTCGGCGGTTCGACGCCCTGTCATGCGGCGCAGGTGACGCAGGCGGCGACGTCCGGCAATGGCGCCGGGCTGAATGTCGTGTCGAACAACACGAGCAGTCCGGCGATCCGGGCGCGGGCGGCAGGGCCACTGATCGAGCTGTACAACGCGTCGAACGCGGTGAAGTTCGAGGTGTCCAACACTGGTGCTGTCACCTTGTATGACGCGCTGACGCTGACCTCGCTGACTACGTCGGGGAACGCCACTGTCGGCGGGACGCTCGATGTGACAGGGGCGACGACTCTGAGCAGCACGCTTGATGTGACGGATGCGGCGACGCTGAGTTCGACGCTTGATGTCACGGGGGCGTCCACTCTCACCGGCGGCATCAGTGGGGATACCACGCTGACGGGTGACCTGACCCTGCAAGGCACGGACAAGGCATACCGGTTCCGCCGCTCCGGCAGTGCGCTGGACCTGGACGCGACCGGTGTCGACCTGCTGATCTCCAACTTTTCCGGGACTGCGTTCAATGGCACGCAGCGGTCCTACTTTCGCCTCAGTGCGGATGCGCAGAATGTGCAGGTTGCGGGGAAGGTCGAGTTCGTTGACGCCCTGTATGGCACCACGGCGCATGTTCTGGACGGTGATGCGGACACGGTCGGCTTCCACAGTGCGACTCCGGTGACTCAGCAGACGGTGACCGGCGTCCGTGACAGCAATACGGCGCTGGCTGGTCTGCTGGCGGCGCTGGACACGCTTGGTCTCATCGTCGACTCCACCACTGCGACCTAGGGGCTGTTGTGGATCTGGGGCTTGAGGACTTCAAGCAGCTGTTGTTCGACCTGTATCTGGCGCAGCGGGAGAACGCCGAGCTGCGTGGGCTGCTCGCGCAGAAACGTGAAGAGACCGGTGAGCCGGGCGGGGAGGTGCTTGATGGCCATTGACGTCCCTGTGTATACGACGAGAGAGACCATCAAGCGTGCGCTGGACCAGGGTGAGGTCGCACGGAACAACGTCAACATCGACCGGTGTATCGAGACCGCGTCGCGTAACGCTGAGACGCTGTGTCATCGTCATGCCTTCTATCCGCAGGTGGACACGCGGAAGTTCGACTGGCCCAACGAGCAGGACGCGCTGTCGTGGCGGCTGTGGCTGGATGATCATCTTCTGATCTCTGTGACGTCGATGACGTCGGGCGGGGATGCGATTTCCACGTCGTCCATTTTTCTGGAGCCGAACCGGTCGGGTCCGCCTTTCAACCAGCTCCAGATATCCACCGCGTCGTCGGCGGCTTTCGGGATCGGGTCCACCCATCAGCAGGACATTTCGATCACCGGCCTGTGGGGCTGGAACGACGACCACACGACTGCTGGGGTGACGGTGGAGGCGCTCGACGCCTCGGAGACCGGCGTTGATGTGGACGCGGCGGCCTCCGCGCGTGTCGGTGTTGGCTCCATCCTGAAGATCGGTACCGAGCGGCTGCTGGTGACCGAGCGGGTCCAGCTCGATACCGGGGTGAACGTCGGTGGAGCGGGTCTGACGAACGGTAAGGGTGACACCGCGTTGACGGTGGCGGATGGGACGGTGTTCGCGGTGGGTGAGGTGCTCCTCATCGACTCCGAGCGTGTCCTGGTCACTGATATCGCGGGGAACACGCTGGTGATCGAGCGTGCCTTCGACGGCACCAACTCCGCTGCGCACACTACGAGTTCAGACATTTACGCGCCGCGCACCCTGACCGTCACGCGGGGCGCCTTGGGGTCCACGGCCGCCACGCATGACAACGGTGCGACGGTCTCGGTGTGGACGGTCCCGCCTGCTCTGCGGCAGCTTGTCACGTCCGAGGCGATCCATGAGCTGATGCAGGAGCAGACCGGCTGGTTCCGCACCATGTCGGCGTCGTCGATCTTCGGCGGCACAGCGAAGCGGGCTGCCACGATCGATGCGATCGTCGATTACCGCGAGCAGGCGTACCGCACGCATGGGCGTAAGGCGCGGTCCCGGACTGTCTGAGAGGGGCTCTCGTGGCGAGTGTCGGCTACCACATCAGTTTCCGGTCCCGGGCGCAGGGGCCCATCTCGTCCGGTCGGATCCACAAGCATGTGCGGGACTACGAGAAGGATGTCGCACGCGAGTTGTCGGAGGAGGCCGAGGACACCTGGCTGAACCTCCTGGATGTGCGTCTGCGTCATCAGAGGCCGTACTACACGACGCAGATCGCTACCAGGAAGGTCGCCTGGAACCGGTACAAGATCCATGACAGCGGCGTGATTTACGGCCACTGGCTGGAAGGCACAGGGTCCCGGAACGCCCCCGTCACGGTCTTCCCTGGCTACTGGTCCATGCGGGACACCAAGGCCGAGATGAAGATCAAGCGTAGGCCCATCGCTGAAGAGATTCTCGTACAGCACCAGGCCCGGGGCCGTCTGATCTAGGAGGAACCCGTGGCGCTCGACATCGACAGCATCCTCGACACCGTGGTCACTCATGCGCAGGCTACCGGCTGGTTCCAGACCGTCGAGGAGCATGAGTCGAAGATACAGAACACCAACTCCATCACGGCTGGTGTGTGGATCGAGAGCATCGACCCCATCAAGAGTTCGGGTCTGGCCTCCGTCTCGGTTCGGCTGGAGCTGGAGATGCGTATCTACGGCTCGACGATGACGGAGCCGTACGGTGACATCGACTCCAACCTGGCCAAGGCGGTCGATGCCTTGTTCGCCGCGTATCTCGGGGATTTCGACTTGGGCAGTGAGGCCCGGCACATCGACATTTTCGGTGCGCATGGGCGGGGGCTCGGGGTTCGCTCGGGTTATCTGAACATGGGTGGCCGTGAGCTGCGGGTCTTTCAGATCCGGCTGCCGATCATCCTTAACGACATTTGGGATGAAACCGCTTAAGCCGTACATCTTAGCCATTTTGAGCCCCGTTTCCTCGGGGCTTTTTCTATGCCCCCGAGGAGGAGGTCCCCGTGGCCAAGCAGTCCGGTTTGGGCGATAATTTCTATTTGGGGGGATTTGACCTTTCCGGTGACACCGCGTCCCTCGGTGAAATCGGCGGCGGCATCGCCGTCATCGAAACGACCGGCATCGACAAGTCCGCCTTCGAGCGTATTGGCGGCCAGCGGGACGGTCGTATCGAGTGGGTCTCCCACTTCAACCCCTCCACCGACCAGCAGCACGACACGTTGTCCACCCTGCCGACCACCGACCGGCACCTCATGTACTGCCGTGGCACGACGCTCGGCAATGCGGCTGCCTGCCTGGTCGGCAAGCAGCTCAACTATGACCCCACCCGGGACACCGACGGCAAGCTGACCATCGCGGTGCGCGCTGAGGCCAACGGCTTCGGCCTGGAGTGGGGCAAGCAGCTCACCGCAGGCCAGCGCACCGACACCTCAGCCACCGAAGGCACCGCCGTGGAATTCGGGTACACCGGCGAGGACTTCCTCTTCCTGTCCGGCAGCTCCGGGGACTATGCCGATACCCCGGACGCCGCCGGGCTCGACATCACCGGTGACATCGACATCCGTGCCCGTATCGCCATGGACGACTGGACCCCGGCGGCCGAGTCGACCGTCATCGCCAAGTACACCGCCACTGGCGACGAACGCTCCTACGCGCTCGCCATCACCACGGGCGGCAACCTCATCCTGCGGTGGTCGGAGGACGGCGCCGTCGAGCTGACGGAAACCTCGTCGGTGGCGACCGGGTTCACCGACGGGACCACGCACTGGGTCCGCGTGACGATGGACGTGGACAACGGCTCCTCCGACGCCGACATCATCTTCTACACCAGTGAAGACGGCTCCACCTGGACCCAGCTCGGCGCCACCCAGAACAACGGCTCCACCACATCCATCTTCGCCTCCACCGCCGTCCTGGAAATCGGCGCCCAGAGCGTCGGCACCGTCAACCGTATGGCGGGCAAGTTCTTCGAGGGCAGCGTCCTGACCGGCATCGCCGGTACAGCGGTCGCAGCCCCCGACGCCGACCAGGCCACCGACGGCATCACTGATGCCACCCCGCTGACCTGGACCGTACAGGGCGACGCGTTCATCTCCAGCCACACCGTCTTCGGCGGGCAGGCCTACCTCCAGGTCTTCGACTTCACCGGCGACGACGTAACAGTCAAGCTCCAGCACAGCCACGACAACGGCGGGGAAGACGCATTCGCCGACATCACCGGCGGCGGCTTCACGGCCATCGGCTCAGCGCCAACGACGGAGCGGATCGCCACCGCCGCCACCCTGGAGATCAAGCGCTATGTGCGAGCGGTGACAGTGACAACAGGCGGCTTCACCAATCTCGTGTTCTCCGTGATGTTCACACAAAACATCACATCGACCGTTTTCTGACCAATAGTCCGGGGAGGACTTCATGCGCCCGACGAACCGCATCGCCCCACTGGGGCAGGTCCAGGACTACCGCACGTTCCAGATCCTCGCCCCCGCCTCGACGCACCGCCGGAAGGCTTCGTGCGCCGAGGTGAACTGCACGCAGTACCTGCACGGTTGGCGGGTCCGCGTGGACGGACTGGACCCCCAGATGCTGCACACGGCGAAGACATCGGGCCGGAAGTACACCGAACTCCACGTCGCCGAGGGCGAGAACTGGCTCGTCTTCGAGGCGGGACAGAGCTGCTTCAAGATGTCCCAGCACAGTGTCCCGCTGGACAAACGGGAACTCTTCATCGCACGCGACGGCGACTTCCGGGGAAACCCGACCGGGAACATCCGCAAGCACACCCGGCCCGAATTCTGGGTTGAGGAGATGTCACTGAATTTGGACAAGGTCCGGGACCGGCAGCAGCGGCACGGATAACAAACAACGACCGCTCCACACATTAGGCCCGTCGCTGGTTTGCGACGGGCCTTCTCTATGCCCGGAGAACGGTGCTGCCGCTCTCCTTTACTTAGGAGGGGATCCAATTGGCCAAAGAGTCCGGACTCGCGTGGGACAAGCTCGAAGTGGACGACAGTGGCGGAACACTTCGGGACATTCGCAATGACACGACAAACCTGGAGTTCGCGACTCCGCGTGCAACCCAGGACACCACAGGTATCGACAAGTCGGCGATGGAGCGTCTGCTCCTGCTCGCCGACTTCACCATCACTATGAACGGCGTCTTCAACGATGACGGTGATACATCGGCGCACAGCGTGTTCAAGACGATCCCGTCCTCTGATAACGCGCGTGAGATCAACATCCAGGTGTCGGATCAGATCCTTGGAGTGACGCCTGCGTTCACGATCCTGCTCACCGACTACCCGCTCTCCCGCTCGGACTCCGGTGAGCTCACCTGGGCTGTGCCTGGGAGCTTGGCTAGCGGCGACGTTCCCGCGTGGACAACCTGAGTCAGTCCGCACATTCAAGCACTTCGGCAGTCCATCGCAGGTGCGGTGGGCTTTTTTCATGCCCATTTCCGGGGAGGGCCTTATGGCCGGTTTCAAGCGTAAGAAGAAGATCTACAAGCTGGACTTCGAGGGGACTGAGTATGACGGCCTGGAGGTGAAGGTCGGTGGTCTCACCACGGGTGAGTTCCTGGAGTTGATCGGTCTGTCGGCTCCGGGGACCGAGGAGTCGAATGAGACGGAGAAGATGATGCAGTTCTTCTCCGCGCATCTGGTCTCCTGGAATCTGGAGGATGAGAACGATGAGCCGGTTCCGGCGACGTTCGATGGTGTGAAGACGAATGAGCTGGCGATGAACCAGTTCATTGTCAGTTCGTGGATCAGTGCTTTGGCTGATGTGCCGGAGGCTACTGAAAAAAAGTCCTCCGGTGGCGAGACTCCCCTTATGGACTCGATTCCGACGGAAACATTGCTGTAAAGCCGGGGGAGCTTGAGCGGGCGGAGACCGTCATCAAGCTCTGCAAGTTTTTCCACAAGCTGCCCAGTGAGATTCTGGCTGAGGATGCCGAGATTCTTCAGTTGCTGAAGATTTATCGTCTTGGGAATCCTGGGGAGGAGGATGGCGATGGCTGATGACATCACTCTGACTGTCCGGGTCCGGGATCTGACGCGTGGTCAGTTCGATGATGTGCGTCGCCGTATGCGGGGCATGGATGGTGACATCCGTCGTCTGGGGCAGGCCAGTGGGCAGACGGGCGAGCGTTTTCAGCGGATGAGCCGTGACCTCCAGGGCGCCGCCGGTCGTCTGAGGCAGCTTCAGCGTGATGGGAATCTTGCGCGGAGCGAGATGGATTTCATGCGCAGGTCCATGGGGCTGCTGTCGCGTGATCTGCGGCAGGCGGCGCGGGACGGGGATCTGACGGCGGATGAGTTCCGTGGTCTTCAGCGGGAGCTGGAGCGTACACGCCTGGACTTCGACCGCCTGGACAACGAGATCCGTCGGCATGATGCGGTGGCCCAGCGATCCGCTCGTGCGCAGCGGGAGCGGTTGCGGGAGGAGGCGGCTGCCCGGAGGCGGGCGGAGCGGGAGGAGCAGGGGCGTCAGCGGGTGGCGAACGCTGCCCAGCGTGCTGCGCAGGCGCGGGCCCGTGAGGCTGTTGCTGCGGCGCGGCGGCGTGCTCGTGAGGAAGCGGCGGCGCTGCGTGAGGCGGGGAACATTCATGCGGCTGCGATCCGGCGTCGTCAGCAGATGGATGCTGCTGCTGCGCGGGATGAGCGTCGTCAGCAGATGGCCCGTGCGAATCGGTTCGTTGCGCAGCAGCGTCGTATTTCAAATGCGCACTCGGCTGCGATCCGCGAGGAGGCGCAGCGTAATCAGCGGGCTGAGGCCGAGCGGCGGCGGGCTGAGGCGGCAGCTTTGGCTGAGCGGCGGCGGGCTGCGGCTGCGGCTGCGGCGGATTTGCAGCGGCGGACGGGGGCGTTGGCCGGGCGTGGTGGTGATGATGCTGGTTTGACTCGGCGTTTTCGTGGTTTGAGTGATAGTAGTACGCAGCGGATGACGCGTGGTTTTACGCGGCTTGCTGGTGCGATGGATGGTGTGAGTGGGAGCACCGATCGGGCTCGCCGGAATGTGACTGCGCTGAATGATGACCTGGACACGATGTCTCGGGTGTTGCAGGGTGCGTTGCGGGATGGGCGGTTGTCGCGGCGTGAGTTCGATGCGTTGTCGAATGGTTTGCGTGATGTGGATCGTACGGCTCGGAACTTGGTCCGGTCGGGCGATTTGTCACGTTCTGCGTTTCGTGGGATGCGTGGTGAGGCTGAGACGCTGCGTGCGCGGCTGCGTCTGCTCGCCGGTGAGGGCACTCGTTTCGGCCGGTTGAACGACCGGCTGTTTCTTCTTCAGCGGCGCATGACTGATGCGGGGGATGGGGCGGGGCGTCTGCGTCGCACGTTCGGGCATCTGGGTGGCGCTGGCATCCGTGGCCTGAGTCAGGGACTGCGTGGTGTGGGTGCGGCCCTCGCGCCGCTCAACAGCGGGTTCCAGGCGCTGCGCCGTGGTCTGCGGAATGGTCGTAACGGTGCGCAGATTCTTCTTGCTGTGCTTGTTCTGATCGGGCCGGTTGCGCAGCTTCTGGGTACGTTGCTGGTCACCGTTCTGGGTGGTGCGTTTTTGGCGCTGGGTGCGTTCGCTCTGCGGTCCGAGAGGACTGTGACGGATGCGTTCAACCGGATGAAGACGACGGTGGGTGCGTCTGTCCGGGAGGCTGCGCAGCCGCTCAAGGGTGCTCTGGTTCAGGGTATGGACCAGGTGAGTGCTGCGGTTTTGCGTATGCGGCCGGTGTTGGAGGCGGCTTTTGCTGCCACTGCGCCGTTGGTCAAGGATTTGGTGGGCTCGATCACCGATTTCGCGGCGGGTGCTCTGCCTGGTATGACGGCGAGTCTCCAGTCGGCTGGTCCGGTCATTCAGGGGTTCCGTGAGGGTATGGAACTCATTGGTAAGGGCATCGGTGAGATGTTCACTGCCATGACTGCTGGTGGTGGTGCGGAGGGACTGCGTCAGTCTTTCAATAATATCAGCGGTGAGATCCGTGAGGCTCTGGTCGACATCGGCGAGTTCATCAACGCCATGGGGCGGAGCCAGACTGCGGCACTTCTGGCGTCGGCTATTTTTGAGACGCTCAGTTCCATTCTGATCGTCCTTGAAGGTGCGTTCAAGCTCGTCGACAATACTCTTGGTCCTCTTCTTGGTCTTCTGGAGAAGACGGGAATTCTTGGTGGTGGGCTGGGGATTCTGGCGAAGGGCATGGAGGCCCTGGGCATCTCCAGCGTGGACACCGCCAGTGGCATGAAGGATCTGGAGGATTCCTTCGGCAGGGGCAGTAAGAGCGCCAAGCAGCTGAAGGTGGAGCTGGCGGATATCGACCGTGAGATTGCGAAGTTTGAGTCTATTCGCGATCAGGGTGTTGAGTTCAAGGCGGGTGATGATCCTCTCCCTGGGCTTCTCCAGAAGCGTAAGGATCTGCTGCTGGCTATTGCGACAGCTGAGGGTGACGCCGCAGACAAGACGAATGAGCATGCGCAGTCTGTTCAGTCGCTGAAAGATGCTATGCGCGAGCTGAACGCGGACAACTTGTCCTTCTTCGATGCCCAGACCCGCGCCGGTGAAGCGGTCGACAAGATGACGGAGTCGTTCAAGGAGAACGGCGCCACTCTGGACGCGAGCACCGAGAAAGGTCAGAAGAACCGGGACAGTGTGTCGGGTGTCGCCAAGGCGCACAATGATCTGATTGAGTCTGCCGAAAAATCCGGCACTTCTCTGGAAAAGGTCAGTAAGCGGACTGGTGAGCTCCGTGAGCAGATGATCGCGAATGTCATGGAGACGGGGCGCGGCAGGGAAGCGGCTGAGGCGTATGTCAATGCTCTGATTGGTACTCCAGAGAGTGTCAAGACGTTCATTGACCTTCAGAAGGACGCGGCCCTGGAAGGCATGGCGGCGGTGAAGCAGGCGTTCGTTGACCAGCCGGGCAAGAAGACCATCACGGTCGACGCCATGAATGACCAGGCTCTAGAGGCGTTGCGTGCGGTGGGCTTCAAGGTCGAGCGGCTGCCGAACGGCAAGGTGAAGGTCACTACGTTCAACGCGGATGCTCTCTCCGACATCGCAGCTGTCAATCTCGCCATGAACAATCTGGACGGCAAGACAGCGAACACGTACACGTACCATCACGTCCGGACTATCGGACTTGCGGCGGCGGCGGCGGGGATCGCGGCTCTGGGTAATCCGGCGTCGGCGCAGGCCCTTCTTGGCGGTGCTTCTGGTGGTTTGGCAGACAGCCTTCCCCGCAGGGGTTTCGCTGGTGGTGGGGCGACCGGTCGGGTACTGAACGGCCCTGGGACGAAGACGTCTGACAGCTTGATCGCCCGTCTCTCGCGCGGCGAGTTCGTCATGCAGGCCAAAGCCGTCGACATGTACGGCCCGGACTTCATGCGTGCTGTCAACGCGGGGATTCTGGAATTTCCGGGGTTCGCCGGGGGTGGTGTGACGAAGAAGGAGAAGGCGGCCCGCAAGGCGGCGACGGGTGAGCTGACCGTCTCTCGCTTCGGGAAGATGGCTGGGTTCCAGGATCCGGAGATCCGCAACCAGTTGTCGAGCGACGCGAACGATTCCGTGATGGACCTGGTGAAGCACCTCAACAAGTGGCGCTCCATCATCAAGAAGACGACGCATGGGGGTCTTGAGCGGTTCCTGTTGCGGTCTCTGGACCGGGCGGGCCGGGCGTTGCTCAAGCAGGAGAAGTCTCTCCTCAAGGTCAACAAGTCGTTGGAGAAGGCCAAGGACAAGCTGAATGACCTCAAGTCGTCGGCGGCTCAGCTCAAGGAGAGCGTCAAGTCGGGGATCGTCGGCGAAGCGAATATCACCAGGGCTGCCACTGCTGAGGATTCGCGGGTCACGATCAACACCATCCTGAGCCAGATGACGGGCAGTTCGGCGAACTCGAAGCAGTTCGCTTCCATGCTCGGCCAGTTGAGGACGCGCGGCCTGTCCAGTGATCTGATCTCCCAGATCGGTGAGGCTGGGGTTTCCGGTGGCGGCATGGAGACTGCTGCTGCGATTCTCGGCGGCGGTAAGGCGGAGATCAAGCGGATCAACTCGTTGCAGGCGGAGATCCGGCGATTTGCGGGTCAGGCCGGTAAGACGACGGCGGATGCCATGTTCGCGTCCGGTATCAAGGCCGCTGACGGTCTCGTGAAGGGCCTGACGAAGAATAAGAAAAAGATCGAAGCCGCCATGGAGCGGATCGCCATAGGCATGGAGAGGGCGATCAAGAAGGCGCTGAAGATCAAGTCTCCGTCGCAGGTGATGGAGAAGGTCGGCTGGTTGACGGCCGAGGGATTCGACGTCGGTGTCAAGAAGCATGGCCGTGCGGCACTGCCGTGGGAGTCGATGCTGACCACCGGGCCGTCTACCGCCACTGGTGGTGGGTCGGGCCGTGGAGCGTCCAGTCAGCCGATCGTCGTGAATCTCAGCATTGCCGGTCGTGACCTCGGTGAGATTGTCATCGATCCGCTGCGGCGGGCCATCAGTCACCGGGGCGGGAATGTTCAGGCGGCGCTCGGAAAGGCGTGATTCCATGATGGGGAGGCGGGGCTGTGGCGTTTCCTGAGAGCCCGTTGGCGATCCAGGTGGATATCAGTCTGGACGGTACCACCTGGACGGACATTACGTCGGATGTGCGGTCGGAGGATCAGATACGGATCAGCCGGGGCCGTTCCGACTGGGGGCAGCAGGTTGATGCGGGGCGCTGTACTTTCTCGCTGAGCAATACGGACGGGAAGTACAGCCCCCGCAACCCGGAGTCGACGTACTTCGGGCAGATCGGCCGCAACACACCTTGCCGCGTGTCGGTCAATACCGGGAGTGTGGCCCTGAGTCTCCCCGGGGACTCCGGTGACTACATCTCCACTCCAGATGATGCGTCGCTGGACATCACCGGGGATATCGATATCCGGTTCGATGCGACGCTGAACAACTGGATCCTCCCCGATTACCCGTCTGAGGGCGGTGTGGGTTTCGACCGTACGGAACTCGTCGGGAAGGGGTCGTCCGGGGAAGTCTCATGGATCCTGTACATCCGGCTCAGCAGGCCCTACCTGATCTGGTCGGAGGACGGCTCTGCGCTGAAATTTGCGACGCCGACCGATCTCCCTCTGACGTCGAGTGGACGCCTTGCTCTACGGGCCACGCTCGATGTGGACAACGGCGCGAGCGGGCACGACATCACGTTCTACACGGCCGACAGTATTGATGGTCCGTGGATTCAGCTGGGTGAGGTGCTCACCGGATCGGGTACCACGTCCATCCACAGCGGTTCGGCTGATCTGCGTATCGGGAGTATTCCTGATTTTGACTTCGATGAGGCCATCGGCCGCGTCCACGCCGTGCAGGTTCTGTCCGGTATTGATGGCACCGCTGTGGCCAATCCCGATTTCACCGCGCAGTCTGACGGCGCGACCAGTTTCGATGACGATGCGGGTCTTACCTGGACGGTGGCGGGCAACGCGGAGATCACCAATCGCAAGGTGCGTTTTCTCGGTGAGATCGCCTCCTGGACTCCGCGCTGGGAGACCGGTGGGTTCGATGTGGTGACGGAGGTGGAGGCTGCCGGAGTTCTGCGTCGTCTGAGTCAGGGCGCGGTTCCGCTGAAGTCGCCGATGTACCGGGAGCTCACTGATCCCGGGCGCAGTTCCCGCATTGCCGGGTACTGGCCGATGGAGGACGGCGAGGACGCCACGGTCCTGGGATCCGCAATCGATGGGCATCCGTCCTTCGTGATTACGGGGACGGTGACGCCTGCCCAGTATGCGGACTGGGTCGGATCCGACGCCCTGCCGACGGTGGGCACGGGGTCGATGAAAGTGTCGATTCCGTCGTTCTCTCTGAACGCCACCAATCCGGCGAACTACCTTTTCTTTTTCGCGAAGGTCCCGGCAGCGGGCGTGGTGTCGACGCAGCGGCTCGTTTCCCTGTCCACAACAGGAACGGCCCGCACCTGGTCACTTTTTGTCGACACGTCCGGGAACCTGGACTTGCGCGCTTATGACGCTGATGGCACGCAGCTCCATGCCTCAGGGTTCGGTTCGGACTCCATCAACGGACTGGAAAAAGTAGTCCTCCTGCGGCTCGTCACGGACGGCGCCGATGTCGATTATCTTGTCACTGTCGTAGACGTCGCCGATTCCCTGCCCACGGCCGTTCCCGATGATTCGCCTGAAGTTTTCGACTTCAGTGGCACTGTCACCTCGGAGACGATGGGAATCGCTTCTGCTATCCGTTTCGGTGAAGACGGTGCGATGAATGACACGGTCATCGGGCAGGTGACCCTGGGCAATTCGACACTGAGTTTCACAGGCACTGCGGCCCCGATTGTAGGCTGGAACGCCGAGGAGGCTGCCTCTCGCATTTCGAGGCTGGGGGACGAGGAGGAAATCCACTCCTACGCCACCGGCCCTGGAGATGAGCAGGCAGGCCCGCAGGCTCGTGGCACGGCGGCTGATCTGATGCAGACCGCCGCCGAGGTGGACGGCGGGATCCTTGCCGAGCAGCGTGACATCCTGGGGATCCGCTATGTCACGCGGGCCAGCCTGTACAACCAGCCTGCCGCGCTCGTCCTTGATTACACCGGCTCTGATGGGCTGGTGACCCCGCTCGATCCGGTTGATGACGATCAGAGCGTTACGAACGATGTCTCCGTCCAGCGCACGGACGGGGCCATCGCCCGGGTGGCGTTGGACTCCGGAGCCTTGTCCACGCAGATCCCTCCGGACGGGATCGGCCTGTATGACACCGCGCACACCCTCAACCTCCTGGACGACACGCAGCCGCTGAACCATGCGGGGTGGCGTCTGCACATCGGCACCTGGGACGAGACTCGTTTCCCTGAGGTGACGGTGAATCTGGCAGCCGCTCCTGCCTCGATCGAGGCTGCTGCCGCTGTTGACGTCGGCTCCCGCGTTCAGATCACCAACCCGCCCGTGTGGCTGCCGCCGGACACTTTGGATCTGCTCGTGCAGGGCTATTCGGAGGTGATGGACCAGTACCGGTGGGTCATTACCTACAACTGCACCCCGGCCGGTCCGTTCGATGTGGCGTGGGCCGGTGATGACGACACGGCGGAGCAGGAGCTGGAGTTTGCCTGGGCCGACACGGAAGGCGCCGAGCTGGCGGAGGCACTGTCGACGACGGAGACGGACGTCGACGTTCTCACCACGTCGGGGCCGACGTGGACCGACGATGTGGGTGATACCCCGTACGACCTGCGGGTGGGCGGCGAGGTCATGACCGTCACCGCGCCGCACGGTCTGGTCAACGACAACCCATTTTTTGACACCAGCGTGACCGGGTGGACTGCTGTCAACGGCACTGTCACCTTTTCCCAGGCCCAGGTCATACCTCACCCAGCCGCTACCGGGTCTGCGCTGGCCACACCGACTGGAGGATCCGCCAACCGGATTCAGTCGTCCAATACCGCCGATGGTTCCATCACCGGGTCTGGGCGATACCAGGCGACAACGTGGGTGTATGTGCCGTCCGGCTGGAACGGTATTCAGGTCCAGGTCAACTGGCGTAACTCGGCGGGCAGTCTGCTGTCGACATCGAGCGGCACGGTGACCAGTATTGCGGCCGGAATATGGACGCTGATCACCGAGACATTCACGGCCAATGCCTCAGCGGTCCGGTGCAATGTAGTTGTTCAGCAGACGGGCACCCCTGCCTCGACGGATATCTGGTATGCGTGGGGCGTCCGTGTGGTCCGCCTGAAAGCGTCGTCCGTGTACGACGAGTTCGGCCGGACTGCGACGGACAGTTGGGAGCTGGCGGACTCCGGGCAGACGTGGACGAACCAGGGTGCGGCGGCAGCGAATTTCGATGTCGCCAGTGGGGCTGGTACGCACACGCTGACGGCGGCCAACTCGGCGCACCGGTCGTCTGTAGCGGCGCCGTCCGCTGACTTTGACATCTATATGGATGTCGCGGCCAGCGCCCTGGCTACGGGCGGTCCGCTGTATGTGGGGCCGATGGCCCGCTACACGGATGTCGACAATTTGTATGTGGCGCGGGTGGCGTTCTCCACTTCGCAGACGGTGACGCTGGTCATTTTCAAGCGGGTCGCTGCCGCTCAGACGAACTTGGTGTCGTTCACGACGCGGCTGACGCATGTCGCCGGAACGTCCTACCGGGTCAGGTTCCAGGGGTTTGGCACCGCGTTGAAGGCGAAGGTGTGGGAAGCGTCCGAGCTGGAGCCCGGTCCGTGGCAGGCCGAGGTCACCGATTCTTCGTTGACTGGTGCGGCGAGTCTGGGGTGCTGGTCGCTTCGTGACACCGCGAACACAAACACAAACCCGGTCATCTCGTTCGACAACTTCGATCTGACCAACCCGCAGACATACACGGTGACCCGCTCTCAGAACGGTGTCGTCAAAACCCACAGTGCGGGCGCGGATGTTGTTCTTGCTTATCCCGCTTATGTGGGTCTCTAGGAGGCTGTTGTGGCTGTAACAGCATGGCGGGCGGGTGCACGTATTACCGCCACCAGGCTTGGGGAGATGCTGCCCGTCTGGGCGGCGTGGACTCCAACCTGGACCAGTGCGTCCGGTACTGCGCCCGCCTACGGCAACGCGATCGTCGACTGTAAATTCGCACAGAGCGGCGACGTGGTCTTCTTCGAGATCGCGATCGTCTTCGGGTCCACCACCACATTCGGTGACGCGGGGGAGAACTGGAGCTTCAGTCTCCCGGTGACTGCTGCGGAAACACAGTCGATTGCAGGCATGGGCGAGATCCAGGACGGTGCGGCGACCGAGCGCTGGCCGGTCCGTGCACGTGTCGCCACCACCACAACTGTCGTGGTGGAGCTATCGGGCCGCAACTACAACGACACCGCCAACGTCAGCAGCGGCGTGGTCGACGCAACGACTCCGCATACGTGGGCGTCAACGGACCGGATTCTGCTGCATGGCCACTACCAAGCCGCGTAATTAGCAAACACACACAGGGAAAGAGAGAGAGACGATGACAGCAATAGTGAAGGGATACACCGTAGGTGTCGGCACCAGTGAAGAAGGTGCGGTATACCGCGTCCCCATGAGTGTTGGTGCGGTAGGCGGCGAGACAACCATATGGGCCGTTCACGATGTGCTGAAGGGCATTTGGGAAGACGCATTCCCAACGACCTTCGTGTCAGAGGTCATCCGGCACGAGGCCGAAGACGTCGTCCTGACGCACCCGTAGCCACCTCAGCAAGGCTTGTCCGCCTCGTGCCATGGTCCGGGGCTTTTCTCATGCCTGTAGAGCAGCAAGGGAGTTGCTGATGGCCGTACCCCTACCTGCGGACCGGCTACTCAGTGCACTGCGTGCTGAGGGCGTCGGTGTCCGCGAGTACAAGTCCTGGCGTACCCACAACCGTGACAGTGAGACGGGCCGGGCGTTCGGTCCGGTCAACGGTGTCATCATCCACCACACCGCAGGCAGCAACTCGCTGGCGCTCTGCTACAACGGCACCTCTTCGCTCCCGGGTCCGCTGTGCCATACCCACTTGTCGAAGGCGGGCGTGGCGACGATGGTCGGTCACGGCCGTACCAACCACGCGGGCAGCTTCGCGCAGAACGCTCACAACGCGGTCGTCGCCGAGACGCCCACACACCCCCGGCCGGACGCGTCCGAGCCGGTCGATGCGAACGACAAGTACTACGGCATCGAGATCGAGAACCTCGGCAACGGCCGCGACCCCTACCCGGCCGTGCAGTACGACGCGGCGGTGCGTTGGGCGGCGGCGATCTGCCGGGCGCATGGCTGGACGGCGCACTCGGTGATCGGCCACAAGGAAGGCACCCGCCGCAAGATCGACCCCACGTTCAGCATGAACACCTTCCGTGCCGATGTCGCCGAGCGCCTGAAGCATCCGGCCTCGTGGAGTCCGGGCAAGGACGAGGAGGACCCCTTGAGCGGTATGACTGATAAGGACATCGCGAAGGCGGTGTGGCTGACCGACGGTGTTGTGGGTGTCCCCGCCGACTGGACGAAGCCGACCAACAGGGAATGGATGGCGGCTTCCATCGTCGTTGACACCGGCAAGCGCGTGCGTTCCATCGAGAAGCAGATGGCTGCACAGAATGCCACCATCACCGAGCTCGTCAAGACGGTCGGCTCCCTGGCCACCGGCTCGGCGACGGTGGACACCGAAGAGCTGGTGGCGCGGATCCGCCAAGCGATCGAGTCGGTAACCGTACGTCTGGATGTGGAGGGCTGAGCTGTGTCTGTCTACTGGAAGGATCTTGCTGAGCGGGTCGTCTCGACGTATCTCCAGGCGTTCCTGGGTTCGGTCGTCGTGACGGAGATGACGGACAAGAGTATGTGGCTGGCCGCTGTGTCGGCGGGTGTTGCTGCTGCGGCGTCCCTGGTGAAGGGCCTGGCTGCCGGTCATGTGGGGCTGAGGGATTCGGCGAGCCTGTCGAAGGATGTCTGATGAGCGCCCCGCCTCCCGAGACGGGGTGCACGCTCAACGACCTCCGGCTGGCGATGGAGGTCGGGTTCACCCGCATTGATGGGAAGCTCGACCACCTCACCGAACACCTCACCGACACCGACAAGGACGTGGAAGAGCTTCGCGCTCGACTCACGGCTGTCGAGCAGAAGGTGTGGAAGGCATCTGGGGCCGCCGCGCTTGTGGGCATGGCCGTCCCTTACGTTCTTCAGGTTGTGGGGAAGTGACACCATGGAACCTTCGGACGTCATCTGGTCATCCGTGCTGGTGCTGGGCGCCGTCGTCGAGACGTGGGCACTACGCAACGGCAGGCCTGGAGACACCTTGAGCGAACGCATCCGGAAGTGGTTCCGCGTTGACACCATGACTGGCAAGGCTGTCTTCACTGTGGCTTGGGTGGGATTTAGCGCCTGGATGCTTTTTCATGTCGTGGGGTGACGCTGCGTTTCCGTTTACACGTGTAACACTTTCGTCTCTCCTTCCGCTGGTCAAGGTGGGGCGTCAGCCCCGTATGACTACAACGGAGAGGTATCCATGTTCACGAAGCGGCTCTTTGCTGTCACCGCCCTGGCGGCATCTGCCCTGTTCGGTTTCTCTGGTGCGGCTGTGGCCACCGACCTGCCCAATGACAACTGGTCCTGTCAGAACCCGGCGGGCAACGAGGTCATGGGCGAGTGCAACGGCGTACCGCTGGACGTCGTCAACCCGGGCGGCAACACGCCTCCGGCGTGGCAGGGCAGGTAGCCTCGCTGGGGCCTGGTTCAGCTCATGTAGACTGGACCGTCCACAACAGTTGAGGCGTGGCAGGTGCCCCCGGTTGTCGCTTATGCGGCGGCCGGGGGCGCTTTTTTCGTTGTGCCACCCATCTGCTCGTAGAGCTCGATGAAGTCGCTGGCCTCGTAGACGCGGGCGTAGCGGCCGGGGTGTCCCTGTGGTGAGGTGCGGCGCTTGCCGACGGGGGTGAGGTGGAAGCGGGCGAGGATGCGGAGCTTGGTCATGATGGCTTGGACGGGCAGGCTCTGTGGGTCGTTCGGCAGGGGGCCGAGGTAGTGGGCGGCGTCGGCGACGGTCCACAGGGTGTCGCCGTCCTCGATGACGGGCAGTTCTTGGGAGGTCCAGCCGCGTGTCATGCTGCCGCCTCCATTTCGTCCCAGCGGAAGGCGAGCTGGTCGTCGATGAGGGTGAACTGTACTGCCCAGCGGGGGCGTTGTCCGTCGTCTGTCTTGCAGTAGGGGTTGACGCAGACGGCCTGTCCCGTCGGGGGGTTCCACCGCATGGTGTCCCGCTTGCAGTAGGGGCAGCGGGCTTCGCCTTCGCCGGGCTGGCGTGGTAGGCGGTGGAGGCCGTTCTGGGGGTTGAAGACGGTGTCGGCGCGTCGGGTCCAGGTGGCGATGTAGCTGAGGACACCGAGGACGGTGACGGTGTCGCTGGTTGTGCACAGCTTGACGACGGAGTCGATGGCGTAGCGGGTGTTGGTGCTGGAGGATCCGCGTCGTTTCGGGTATCCGCCGGTGAGGCGTTCTTTGAGGTGGGATTCGAGGCGGCGTATCTCGGTATGGAATTCGAGTGTCAACTCGGCGGCGACGGAATTCCAGGGAATGGGTGTGGTGGAGCGGCGGTGTTGTGTGATGCGTTCTTGTCCACTTGAGGTAGACTGCCGGTGTGGGATTTCGAGTTCGAGGGCGCAGTACAGGCGCCATGCGTGCTGGGCGCTGCCATTGAGGCGCGCGTGGAGGCTCCCCGGCTCATGGATCACTTGGTGATTGTAACCACTAATTGAACAGCGCAAGCCCCCGCTTCCGTCTTTTGACGGGGCGGGGGCTTTTTACTGTCGTGTGTTGTTACGTCATATCGTGTTCTGGCCGCGTGAGATTTTTTCTGCTTTCACGAGGAGGTCGGTGAACTCTTTCTTCTTCCTGTCCTCTTCTTCGATGATGCGCTTGGTGGTCTCCTCGTTGCGGGCCAGGAGCGCGTCCTGGCTGGTCTCGCCTTCGCCGTCGCCTTCGACTTCCTCTATCCAGGTCTGGGTGACGTGGCGGATGACGCGGCGCTTCTCCTCGGGGTACTCCTTCACGCGGTACGCTTGGGTGCGTGTGAGTCTGTCCCGGTCGTCGTCCATCCCGCCGAGGTGGATCCAGCGCCCTTCCTCGTCCTGGTACTGGATGTAGAAGGTGTCCTCCTGCTCGACCAGGGCGCCCGGCGGGAAATCCTGCTGCCTGACGGGCCAGTCGCTGGCATCTGACATGGGAACCTGAACCCCTCTGTGTCTCACTTCAAGGCTTCTACGGTCTCTGCGTCCTTCGTGGAGGCTTCCTCCCGCGCTTCGTCTGCCTGCCACATCCGGTAGTTCCGTATGCTGAAAACCACGTGCATCAGGTTTGTCGGGATGAAGCCGTACTGCTTCGTGATCACATTGTATGCAATGCATAGCAGTGAGCCGAAGATCGCCACTAGGAACGCGTTCTTCAGCTTCTTCCCCAGCATCCACTCACAGGCAAACGAGACTACTGTCAAAACCCAGGGTGCCCACTGAACGATCTCCACAAAAACCTTCCGTACCTGTACCGAGTAGGGAGCGTGGGACTCGAACCCACAAACCACGATTTTTGAGATCGTGAGCTTTACCAATTAGCGTTAGCTCCCCGCGACTGATCCCCACACCCCAGGCTCCATGGGGGGATCAGTCTTGGATCCGCATTCCCCAAAACGAAGATCCCGTGCACACGGAGGGATTTGAACCCCCAACATCCTGATCCTGAATCAGGCGCCTCTGCCATTGGGCCACGCGTGCTCGTCCATCCGCAGGGCTTGACCGAACGGATAGACTCTCCACTTGAGGATCAATCTACTGATCCCCTATTCTCCCTGTCAACGCACCACAAAATGGTTTGTATTCAGGTTATGAGCTCCGGTGGTTCCTCGCCGGACGTAAGCCGTCCGGCGAGGAACCTGTGCGGATCCTCCCCGCCTGCCACCGGAACTACCTCCGCAGACTGTGCGGCCTGGGACCGGTGAGCCGCCTTCCGCTCATCGAAGTCCCAGAACCCGTGCTCCTCGGTGATCCGGCGGGCGATCTCCCGCACGGCTCCCCGTCCTACACGGCACTGACCCCGTGTCAGCTGATCCGCCAGTCGGTCCACTTCTGTCCGCAGGTGTGCGTGCATCCGTGTACCTTCCTTGTCGTTGCGGGCTGGGCATACCTGAACTGTCCGGCCCGTGTTCTTCAGTTGCCCTGGCTTACCTGCCAGGGCCAAGCGCCCCGTGATCCACCCTCCAGGAGAGGGATCATCTTGAACGCTTGATCCGTGAGGCCGCCGAGCGTGAAGCGGGCGTTGCTCCCGCTTGGCATGGCGGCTGCGGTGTACCCGGCGAAGTTCCACATGAACACCGGGACATTGAGGGGGATGAGTGCGTCCACGGACGTGTGCGTCACCTGACCCCAGCCGCCCGCCGTGTTCGAGGGCAGGTAGCCGGGCCTGGTCTGCTCGTCGGTGAGGATGATGACGCGGTCGTGGTTGCTGTAGTGCTTCCTGACCGCCGAGGGGATGTCCGTCCCCCAGTCCTTGCCGAAGGACTCGACGAGAGGCAGGACGCTGGTGCCCTTTCGGACCGGCATTTCCCGTGACCCTCTGTGGAACTCGACAAGGGTCGGGTTCTTGGCGCGCACGGCCAGTGCGGCGCCGAAGACGGCCGCCTGGTCTGCACGGGAGATGTTGCTGATCTTGGGCCTGGGGAACAGGTGGTCGTACTCGGGGAACATCGACGGTGAGCGGTCGACCAGGATCAGCGTGCGGCCATCGAGGGACGGCACGTTGGCCAGCGAGTGGTTGAGTGCCTGCTCCAGTGGATACGCCCAGCGCAGCGACCCGGCGTCCTTCGTGGCGCGGTGCGCGGCGAGGAAGCGGAAGGGGAACTGCTTCGACTTGGCGATCTCGACAGGGTCGGTCAGCCGGTTGATGACCTGCTGGGCGACGGCGTCGGGGACACCGGCCTGGTCGAAGTTCCTCAGGTTGCGGAGCTGGGCCATCACGCCCATGGACGGGATCATCGCTTCCCAGACCCCGGTCTTGTGCACACCGAGGGAACCTGCCAGGGAAAGGGCGTCCTCCCACGTCATACCCGCGCTCTTCAGCGCAGTGGGACTGCGCAGCAGCGAAGGGGCTTTGGCGACGTTCTTCCGGAAGCTGTAGTTCTCACTGATCATGGTCAGCGACTCGGGGATGCGCGCCTCGGCGGGGTGGTGACGGCGGTCGAGGGCGTACTGGAACAGGTCACCCTGCCACGGCTTGTCCAGGTCCGGCGCCGCGTGCACGATGTTGAGGACGTCGCCGAAGCGGTAGGCGTGGCTGTCTGTGTCGTACTTCAGCAGCGCCCGCGCGTTGTACAGGCGGCGTACGGCGTCGGCGACGCCACGCTTGACGGGCTTGGGGATCCTGCGTCCGTACAATGAGGTCCAGTAGGCGAGGATCTCGCCGGGCTCGTCGGCGCGCTGGCACACGAGGTTGATGATCTTCCGGTTGAAGCCGTTGTCCGACATCCCGGCGGCGAGGCGTTCGTGGACGAAGTCGACGGCGATCATGTGCGCGGCAGTGCGGATGCTGCCCGGACCGCGCAGCCACGTGGTGAACTCGACAGCCCACCGGGAGTCTTCGGCTGCGATCTGTCCGACGAGTTCACGCAGGCGGTCGTCGCGGTCGGCGCCCTTCTCGTAGAAGTCGTCCTTCCCGTCCTGGAGAGCGCCAGCGGCCCGGAGGTAGATCTCACCCTTTGCGGTACGTGTCCACCCGGACGCACCCTCGAACGTGCGGGTGTCCGGCGTCTTGGACACCGTGGCGATCGGGCTGGTTGCCTGCGCAACCGGCGGCTGTGCCCGGTGGCTGCGGCGGCTGTTGAATCGCGACACGTTTGTCCTTCCTTGTCAGTTCGCACCAGCAGGACTGGTGGTCAGGGGAACTGGCGGGAATCGAACCCACTTCCCTTTGATGCCATCTTCGGGTATCACCAAGCCGCCGAGATGATCAGGTCTCGGCCAGTTCCATGTCAGTTCCCGTGGGGCCTGAGGGATTTGAACCCCCGACCTCCTGGTTATCAGCCGGGCGCTCTACCAAGCTGAGCTAAGGCCCCGTGTGCTCTTTCCAGTCTTCGGCAAAGACTTGCCAGTGGGTCAGCTCGAACAGGGCCGGTGTTCCGTCGTTCAGTACGGCGACGAAATGCTGTCCGTACAGGCCGTCGGGGTCCGATAGCCGGATGTGGTGGTACTCGTGCGGGACGTGCGCAAACGTCCCCCACACACCGCGTTGTACTGCACCACCAGCCTTCATGATTCTGAAGGCTTCCCCGAAGTCCATCGTGTTCCTCTCGTTCAGTTTGTGCCCGGCCCGGGGTTCAACCCCAGCCGGAACCACGGCGTTTGCGCGGGCCAGGCATGACCCATCGTTGTACAGGCGATGGGTGGTTCAACGTAGGGCCTGAGGGACTCGAACCCCCAACCAGCAGATCCGTAATCTGCTGCTCTGTCCTTTGAGCTAAGGCCCCTTGCCGTCGAGCCATGTCCTCCGCCTTCGCCGTCTCCGGGCGCGCGAGGCATCGACGTTCTCGGGGAGGTGGATTTTTCTGCCGGAGCAGCCCCGTACCTCTTTGTGTCCCATCCCGGGAGTGTCAGGACTCCCGGGTTTCCCACGCTGTCCCGAGCACTGGGTCATTGCGTGGACTGGCGGTGGGGCCGCCAGAACCGTGCACGCAGAGGTCGAGGTGGTAGTGGTTTCCGGTTGTTCAGACCGGGAGGTTCCTCCGGTGACGGAGGATGGTGAACGAAGTACCCACTGCCGTCGCACCTGCGTGAAGGTAAAGCTGTGCCTGAGGTCAAGGTCGATCACACCGTTTCGTACCAGCGCTCTACCAAGCTGAGCTACTGCGGCGGGATTTGAACCCGCGACCTCTGGTTCCCATTGAAGCAAGTGTGGTCTGCGCACCAGGCACAGTAAGTTATGCGCGCCTGAGATCAAAGTTGGCGTTCCGGAGTGATTTCACCAAAAGAAGCATCCGGGGTGCCATTCGCACCAGGCGCACGCTGCACGGGAGTTGTGGTGACCCTGCTTCCCCGCAGGGGGATGACTTCGTGTCCGTGGAACCTACCCATGCCTCAGATCCACTGCGTCGTCATCCGGATCACCGAATTTTTCAGCACTCTATTGAGTTGTTGAAGGGTGAAAGACGGGACTCGAACCCGCGCCATTCCCGGCGAAACCCGGGGCTCTGCCGCTGAGCTACATTCACCAAGACTGCCCGAGATCAAGTCGGAGACGGAAACAAGTTGCTCTACCAACTGAGCTACCGAGGAGTTCCCTCCCCAGGCGGGACTTGAACCCGCGACCAACCCATTAATAGTGGAAGTACCCGTTTCCTGCGCACCGGGCAGATTGGGTGGCCGTCCATTTGCAGGTGGGCGGCCACCCTCGAATGTGCACCCACGCCAGCAAGCGCTCACTCGAAGTTGTGTGTTGAGCGGCAGAGATCTAAGTCGGCGTCGGATGGTTTTCTTTGAGAGAGAAGTATCCGAGGTCTTCGCACCTGCCGTTCGGGTGCGTTCACACTATCACCACTTTGGGTGGCGTCAACGCGTTTTTGACATCAGTTGCGTGCCAGGGTTTCAGTTGGGTGAGTGGCGTCCGGATCTTCTGTGGTTCCGCGTGGGATGTACAGGGGGACGGGGACGGTGGATTCGGTGTCCTCGCGTACTTCTGTCATCTCCGGGTTTACGTTTTGCTTTCCTCTGTCCGAGGGGAGGATGCTGATGAGGAGGGTTGTGATCCAGAGTGCTGGGCCGGATCTTCGCCTGTGTTTGCCCATGCGTGGTTTTCCTTGTCACGCTTCCTTGTCGGGTTCTGCTGTGGAATTTACTTGCGGCGGTGCAACCTTTAGGCGGCTAGTGCGTCGTCTTCGCCGGTGTGCTGGGTCTGGGCGGTTGTGTCGTTCTTCTGGTGCAGTGGTCCGCCGTGGTGCCGCTGGTAGGTGGTGTACCATTCAACTACCTCGCGGTAGTTGAAAACAGGATTTCCTCGGCCGCCGTTGGCGCTGCCCTGCATGGCGGAGGTTTCTGGGAATCTGTTGTAGTGGCGGTTCGTCCACCACTTGTAGACGAGTTGCCGACTGATCGGACGCCGACGATCGGGGTAGCGCTTGTTGAGCAGTTTGGCTATCCCTGCGAACCCTCCGTGGGCTCTTTTCTTGTCGTCAACAACCGGTTCAGCCGGATGGTGGTTTCCGGTCATCCGTACCTCCCCGCGTTGTGCGGTGGGGGCGGGGGCCCGGATGTGAACCGGTGTCACCAAGACCTGAACCTGGTGGGGGTCGTTTTCCGCTCCCCCGCGCCGCTTACCGCTGTGCTGAACGTAGGCCAGAGGTCGCCTGTGTCATGTGACGGCACCTCTGCGGATTGATCACTTTTTCGCAACGCCGCCGATTACGGATGTCGCAGGGCCTCGTACGGCGTGTCGGCCTCGACGTGCATGCGGTGGTCCGGGCATGCAGGCGTGGTGGGCTGCACGGCGTGTGGGGCACGGATCAGGCCCAGAGAGGTCATGCGTGCGACGTCCCGTCGTGTTGATCTTCAACGGTGGGGTTCACCCTACAGGGTGAAGATGCCATGTGGAAGGAGTGAAACACCGGGTCAGGGCGTCACATTGTGTTGCTTAGAACGGGGGGAGACCGGGCGCGTTGGGGTCTGCTGCCGGGCCACCCATGGGGGCTGCCATCGGGTCGGGTGCCGGGGCTGCGACGGGCGGGGCGGCGAGGGCCGACGGGCGCACCTTGATGTCTTCCATCTCTTCGTCGCTGGTCTTGTTCTTCTTCCGGCGGCCCACTGCGATCTGGCAGGTGCGGCCCTTGAGGGCGTCGCAGATCTGCTTGTCCTCGGGCTCGGCCTCGAAGAAGGCGTCGGTGAGTCCCATGGATGCCATGTCCTTGAACCACATGTCGACGAGTCCCGGGTACTCGCTGACGATGGTCATCCAGTTCTTGACCTTGCGTCCGGTGAGAGGGCCGGTGGTGATCTCGTACTCGACGATGAAGGACTTGCGGCCGGAGTTCTCGTTCACCTTGACGTCGGCGCCGATGACCTTGACGTCGTAGGTGCCGGTGGGGCAGAGCTCCAGTCCTGCGTCGCGGCGGGTTGCCAGCAGGTCACGGTAAAAGGCTTGTGCCACCTTAGTCACCATCCTTCCGGTTTCGCCTGGTTTGCCAGGCTTTGCGCGTGTTCTCGGATCGCTGCTCTGGAGTGAGCGAGGCGTTCCAACGCCTCGTAATCTCGCTCCGCTGTTCCCGTTGAGCCTCAGTCAACTTGCGCCCCACGTTTGCGGCGCGCAGTTTTTCGAACACGCCGTCGTAGGTGAAGTGACACGGTTGACACATCGGTTGGTAGTGTGCAAGGGGGTCGAACCCGTCGGTGTTGTGGATCTGCGCCCAGTGCGTGGCTTGACCACTGCACTCACAGCACTGGTAGTCGCTGGCTTTCCCCCGCAGATCCCAAACGCGTTGGTGACGCGCCTGATAGCCGGGTGGCCCGTCATGCTTCCCGCATGTGCAGTCCGGTTCGCACTTCCGCATCCGGTGTCGTGCACACTCGCACCCCGGCTGACAGAACACGCCCCTGTGACGGCCGCATGTACAGCCCGTCGGGCACCTTGGACGACTCACGCGGCAGACACCTCCCCACCCGCGCCATGGATCACGGAGAGCATGTCCGTGATGGAGGGGTTGTCGATGAAGTGGCCGAGCCTGCCGCCAACGCGTTCGCCGGTTGCGTAGCCGGGGGTGGGGCCGAGCAGGAGGCGGCGCACGATGGTGCCGTCTTCTCCTGGTACGGCTGCCAGGTAGCCGAGCAGATCCACCATGTAGGGGAGCGTCGTCTTCAGTGCGCCCTGGACGTGGGGCTGCCAGACGCTGTCCTGGCGCTGCTGTGCCATTGCGATCAGGAGCACGGCGTCCATGGGTTTGACGGCGTGGGTGGTCAGGTCGCGGAAGTTGCGGACCAGGAGGGATGCTTTGCGGAGCATCTCGCCCCAGTCGCGGAGTTCGAGGGGGTCGTCGCCCTTGAGGGAGTCGGCGAGGCGTTGCTGGACTTCGGAGATGGAGTCCATGACGACGGAGCGGAATGGGTGCTGGCCGGTGTTGAGCCACTCGTATGCCTTGAGGACTGTGTTGTAGTCCCGGACGGTGACCAGGCAGGTGTCCCAGGTTCCGTCGCACTCGGGGATCTTCTGGGTGCGGGGGTCCCAGGCGATCTTCTTCGAGGGGGTGAAGCGTGAGCCCATCTCGGCGTCGAGGACGAGGCGCGGCGCGGGTGTGGTGTCTCCGAGTGTCGACTTGCCGCCCTTGGACGGGCCGTAGACGAGCATTGATATGCCCGGTGTGTCGGTCACGTGGTGCCCCCTTCCGGTGAGGACACGCCGTGGGCTGCCTTCACCTGGTCGATCAGGGTGTTGGCGCGATACGCGTAGGGATCTGCGTTTCGTGTGAAGTTGGCGTCCATCGCGTCGTCGATGCGCGATCCGTCGTCGAACATGGGGCAGACCTTGGTGAAGGGGCAGTCCCAGGCGCAGCGGTCTGTGATGGGGTTGGGGTAGGCGACGAGTCGGTGGTCCACGCCGGAGTCGAGCTGGCGGGTGACTCGTTCCATGTCGTCGAGGATGCCGGTGACACGCGTAATCATGTTGCTCTGCTCGGCCGCGTTGTAGCGGACGTGGACCTGCTCGTAGAACGGGCCGCTGGCGCGGGCGGTGCGCTTGGAGCGGAGCATCATGGTGTAGAGGGCGCCGTCCACGCGCATGCCGTTGGAGGAGATGGCCAGCAGGGCTGAGTAGATGCGCATCTGGGCGTCCAGCAGGATCATGTCGACCTTGCTGAGGGAGCCCACTGTTTTCCAGTCACGCAGCATGAGGGCGCCGTCGAGGCGTCGGCGGACGATCTGGTCGAGCTTGCCGTTGACGATGGCCATCTCGCCGTTGGTGAGCAGGATGGCTGTTTCCAGTTCCCGCTCGGTTGCGACGACTTCGTGTTCCTCGTCGAGTCCGTTCTCGGCGGCCCACTCCATGTAGCCGGACACCATGATGGTGGCCCAGTCCTGCTCTCCCGTGAGCTCTGGTATGCGGTCGGGGCGTTTGTCCCGTTCGCTGTCGTAGATGGTGGCGAGGGCGTTGATGGGGTTGATGTCGTATCCGTAGTACGCCTCCATGGCGGCATGGATACGGGTGCCCAGGAGCGCAACGCTGGTGACAGGTGCGTTCTCCGGACGTATGCCCCATTTGTAATGGTATGTCAACGCCCATTGGCGTCGGCATCTCTGGAATTTCGACAGCTCACTCGGGGAGACTCGCAGCATCAGGTCAGCGTCCCTCGGATGATCTCCGTGACGAGCACCTTGAGGAGCTCCATCGCCTGTTCAGGGGTGAATCCAGCGTTGATCCAGTTGAGATACATCTCGTGCTGGCCGACAGCGGCTTCCGCCATCGTGCCGAACGGGTCATCCGGCTGGTTCACGCCGCCTCCCGCTGTGTGGGTATGTACGCGGCGTTGCCCTCGCCGTAGATGTGGGGGCCGTCGCATTCCCAGGAGTAGAAGTCGCTTTCGTCCACGGTGCTGCTGGCTGTTTTGTGGAGGATGAACTTTCCCCAGGAGACCCAGTGCGTTCCGGTGTTGATGCAGCGGACCGAGGTGGCTTCGCCGTAGATCTGGCAGCGGGGGTTCGCCGGTGGGTGCATGGAGGTGGTCATGCGGCCTCCCCGAGGAGTCGGAGCAGGGTCTGTTCGTCCCGGACGATCTCTTCCATCCGCATTTCTTTGGTGGCGAGGATGTCCTGGGTGGCTTCTTCGACCGTTCCGGGGGTGATTTGCCGGATGATCTGTATCGCGTCGTGGCGTTCGGAGCCGATGCGGTAGATACGGTCTTCTGCCTGCTGCTGCTGGATGGAGCTGTATGAGGTCTGGAGGAAGACCATCCGCGACGCTCGGGTCAGGGTGAGGCCCTCGGCACCTGCCCCGAGCGTCAGCAGGATGGCGCGGAGCTTGCCGTTCTGGAATCGGTCGACGGCTTGTCCGCGCTCGTATCCCGACTGGGCCCCCGTCACGAGGCCGTGCGGGATGTTCAGGTTCGTCAGCTTCTCGGAGGCGAGTTCGATGAGCTGGCGGGAGACGGCGGCGACGACGAGGGGTTCGTCGGCGGTTTCTTCGAGGAGGTCGATGAGGTCGTCGACTTTGGGTGACGGGTTGGTCAGGCGGACGTTGCCCTGGTCGTCGACTTCGGCGGTGGCTGCGGCCAGTTGGTTGAGCCGCATGAGCTGTGCCAGCGGGTTGGGGGCGACGAGCAGTTCGCCGAGGTTGGCGATCATGTGCAGGCGCATCTGCTCGTACGCCTTCTTCAGCTTGGGCAGCATCGGCGTGTGGCGGATGGCGGTGGGCAGCTTGTCGGGAAGCTGGGGCAGCGCTGCTTTCTTGGGGATGCGCCGCATGAGGGGGTCGACGATCTTGAAGAACTCGTCGTGGGTGGCGGGGTTGACGCCGTGGACGTCGAGGCCGCCGAAGAAGTTGACCGAGGTGTCAGCCCAGCGGTCGATGTACTTGGTCTTCGCTGGGAACCAGGTGGGTTCGATGCCGTGGAGGAGGGACCAGAGGTCGCCGATGTCCTTGGCGATGGGGGTGCCGGTGGCGAGGAAGCGGAACTCGGCCTGGTGGAGGACTGCCCACAGTGCCCGGGTTTGCGCAGACTTCGCATCCTTGAGGCGATGTGCCTCGTCTGCTATGACGGTGCGGAAGCCCATCTCGTTGAGCTCTTTGGGTGCCCTGTCCTTCTCGCTCAGTGCGATGGTGCCGTACCCGGCGAGACGGGAGTGCAGGCGGATGGCCTCATAGTTGAGGACGAACACCTGGGCGTCGACGGCGAGTTGCTTGCGTCGCTTGGTGGCGGTGCCGTCGACTACCTGGACGGTCAGCTCGGGCGCCCACTGCGCGAGTTCGAAACTCCAGGTTGACGACTTCAGGGAGTTAGGGCAGACTACGAGCGCTGGGAAGGGGTTCTCCCCCGTTTCGGCGAGGACTTGCAGAGTCCGGATCAATTCCGCACTCTTCCCGAGCCCCGGAGGGTCGGCAAGGATCGCGCGGCGGTTTCGTACCAGGAACGCGACAGCGGGGCGCTGGAACGAGAACAGTCTCACGCAGCGTCCTCCAGTCGCGTCTCGATACGGTCGATGATCTGGGCGATGGGGTCGCTTGGGGGCAACTCCATCGCGTTCCGCAAGTCTGTGGCCGGTTTGATCCGGCTGTTGTAGATCTCCCAGGACCACTTCGTCAGCTCTACGCCCGTGAGAAGGTCGCTGCCGAAGAGTCCTCGGAGGGTTATGCATGTGGCCCACGAGAGTGGGGCCTTCCAGTATCCGGCGTCCTTGTCGTATCGGGCGCCGGGTACTTGTTGGACGAGATGCCGTTCGTGGTACTGCGTCCGGACGGCGATGCGTCCATCCACGATCTCCGCGACCGGCATACATCCTCCGCCGTATAACAGGCCGCGATCCGAACACGTTTCCGGGTTCAGGCGGCGATCGTACCATTCGATCAGTAGCCAGCGGGCAGTCGTGTGCGGATGTTTCCAGGAACTGGACGCTGCTTGATCAGGTGCCGGAACAGGTGAGCTGCCGCGTCGTTGGCGTGCTGCTGACCGGGGACGTACCAGCCGAGGCGCCGCAGGAAAACCACCGAGCTCTTGAGCGAACGTGCCGATGACGGCTGGCCCTTGAGGACCGGCACGTCGTGCTTCTCGCACAGGCCCTCGATGATCGTGATGGCGCTGTTGCTGTGTTTCGCCTGCGTCCCCGGCTTTGCCCGTGAGGTCTGGATGTACAGCTCCCAGCCGACGGCCAGACGGCCTGCGTAACTGATGATCAGGCCCTGGACCACGGCGCGGAGTTCGGTGTCCGTGTACTGGCCGGAGGCGAAGTGGTCGGCTTCGGTGTCGTACAGGGCGCCGCCGGTGGTCTTGCCCGGGTCGAACCAGGCGATGACCGTCCCGGTCATGGGTCCACGTCCTTGGGCCGCCGGACGAAGGGTGAATTCCTGCTCCGGTGCCAGCCGTTCTCCCACATCTCGCCGTACTTCTTGTTGTCCGCTTCGGCGAGTTCCTTGACGATCGGCGGTGCGGGCTCTCCGTTCACTACACGCTGGACTTCGCACGACGGATAGCGCCTGGCCCCTCGTGGGGTGCGATAGAACCCGATCACCCCTGACTGGGCCCAGCGGGCGACAGTCTGTGAGCAGACGTCGAAGATCTTCGCGACGTCGCTCGGGCTGTAGGTGTCCCCGTGGATCCACTCCTTCGGGACCTCAGTCACGCGTGCCTCCTTGTGCCATGGCGAGGGTGCGTGCGATGTCGGCGAGGGTCTTCGCCTGTTCGTCGACCCGCTTGCGCTCGGCGTCGTAGTCGCGGCGCAGTGCACGAGTGTCCTCAGCGCCTTGGTAGTGGTGGACGAGGGCTTCGAGAAGGGCCCGGCCGCTGTCGTAGGGGAGCACCACCGTGGGCTTGTGGTGTGCTTCGTCCGCTGCGTAGTTGGCCTCGACGCCGATCTCTTCCCAGTGGAGGGCGTTGTTCTCGTGCGTGTAGTGCATGAGGCGTCTGCTGTCGTCGCGGTGGTCGACGATGAACACCTCGATGGCGTCACCCATGAACAACTGGCCGATGTGGGCGCGGATCACGTGAGCCCCCTGATGATCGGTTCGGCGAACACCAATATGGCGCCCAGGATGGTGCCCAGTGCTATACCGAGTAGGCCAGCGATGAGGAGGGCGTCGATGGTCTTCTGGTGGTTGCGGTTCACTTCTGCCACCTCTCCGGCATGATCTTCCCTCCGGCGGTGAGGGGCACGCGGTATGACTTCGTGTCCGTCATGCACGCCTCGACTGTCTTCAAGACCTCTTCCGCCTGGTCGACGGGGGCTTCGAGGAGGATCTCGTCATGTACGGGCAGGACGAGCATGTCAATGAGTCCGGCGGCGTCCATGACGACCAGGCGCTGCTTCAGGTACTCCGCAGCCGTCCCCTGGATCTTGGCGTTCGGCAGCTGGGTGTGCTCGCGTCCTTTGTCGGCGATCAGAGGACGTCCGAGCGGGGTGAAAGTGGTGGGCCGTTCGTACTGGCGGGCTTCCCGCACGATGCGGTCGCTCATGGTCTTCAGGCCCGGGAAACGCTTGTCGAAGGCTGCCTTGACCGGCGTCATCTGAGCTTCGGTGACACCGGCGGTCTGCGCCATCTTCTCTACACCGGCCCCGTAGATGCTGTTTCCGGTGAGGACAATGCGAGAGCCTCGTTCGTCGGGGACACGCATCGTCCATGTCCCCAGCTCTGTGGTAACGCACCATACGGGACCCTCGCCCACCGGCTCCTTGGTAATCCGCTGGCCGGTCAGGAACGGCCGGGTGCTGTAGACCTTGCCGACCATCTTCTTGCTCCACGCCGCAGTGGGTTGTTCCCACCGCTCCGTTGATACTTCACCTGCCATGTAGGTCAGCACGGAAACGAGCTCGATTTGCCACGACTTGGTCTTCGTGAACGGCTTGCCGTCGGCAAGCTGCATGGCGTTGAGCATGGCGCTCGCCTGACTGGAACTGAGCGACGCGGCGAAGATGGCAGCGTCGGGCCACGTGTCGTAGAAACTGCCTGCACGCCGGATCAGATCGCGTACCCAGGGTCCGTGCAAGTTCCATACGACATAGTCCGGCTGGCTGTCCCTCATGTACCTCTTGTGTGGAACATCGTTCCTCACAAGGAGATCATCGATTACCGCAGCGTACTTCTTGACCGACTGGCGGATCTCACCAGTGACCATCCGCTTGGTCCCACCCGCTTGAGACGGACCTCCCTCCACGTAGTTGACACGCAGAGATCCATCACTCAACAGCCAGCCGAGGATGGCGGCCTCATCATCATTGATTGGCACGCCGTGCGGCTGGTCGAAGGGCGCGGCCAGGATGATTCGGTGCTCCTTGGAGAGCTCTTCGGTGGTGCAGAACTCTTCAATGAGTGCCCTTGTGCCATCTTTCAGGTACCGGCGCTTCTCACTGAACCACCTGTGGTTTGGTGTTGTCACGTACGACTGATGTGCGTTGCCGACCTTAACTAGCTCGGCCGAAGGGTAGTGGTGAAGCTTGGTGATCTTCGTCCACACCGACCTTTTCTTGATCGGGTCGTACCCGATCGTCTCGTCCCCGGGCTCCACTTCGTCGCATCTGAGCCAGCCGCGTCGTGTGAGGATCTGGTACTCCAGGGGCACGCATCCGTACACGGTGTTCTTGGTGAGCTGTCGGCGGTGGTCGTCTTTGCTGATGGGTTCACCGAAGATCTGGCTGGCGACACCGCAGAAGAAGTCGCCGCCACCCTCGTCGGCTTTGCGGAAGGCCTCGATCAGGCCATCGTCTTGTGAGAAATGGGCGGCAAGTCTTGCCTCAACTTGGTCCAAGTCGCATGAAATCAAGACATACCCAGGACGGGGGATGAAGGAGCCTCGGATGACCTTGTCGTCACGGGGCAGCTGCTGGAGGGCGGGGTCAGAGACGGACATCCGGCCCGTCCTAGCCCCCATGACGTTGACGTTCGCACGGACGACGTCGTTCGCATCGCGCAGCTCAAGGAACTTAGCTGAGTATCTGTCACGTATATCCTCAACATGCCGGACTGCGCGTATGTACTCGGCGAGTTGACGAACGGCGGTGTTCTCGCCGGAGGTGGCGTAGAACTTCAGGGCGTCCTTGTCGAACCGGGGAGCGCCCCGGTCGGTGAAGTGAACGACCTTCTGACCTGCCGCCTCCATAGCCTTGGCTATCTGCCCGGATGACTTAGGGCTGGTGATCTTGTGCGCCGACTTCAGCCAGTCGCGGATCTCTTTGGACTTGGTGTCGAAGTCGGCGATGGAGTCCTCGACATAGGGGACGTCGAGAAGCAAGCCCTTGCGCATCATGGCCGTGCAAATGCGGTTCGCAGCACGTTCCAGGCTGTAGGCCTCGGGGCAGGTGGCCTGAATGCGGGGGGTGAAGTGGCGTTCCAGGTGGGCGGTCTCTACTGGATCGAGACTCGCGTACAGCCAATAGGGCGCGTAGTCGATGGGGACGGTGCCCCATGTCCAGCCGTTGTCCTTCATTCCCTCGTCGAGCGCCCGCTGTCCATAGGCGGCGGCGGGGTCGACGATCTTCGATGCGAGGGGCTTGAGGCCGTTGCTGCGGGTGGGGTCGTCCAGGCGCGCCATAGTGAGCGTGTCGTGCAGGCGTTCCCAGGGGAGTTCGTAGCCGGTGTGTTCGGCGATGAACTGCCAGTCGAAGATGCTGTTGTGGGCGACCCAGTCGCCGTCGTACTGGTGGAAGACTTCGAGGGCGAGGCCACCCCATTGTTCCCAGGGGATAGCCCAACCTTGGTTGAGGTCTCCGATCTGGATGAGGCGGAGCTTGTCGCGGTAGGCGCTGAGACCGGAGCTTTCCGTGTCGACAGCGAGGGGGCCTTCGCGGCGCTGGCTGAGCCAGGTCTTGAGCGCGACGGCGTCGCTGACGCTCTCCACGAGGTGGAGTTGTACGTCTGCGAGCGGTGATGTCGTCACGCGTGCGGCCCCCTCGTGTTTTGTCCGAGGGGCACACGTTAAAGCCATCAAGGTTGACGGCGCAAGATTATCTCATGGGGAAGTTTTTGTGTCAACCCGAAGGGGACAACTTTTTACGCGGCGTCATCGAGGGCGGCGGGTGGGCCGGACTGTCCCAGCCACTTCAGCCAGGCCGCTTGTTCCTTCTCGGTGCATGCCGGGTAGGCCGTGTCGAGGCCGAGGATGATGAGCACACCCGGGTACTCGTCGTCCTCGCTCAGGAGACTGTCGTTGTCGCGCCGGTGGTTGGGATGATCACAGGATCCCGTCTTCGGTGTGGTGCACTCATGCTTGTTGCACCGGCGCCGTATCTTCATGGCGGCCATCCGCCGCTGGATGTCGTCGGCCTCGTCGTCGTCGATCGGCGCGGCGCGGCGGGGCCGGGCGGGAGGCCGGGACTGGGGGGTGTCGTAGTCGTTGTAAAAGTCCACATCGGTTCCTTATGTCATCTTTGCTGTCGTGTCGGCGATCCAACGGTAGAAGGCTAGTCGTTCGTCTTCCGGGATCCGGCCCCGCAGCCAGACATCGATGTTCTGCGGCCCGCCAGCGCCCCAGGCGGGCACCCTTCGGTCCGGAACCTTCCAGGCCTTCGCGATTTCCGGTTCCTCATGTGCGGCCTTACGGAGCAATTTCGCTGCCATTTCGCTGATTTCGCCATTGCGCTGGTACAGCTTGGCGATGATGTCGGCAGGGTCAATGCATACGTAGAAGTGGGGGTCGTCTCTTTCTTCGGAAATCCGGTTGATATCATTCATACGTTCAAGTTCGGGCGGGTTGCACCGTTCGCAGGGAAAAAGATTCCTCCACCGGTTATCACTCTGGCGCACGTCGCCCACGGTGGTGCGTTTATGGTGCGGCTTGGCGCATCGCGCGCTGGGGCGGTGGTAGACGTAGGACCGGGCGGTGATCTCCAGTCCGTAGCGGTACGGAGTGTCTGTGTCGATGATCCGGTACAGCGCCATGTCGGTCCAGCGCGGCTTGTCGTCCCGCCCCTCCATGAAGACGGCCAGGGCCTTCCCCTTGAGGGTCAGGGGACCCAGTCGGTCATGGACGGTGAATTCTTGGATTTCTCCCACGTGTATCACTCTCGCCGGACGCCGTTGACAACATCTGCACGTGCATGTGCATGTGCACCCTCAGTCATGTTCAAGACAGAGGGCTGATATGTCTCCGGGTGGGGGGTCCCAGGTGGCCGTAAGCGTGCGCGACCAGCCTTCCTTGTCTCGGCGAAAGAGTAACAGACGGGTGACGAACGTCCGCCCTGATGTGGTGCGGATCGCACCGGCGATCAGGGCGGACGCAGCTTTCGGGCAGGTTAGTCCTTTTGGCCGATATCGAGTGGACGAATTCCCTTTGCACTCCCTAGGTCAATGTCCCACCGGCGGGGTGTATATCCGTCTTCCCACTCCACTTCCTGCCTGACGGTCGACTCGCTGTCACTCTCCGGGGCGGGCCGACGCTGCTGGGACATGCAGAAGCTTTCGTGTCCGCATCCGTCGCAGCAGGCTGCGCAGTCGCAGTTGGGCTTCCTGCGTGTATGACTCACGATGTGCTCCTCACAGGCTGTTCAGCCAGGTCCGGGCACGCGTGGTACGCCACACGTCGGGCTCGATGCCGTAGTCCTTCATGAGCTTCACGCAGTTCCACGTTCCGCGTGAGCGGGGGCTGGGGAAGGCCAGGCCGTGGATCCGTTCACGGGGAACGGTGTTCACCGCCTCGATGACCATGCCGTGGTTGCGGATGGGGCCTGCGGCGCTCCCGTGCTGGTCCCAGTCCGCATCGAAGGCCTTGACCTCTATGTCGTGGACGGTCTGTGCCCAGTCGTCGGCGTACTGGTCGGCGCCGGTCATCTCGCCGGTGAGTCTGTCCCTGCACGCGCCGTGGAAGAGGATGAACCGGCCGTGCTTGACGTAGAGGGCGTTCAGGTTGCTGTGGACGATGCGGGGGTAGGGGTAGTCGCGTCCCCCGGTGACGATGACCAGATGCGCGGTGGTCATGAGGCCTCACGCAGGCCGTTGAGGACACGGATCACTGTGTTTGTGTCGGCGTTGAACGTGTGGGGGACGATGGGGTACTCCACCGTCATGTCGTCGTCGTCGGTGGAGTCATCGTCTGTCTGGTGCTGTTCGCTGGCCATAACAGGCCTTCCTTGTCGTGGATGGTACGAAGCGGCCGGGTCCTTCAGCGTACGAAGGTCCGGCCGCTTGTGCGCCCTCGCGGGCTCATGCCTCTGGCATGAAGGGGTCGTCGATGGGTATGCCGCCCTTCAGGACCAGAAGGGCGGATTCTTCTCTCTGTTCCCTCAAGTGCCGTCGTGCTGTGTGCAGATGCTGGAGCAGGTGGCGCGTGGTTTCACTGACACTCTGACCACCGGGTACGTCGCCGAGGACGTCGTCGATTCCCTCCTCGGTGAGCTCGACGAAGACGGTCCGCTGGCCGTGGATGCTGCTGACGCGTGGGGCTTCAGCCATCGGCGCTCTCGTCCATGCGCACCAGTGCGCTGTTCCTGATGTGCAACATCAATCCCGTTTCACTGGTGTAGCCCTGCCCAGTCTTGACGCACTCGGCATGCGCGGTGCAGGAATGGGTCAGGATCCCGTCCGGGTCCTCCCAAGTAATCTCCCAGGTCCTGGCCCCGTTGTGGCACTGGTCGGCGTGTCCGCTCCGCCCGCTGTAGTCGATGCGACGAGGGCCGCCCTTTGACTGCGGGTGGGGCAGCGGGCAGACGATGTACTGCTTGGGTTTCTCCTTCTTCGCAGGTTCCTCGGCTGCTGGTGCCGTCTCGGGCCCCTCCGCCTTCGGACTCTCCAGCTCCTTCGGCTGCTTCTTAGCCGGGACCTTTGGTGGGGACTTCTTCCGCTTCTGCTCCGGCGGGAAAGACACGGGTTCGATCGGCTGACCGCAGGCCTGAAGCATCTCCAGGAACTCCCCGTACGCCTTCAGGCAGCGTTCGCAGAACAGGTATTTCTTGGCAGGCTGCCCGTCAAATGCGATGACGTGCTCCCGGTATGCGAATGTCTCGGGAAGCTCCAGGTGTTCACACGGGTCGCACAGGTCCGTGACAACGACGCGGCGGCCCATCAGCGCCTCACCCTCTTCGCGATGTTGTTCTGGATCCTGTGCTTACGCAGGATCGCCCGGCCGTCACGGTCCATGCGGCCAGTCCCTCGTGGCAGCAGGTAGCCCTCGGGGTAGTCCGTGCACTTGACGTTCAGCGTGTAGCCGTCAGCGTCCACGAGCTCGGTCCGCTTGGTCTGGCATCGGCGGCACTTCTCCGTCTGGGAGAAGGTGCCATCTTCGTTCTCGACCGCGTGAGGGTAGCTCCAGTTGTGGCCCTTCACCCGGCAATCGACGTGCACGGCCTTGTTCTGGAACACCCACTCTTCGACGTCTTCGGTCGCAGCGTGCTTGAAGCCGTTGGTGGTCATGGTGATGTCCTCTGTTCTTGGGTCAGCTCAGTGAGGGCAGGAACTGCCAGCGTGGTTCTTCCTGGTGGGGCGTCAGGCCCAGCACGGCCAGGGCTTTTGTGAGGCGGGAGTCCCATTCGGGGTCTGCCTTCATCGGGCCTCCTGGTGTCATGCTGATGCTGTCGCCCCAACTGTCCGTGGATTGATAGCTTCCCTCTGCGACGAGGACGACGTATACATCGCTGGAGCCGGGGTGTGCGAGGTCGCCGTAGGTGTGGAAGGCGACGCCGTCCAGTGCCCCGTGGGCGCTGAGGTAGCCCATGGCGGCGGCGATGAATTCGCCACAGCTGCGGCGGTTCCCGACGTCGTAGTACCAGTCGAGGCTGAGTGCGCCGAAGCGGTTGGCTTCCTTGACGTCCCAGCCGTCGGGGTTGCCGAGGTAGTAGCCGTAGGCCTTGGCTATTGTCGCAACTGGTCGCAATGCTGTCTCCCTCCACGCTGTGGGTGGTATGCAGCCTACCTTCGCATACCACCCACAGCAGCGGTGGTCAGCGGTGCAGCCGCAGTTCGAGTGCCTTGGCTGTTCCGGCTTTGTTGACGGTGTAGACGATGCAGCCGTCCGTGTGGGACTCGGCGAGGTATCCGTAGCGTGTGAGGCGGCGGCAGACCAGTTCAGTCAGGGCCCTGCTCTCGTAGAGCGCTTCGCCGTCCTTGGCGTTCCAGTGGAGTTTGCCCCGACGGGGCGCCGTGAGCTTCAGCAGTACTTCGGCTGCTGATGTGCTGAGCTTGCGGGTCACCGTGCTGCCTCGCTGTAGTTCTTGCTGGAGTCGTAGAGGTCGGTGGCTGCGTCACGCAGAAGATGCGGCTGTGTGGTGGCATCGGACGCGGTGACGGGGATCAGTACTAACCCGCCGATGAGGGTGGCTAGTACGAGACTGATTCGCATGACAGATTTCTGCCTTCCTTGTCAAGGGTGGAAATTAGCAGCGCTGAGGGGCCGCTCACAAGTGGCACGGCCCCTCAGCGCATCTATTTGCACACCAGCTTTAGCGGCGGGTGGCTGCCCTGTCCTGGCGGCGACGGCGTCCGGAAACGCCGATCATGGCGCACGCTCCTGCCATCAGCAGGAGGCCGGTGTAGAGCATCAGCTCTGAAGTGGTGCCCAGGCCGGTCGCCGCGAGAGCGGCGCCACCTACTCCGGCTCCGGGCATGTACGTGTTCACGGAAGTTGTTCTCCTTCTTCTTGGTGTTACTCGGTCCACGTCGCCGGTCGGCGTCGGGAGAGATAGGACTTGGCCACTGATGTGACCAGCCAGTACATGTGGACGAGGCTGAAGAGCAGCTCGGGGATGATCAGCAGCTGTACAACGACGGAGCGCCACCCCAGATGCCTGACCGTGAAGGCCCAGTACAACGGCCAGAACAGGACGAGTGTCAGGTAGGTGGCATTGAAGTCACTGCGGTTCCACGGGGCCGTGCTGGTGAACACCCAGGTCATCCCGTACATCAGCAGGGAGAGTTCGAGGATCAGGATGGCGAAGGACTGCCAGGTGTGCTTGGTGATCCCTCTGTCCCTGAGGATGTCGATGGCGCCTCTGGTCCATCGTTGGCGCTGGCGGACGAGATCCCTGAGGGTCGGCATGAGGTCGGTGTATGCGATGCACCACTGGTTTGCGGTGACGCTCCAGCCGCTCTCCTTGAGGGTCAGGGTGGTTTCGTAGTCTTCGACGAGGTTGCGATCGTTTTCCCAGAAGACGTCGCCGCGCCAGTCGATGACGTCCTGGAGGGCGCTGGTCCGGTAGAAGGACCCGGCTCCGGACATGGTGTGCACGTTGCGGCGGATGCGTGCGTAGGCGTAGCGGCCGTATTCGATGCGCTGCATGCCGTACAGGAACCGTCGCCAGAGGGACCGTGTGGGTATCTGCCGTCCCCGGCAGGCGGCAGATACGCCGCCCAGACGTGGGTTGTTGTTCAGGACGCGAACGGCGCGCATGATGAAGCTGGGGTGGAGTTCGGTGTCGGCGTCCATGACCATGAGGCGCCGTGCGGCTGCTTCCAGTCGCTTGCCAGTTAGCTGTTGTATGTAGCGAATGCCCGCGTTGAGGGCTCCCGCCTTCTTGTGCGGGTTGATGGGGAGGACCAGTACCTGGGTCGTGGGCACGTCCGGGCGCGCTGCGAAGTCGCGTGCGATCTCTTCGGTGCGGTCGGTCGAGTTGTTGACGACGACCAGGATCAGATCAGGCTTCTCGGTCTGCTGGGCTATGCTCCCGAGACCGCTGAGCAGCCCCTCTTCTTCGTTGCGTGCAGGAACCAGAATGACTGTCCCGAAGACAGGGTCCACTGCTGTTGTGGAGCGTGCGCGTCTGCGTCGCACACCATCCCCCTTGCGATGCGTGTTGCGGGGGCAGTCCTCTTGTGGTGGCCCCATACCAGTTTTTTTCACTGGTTCAACTTCCTTGTCGTGTGGTGATCCTAATGCACTACTGGCACAGGGTTGACGAACTGGTGAGTAGTCATGGATCTGTGACATGACGGAGCCCGGGACATCAAGCCCCGGGCCTTCAGGTTGCGTTGGTCAGGTGATGGCAGTTCCGCACTGGTCGCAGCGGTAGACGTAATCTGACAGCAGTTGGTCCCTGCCGACCTCGTCGCGTGCTGTGAGATCCTTCCCGCAGCTCAAGCAGTACCAGACGGATCCGGCCGTGTAGGCGACGAGGGTGTTGTCCGGTTTCGGCAGCTCGTGGCCATGCAGCAGTCGGTACATGGCGGCTAGGGTGGCTGCGCTGTGCGGGCCTCTTCGTTGCCATGCGGCGGAGAGCTGTTTCAGTTCGCGTACCAGTAGCCGCAGTTCTTGGGTTTCCTTGAGGTGCTGGCCGTCGGCTGCGTCGAGGTCGTGGAGTGCTCCCTTGTGGAAGATCTCCGCAAACTCCAGCTCCACACCGCGCACTACCCGTTCCGCTTCGAAGTGAGTGCCGCCGTGCATCATGCGGTAGGCGACGATGAGGGCGTCGCGGTCGTGGCTCACGATGCGTCTTGCCTGTGGGGCAGCGGCTTTGCGAAGCCCCACGTCTGCTCGATGATCTCGATGACATCCATCATCAGATAGGCGCCTTGCCTGTCTGATGCCTGCGCCTGGTCGCTGGTCATTGCGTCGAGGTCCCGCTGGTCGTACCACTCCTTGGCCTTGACGAGCTTGCGCTGGAGTTCGTCGGGGAGGTGGTGGGTGGGTTCGTGGTCCACGGTGATGGTGTCCTTGTCTGGTGGGGTGAGGTGCGGCAACTTGACAGATGGCGCCCAATCCGGCCTTGGCGCCCTGCCGCGCCTCCTTACCGGCCGGTCGACCCCGGGGGTCAGGCGGCACGCGGGAGGGCTGCGACTTCGTAGCGTGCCGTTTCGTCGCGGCGGATGTTGCAGGCGTCGCAGTGGCAGCGCATGCGGTGGGTGCGGGCGTCGCGGCGTCGGGTGGCGGCGTATGCCTCGATCTGGGCGGCGATGTTGATGTCGTCAGGTGGGAGTGGTTCGCCTTCTGCGCACACCGGGCTGGTGATTTTCGCTGTCCACCAGGCGTAGGCCGCGAGGAAAGCGGCGGGGTTGCTGCTGGGGCGTCTGGACGCTGTGTTTTTGGTGAGGGTGTGGAGATCGGGCATGGCTTTCGCCTTCCTTGTCTGCCAGTCTGTGTTCACCGGTATGCGTCAACCCTTGTCTGGACTGTATCCAGGGTTGGGTGCAGTCGTGCTTTAGATAACCTCCAGGTCATAGACGGTGACGGGGACGCCCCGTTTGGTGAGTGTCTCGTTGATGATGGGCTCGACCTTGTCCCAGGTGCCACCGCCGAGGCCGCAGCCGATACGGGGCATGTGGACGGAGGCATTGAGCCGGGCCGCCGCATCCGCTACTTCTGTCAGCGCCTCAGTCAGCGCTACGTACTGCACGGCGCGTGGGGCGGACCTGTCATGGCGGACGCCGTGCTGGGCGATCATGTTGGCAACGTCGATGTCATGCCTGACGGTTACGAACTGGACCGCGCCGAGCCGGAAGTCTTTCTGTGTGTGGTCCCATGCGTGGTAGGCGAGCTTTGTGAGGGGCCATGCGCGGCCGAGGGCGACAACGAAGCCGCTGCCCCACTTGCCCTCGTCGTTGACGATGTGGGCGATCATCTTCAATCCGTCGCCGACCGGCTGAGTGGCGTCGCCCTTGACGTAGGTGATCATGCGCTCTCTGCTCCTACCGGGACGGGAACGGCCTCTTCGGCGGGCAGCGGCTCTTGCCCGGGGATGTTGAGCCAGTCGCGTTCGGCGCTGGCGCTGGGGTAGTCGTCGTGTTCGTTGGCGAAGTCGTAGCTGTCCTTCTCGCCGTGGTCAACGGCGACCCACTCGCTGGCAGTGACGACGAGGTAGGTGTCGGTGGGGTTTCCCCGTGCCCCGGGTATCAGGACGACGTAGGTGTCTCGCATGAGGGACCTCTCCTCTTGTCTCGTTCCGCGCGCACCTGGGCGGCCGGGTAGAGCGCCATGGGGCGTCTTGTTTCCGGGTGGTCGACGTAGGCGATGGACGCGATGCCCCACCTGGACATAGTGGTGCGTGCCGCCGCTGTGCTTTCGTATCCGAGGAAATCGGCCACCTGCTGCGCTGTCCATGCCTCGGGTGGTTCCTCGGTGAGCATCTCCGCGTAGGCGTCGATGTAGTCCATGATCTTGCTGGCCTCGTCGGCGGGGACGTGTTCTGTCAGCCGGTCCAGCAGTTCGTCGCGGGTCATGCGGACATGATCCTTCCTTGTCATGGGTGGCGGGGCAGGCTGCGTGAGGCGTGCCCCGCCACCGTTGCGATCCCGTCCGTTGGCGCGGCCGGGATCGCTGGCTGCGCCGTTGTCTGGGGGCAAGGCGCAGCCATGGCCTGGACGATACCCTCCGTGCCGTTGGTGTATCTACCTACGGCTTGGGCCGGTGTGGGCGGATTTTTTCGGCGGTCCAGCGGATGATCCGTACGGTGTCGTAGAGGATCCTCCCTGCGGCTATGAGCATCATCAGCACGAAGAGTGCTGCGGCGGGCGCGACCAGGAGCGTGCCGGTCAGCCAGTCGGCGCGGGTTGATGCGTAGGGGGCTATCAGGATGGTGACGACGGCGTATTCGGCGATCCCCAGGAGGGTGAGGGACACGGCGGCGTAGGTGCAGCCGACGTCGTGGCGCCGTAGGTAGCCGGTCACTGACGGGTGGCCCGTTCCTGGCGCTGCTGGATCTCGTACTGGGTGAGGGCTGCGGCGTAGGCGTCGTAGCGGCGGCAGGTGCGTGTGTCGATGATGTCGCTGCGCCGGTACCAGCCGGTGACTCCCTGACGGGAGATGGCGTCTTTGGGTGCCCCTTCGGCGGCGGCGTCTGTGCACGCGATGATGATGCGCTCACGGCCGAAGCCGTTGTCCACCAGGTAGGCGACCATGTAGCGGTAGCCGAGGTGCTGTGTGGGGCTGGTGACGTGCTGCTCGCCGGTTCCGTAGGGAGCCTTGAACTTGGGCATGGGCTGTGCCCTTCCTTGTCGTGGGTGGTGCTCAGGCTTTCTGCTGGTTGGGGGCCGGGTGGTCGTTGCTGTCGATCTCGCGGACTTCGAAGACTGTGGTGCGTGGGGTGCAGACGCCGGTGGCTTCTTGTGCGTTGCGCAGGGTGGCACGGCCTTGGTTGCTGGCGTCGTCCATGGTGTCGGCGAACAGGCTCCAGTAGAGGTGGAGCTGGTGGTTGGCGAGGTCGAAGCGGCCCAGGGGGTCGCCGTCGATGGCGTCGGCGATGTCCCGTGCTTCGGCTTCGGTGATCCATCCGACGTCCTCGATGACGGCGGTGATGGCGTACTGGCGCTGGTCGAGCACGTTTCTGTTCATCCGGGTTCTCCTACATGCTGGGGTGGGCGGGTGTGAGGGTGAGGCGGTTGTCGCCGTCGGGCTTCTTCCAGCTCACGTGGTTGGAGTGGACGATGTAGGCGTTGGTGGTGTCTTCCTGGCCTTCGACGCAGATGAGTTCGCGGCTGCCCTTGAGCTGGCCGTGGTCGATCTGGGTGAAGTCGGGGAAGGCGCGTAGCAGGGGTGTGATGTAGCGGGTGCCGAAGAGGTCGAAGATTTCGTAGCCCGGGGTGTTGTTGCGGTGGAGGGAGGCGAGTCGTTGGTAGCGTGCTCCGATGCCTTCGACGATCATGCGGTAGGCGGGGTGGCCGAGGGTGGCGCCGAGGGTGGCGTTCTGGACGTTGCCTCTGCTGCCGGTCATGCCGATCAGGGTCTTGCCCTCGATGAGGGGGTCGATGGGCTTGGTGCACCGGGAGTCGGCGTCGGTGTAGATGCCGCCGTAGCGGGCGAGGAGTTCCAGGCGCAGGACGTCGGCCCGTGCGGCGATGGGCATGTCCGGGTTGTCGGCGAGGGCTTCGTAGACCCACTGGTTGTGCAGGGCGGGGAGGTTCTTGTCGGTCCAGAGCTGGACGTGGTAGTGGGGGTTGTGCACCTTCCAGGTGTGCAGGTTTTTCTGGTAGGGGAAGGGCTTCTTGCCGATCCAGATGACGTGGATCCGCTTGGGTATGCCTGTTGGCGGGGTGTCGGTGGTGGTGGGGCGGTGACGTCGGAGTTTGCCGAGGATCACTGGTGTTCCTTGTCGTGGTGGTGTGTGGTTCAGGTGGTGAGGATCTGGGTGAGCATCCAGGCGCCCACGGCGAGGCCTGCTATCAGCACGCACAGCACGATGGCGGGTCGCTGCATGGGTGGGAGGCGGTGTTCGCCGAACCCGAAGTCGACCCGTACGTCGTCGTTGTACGGGTCTTGATCGTTGCCTGTCACAGGCTTCCTTGTCGGTGTGTCAGCCCGTGTGGGCTGGGTCGTGCCCGAGGTCGAATCCCGCTTCTGATTCGTCCGGATTTGGTGTGTAGTGCTCATCAAGGTCCAGTTGCTCAGCCTTGGCGTCCATCTCTGCCTGCTCTTGCAGGATTCGGTGCGGGAGCGAGTATCGCACCTTGATGGTCTCTCGGTCGTCTGTGTAGAAAGAAAGACCGAACTGTGTCCCAAGGTTCTTGGCGGCGCGGCAGAAGGCCACGCTGCGTGCGCCGTTCATGCAGTCGCTGTGCAGGTCCCAGAGGGACTTGGGGTTGTGAATCTCCCGCTGGGTGCCCCAGGCACCGGCACCGTCGAAGAACGTACGGACGGATCCGTCGGAGTTGCGGATGATGAGGCGCTGGCGGGCGCGGTAGGCGACGGCCATGTTGTTGTTCAGCTCGCGCCCCTGTCCGACCTCGGTGAGCTCCAGATCCTGCTCCCCCCAGCCGAACGGACCGAAGATCTCGATGAGCCGGGCCCGGATGTAGGTGTGGTGGAGGTTGATCTGCCGGTCATTGTCACGCTTGGTGATTGCTTCGATCAGATCGTCATTCTCAAACTGCTCGAAGGGCTTGAGCAGTTCTTCGTACTGTCGTTGGGTGAGCTTTCCAGGGTCATTCATGATTCCCCTGCTTCCTTGTCGTTGTGTGGTACGCGAAAGGGCGGCATCGGATTTCCATGCCGCCCTTTATTCACGCTGTGTGGCGTGTTTACTCCGGAGTGAAACGAAGCAGGACGTCCTTCCCGTCCTGCGTCACCCTGGTTTCCGTGACGTAGCCGTGCTTGTTGCCCCATCCGCGCGCCAGGGTGCGGAAGTAGGACGGCTTCTTGTAGAAGTCGACACCGCCTTCCAGTTGCCACCACTTCCCGTTGGCCCATGTCTCCCACGGGTACGTCATGCGGTCTTCTTCTCGCGCTAGTGCCGCTACGAGATTGTCTGCAATCTGCTTCGCCATGCATGCAGTCTATAACTGACAAGTGAGTTAAACAACAATCGCGTGAAAGTCTCATCTAACGAGTTTGTCTCGTTTATCGATGATAGTTGACAACGATGACGGCTTGCTTGGCTCGCGTGATGGACGTGTAGAGCCACTGTGCGTAGGACGGTGGGCCCTCGTCCATGACGATGACCTGGTCGAACTCGGAGCCTTGTGCCTTGTAGGCGGTGAGTGCGTAGGCGTAGTCCCACAGACGCGATCCCCGTGGGCGGTCCGGGGAGTTCTTCCACAGATCCTTCTCGGCGCCGAACTGCGCGCGGGCGACGCCTGCGACGAGAAGGCAGACGGGCTCGTTGGGGGTGGCCAGGACGTGGTCGTCGAGCTGGACGACGATGTCAATCATCGGCCCACCCCGGTCGGTGACCTTCAAGACGGTGCCGGTCATGCCGTTGTGCACCGTCAGGAAGTCTCTGGTGGCGCGGTAACCGCCCTCCCCGGGGGTGACGCGGACCGCCTCGTAGGAGCGGCCTCCGAGTGAGACGACCCGGTCCCCCTCGCGGGGTGGTCCTTCGCCATGTCCGGCCTGGTTCAGGCGGGCGCGCAGGCGGTTGGTGTGTGTGACGATGAGCCGCTCGGGTCCGGGGTCGAACCGCTGGAAGACGCCTCTCATGACAGGGTCGGAGAGGGGGTAGCGGACGGCGTCGCCGTTTCCGTAGCGGGCCCGCCCCATGTGTCCGTTGCGGCGTACGTCGTGGGCGGCCTCGATGATGCCGGAGTCGGCGCCCTGGCGGTGGTTGTGGGTGAGCTCCACGTCGGGGTTCATGGTGAAGGGGTTCATCTGGGCTTTGACGGGCGGGAGCTGTCCGTGGTCGCCGACGAGGAGGACGGGGACGCCGAAGGAGCGGACGTCGGCGACCTGTTCCGGGGAGAGCATGGAGGACTCGTCGATGATGACCAGGCTGCGATGGCCGCCGAGGTATTCGCGGCGTTTGGGTTCGAGCTGTTCCCGGATCCGGCAGTCATGGGTCTTGCCCGCCGTGCACGGGTCGAAGTGTGCGGGGCACTCGCAGGCGTCGTCCTGGCCGCAGACGCACTTGTCGACGACGCGGCGGACCTTCCCGCCGGTGACGTCGCAGTGATGGGTGGCGTGCATGTGGTAGACGAGTGAGTGGTAGGTGCGTACCCGTGCGCTCTGGCCGCCGGTGAGTTTCTTGCGCAGGACGGCGGCGGCCTTGTGGGTGGGCGTGCCGAAGACGGCCCGGACGCCGAGCTGATCCTCCAGGGACTGCATGAGAGTGGTCTTGCCGCTGCCCGCCCAGCCTCCAAGGGAATAAATTGGTGCATTTCCGGCGCCGTGGGTGTGCGGCGTGGACGGGCAGCCGTTGAAGCCGTAGCCGGATGTGCCTCCGTTGCAGTGGATGAGGTGGGCGTCGGCGTCCTTGTACCAGTCGTCGATGCGGTCGAGGGCGTTGGACTGGTCGGTGCTGAGGCTGATGGTCATAGTGGTGTGCCCCCGTCGGTCACTGTCGGTCTTCCTCGGATCTGTGTCGGGTGGGGTTGATGGTGGGGGTCAGGGTACGGAGGATCGAGTTGACGCTGCTGCGTACTTCGTCCGCATGCCGGGTGGGCCCCGTTCCGTTACGTGGCGGCGGGACCGACTCGACGATGGTCTTTGGCGGTTCGGGATCCGGGAAGGTCTGCTGCCCGGTGGGCTCGGGCTTCTTCTCGGACTCCTCCTTTGCTCGCTCCTGCTGGTCCCTCTCCGCGCGTATGTCGGGGTGGTCGGCGAGCAGGCCGATGCCCCGGTAGATGGGTACGAGCTTGCCGTCGATGCGTTTCTTCTGGTCCTTGGCCTTGATGGTGGGGACCATGCCGAGGAGCTTGGTGGTGAAGGACTCCCGGGTGTCAGCCACTTGGCGGCCGTGGCTCCGGTTCCAGAGGGTCCACATCTCCCGAAGACGTTCTTTGGAGACCCACTTGTCGTCGCCGAGGACACATGCTTCCGCGATGAAGCCCTTCTGGGGCGCGGAGCGGTCGCGCTGGGCACCAACGATCTCAGGCGTGGCACTGTTGACTGTGAAGTGACGCTGGACGGCGAGTCGATCCAGGCCGTCGAGCGCCCAGTTCAGGATGCCGGGGAGTTCAGTGGCGAGACGGTCGGCCAGTCCGGTGTCCTCGTTGTTCAGGTATGAGGTGACGGTGGTGGCGACGAGCCATCGTGTGGGCAGCACGCCCGCGCTGTCCGCCCAGTTGGGGATGTCGTTGGTCAGGAGCATGAGGCGGGCGGGGATCTTTCCCTGCCATGGCCGCTGGTACTTGCGGTCGACCTGGATGGTGTCCTCACCGATGATCGACAGGAGCCGTTCGGTGATCACCTCCGTGCCCTTCTTCGGCAGTCGTGCGTCGCCGATGACGGCCAGTGTCTTGTCGGTGAGGGCCCACATGCCGAACTGCTCGGTGAGCGAGTTCAGGGTGGGACCGGCGCAGTTCAGCCAGCCCGCCATCATCTGGAGTATGCGGGCGATGGTGCCCTTGCCGGAACGTTCCGGGCCCTGGAGCATAAGGGCCTTCTGGAGGTCGGTGCGTCCGGACAGGACGTAGCCGAACCACTCCTGGATCATGTCGATGGAGGTCGGGTCGTGTGCGAACGTCTCTTCGAGCCACGTGGCCCACTGGGGGCAGGTGGCCGTCCCGTCGTATCCGAACGGCACGCTGGAGAAGGTGAAGTACGCCGGGTCGGCGGGTGCGAGTTCGCGGCCGGTGACGCGGAGGAGGCCGTTGGTGCAGGAGATGGCCAGGTCGTGGACTCCCTCTCCTACCATGGTGTTCTGCTTTGTGTCGTCGCGGAGGTTGACGGCGGCACGTAGTGCCTTGTCGAGGTTGGTGATGCTGGAGTTCGCCGGGTTCCATGGTTCGTCGACGAGGTTGCCGTCGACCTTCTTGGTCATGTATGCGGCGTCCATCCGCTGGTACAGCCAGGATGTGACGTCGGCGTCGGACATGGTGCCCCAGCAGGATCCGTTCCATCTCACCCAGATGTCCTGCCAGCGCATGAGGGTGGGCTTGCCGCCGTGGAGGAAGAACGTGTCGCGTAGCTGGGTGGCCACGGTGTAGGGCTTCTTGTCGCTGGATGCTCGGAACTTCCCGACGATTTCGGGCAGGCGGGTGTCGGTGAGCGGGTCGGCCGGTTCGGGAAGCGGGTCAGAATCGTCTCGGTTTGCAGCGATCTCCACGGCAGGGGTCTCCTGCGACGCGGATTCCGGCTCGGACGTGGGTGTGGTGGTGTCCGGGTCGGTGACGTGTCCGTCCTCGGTGGCCTCTCCTGCCCACATGTCGACCTGTTCGGCGCTCTGCTCGGCACGGAGCCTCACGGTCCATGTGTACGGCCGCTGGAGGCCCTGTGAGGCGCTGCGAACGGTGGCCGTGACTTCGGATTCGTCGAGGCCGGAGGTGAGGGCGGCGGCGGTGAACTCGCGCTCCACTTCGGCGGGGTCGAGCTGCCCGGCTCCGGCGTACTGGTAGCACATGTAGGCGAGCCGGTTGAGGGCGTTGTTCCGCTCGAATGTCGTGGCCCGCATCTCGTCGAGGAGCTGGTTCATGCGGGCGCGGGCGTCGGAAGCGGGGGCGTGGTCGCTGACGTACGAGGAGCGTGTGGGGCGGGGCGGGGCGGGGCAGGTCTCTTCGAGCTCGTCCAGGGTGTAGCGGAGGCCGGTGGACATGAAGCCGGTGGCGCGGCGTTTGTTCCAGTCTTTTGCGTTGACGGTGCCGGGGATACGCAGGACGCGGGAGAGGTCGGACACGCCGGTGCCGTAGCTGAAGCCCTGCTTCTCGGCGGCGATTTTGACCTGGGCCTGCCAGCGGCGGGAGAGGGCTGCGACCCTCATGCGGGTCGCAGGGTCCGTGACGTCGAGGGGGTCGGCCAGCTTGACGATGTGGTAGAGGCCGCCGCCGGAGTTCACCGTGATCGAGGCGGGCAGGAGTCCGGAGGCGTCGTAGACCGCCTGTGCGGCAGCCGCATCACGGGGAAGGTTGCCACCCTTGTGACCGGTGGTGCCGAAGTCGAGGTCGGTCCATAGCCCGATGAAGTGGGAGGACATGGCGGCGGTGCCACGATCCCCCCTGGAGGTGTCCGGCATGGTCGCCAGTGTGGTGATGCGGGCGTAAACGCCCTGCTGGCCTTCGAGGTTGCCGCTCACCTCGATGTGATCGATGGCCTGCTCGATACCGTCCGTGTCCGTGGAGAAAAACCGACCCGATCCCTTGCGGGGAGTGGTCCACATCTGAAGCAGACCGGGCACACCGTTGTACATTTCGGTCAAATAGGAGCGGACCGTTTCCCGGTCGACGCTCCGGGCAGAGCTCTCCAGGCCTCGCCAGCCAGCTTTTGTACCGTTGGAGTTGACAACTCGGCTCGTCTCCGCCGAAGATGGTTCTCGTCGCGAGTTGACATCACGTGACGATGCAGAAGAAGCTGGCAGGTTTATCCTGCTAACATCAGAAACGTCGTCATACGTCGTCACGGACGATCTCCTTGCTGCTGGTGCTGTACTCCTTGCGGAGGCCACTGCTCGGAGCCGTCGAGTTCTCTGCTCCCGCCCTGCGGCGCGGGGCGGCAGGTGTGGAGAGGTGGTTCATCGAGCGGTACGTTGGTGGAGACAACGCGGGATCTTCTTTCTCCCAGGGGTGAGCCCGGTGCCTAGGAACACCGGAACTCGAATACTAACCCTTTGGGGACCTGCGTGTCAGGGGCGGTCAGGAGTCACAGACTCCCGGGCCGCCCCTAACGTTTGTCCGCCCGTCAGTTGTCCACGGGGCGCATCGGGATGGGCGCACCGGCAAGGAGTTCACGCTCGAACTCCTTGCCCAGGACCGTGGTCAGCAGGTACCGGCCCCCGTCATCGCGGGCGTTGACCGTGCCCAGCCAGGGCTCCGGCCGGTGAAGGTCGGACTCCCCCTCGATGAGCGCCCTCAGGGCCTGCGAGGCCTGCCACAGGCCCGTCGTCAGCTCCCCCCTCCGGTAGTCGGCCGGGGTGCCCGGGTCGGCGTGCTTGTCCTCCCACCGCTCGACGGCGGCCAGGATCCGCTCCACCAGGAAGCGCATCGCCTTCATCTTGCGGCGCGGCATGTTCTTCTGCATGGACGTAAACGTCCTTCCTTGTCGGTCGACGGCGCCCCCGTATCAGGGCGCCGTCTGGTTAAACTTGACTAGCCATCACACCGTGCCGTCCATGAGCGGGGCTGCGGCACGCATGGCGGCCTTCAGCTCGCGGTTGCCTGCCAGCCTCATATCCAGGCCGTTGCCTGTGAGCCACCACCCGGGCGCGGTGCCCAGGTAGTGGCTGCGGTAGCGGTACTGGAGCCGGTAGGCAAGCACCGGCTCGGTCACCCACAGCATGCCCGGGACTTCGCAGTACCAGGCGTAGCCCCCGACACGCATCATGCTCATGCTTCTACTCCTTCCTCAGGGGTTGGGCATCTTGACCAGCGAGTCATCTGACTTGCGGTGGTAGTGCTTGGTGCCCTTCTCGCAGGCTGGGCAGTCCGTGTAGCCATCCACCGACTTCGGGCTCATGATGTCGATCACGCCACCGTGCTCGACCTCCTCGTAGGGGTCGACCTCGCGCACCGACCAGACGACACCCGGCCCGTGGACGTCCCGGCCCTTGCGCATCTGCTCCCAACGGGAGTACAGGTCACCGGCCTTGGTGTGCAGGAGCATCTCGTCGTTGAAGTCGAGCAGCTCGTCCAGCTTCTTGCACTCATCGCCAGCCGAGTTCGTGGCCGTACCCATGGTGCTAAACCGACACGTCCATGTCTGCGGTGTACAGAGCAACTGGTGGATCTGCTGTCGAGGTGGGGTGATCACCTTCGGGACACTCACTTCGCGCCCCTCTCCGCCAGCTCCTTCGCGGCCTCCTTGTAGGCCAGGGCGCCGTTGTTGGACGGCTCGTAGGTGATGACCGTCTGCTGATGGCTGGGCGCCTCGCTCACCCGGACCGACCGGGGGATCTGAGTCTTCAAGACCTGCTCCGGGAAGTACTTACGCACCTCGTCGGCGACCTGCTTGGACAGGCTGGTCGAGCCGTTGAACATGGTGAGCAGCACCGTGGAGATCCGCAGCCGGTCGTTCAGCTCCTCCTGGACCACCAGCTCGATGGTCTTCATGAGCTGCCCGACACCCTCCAGTGCGTAGTACTCGCACTGGATCGGGATGAGCACCTCGTCACCGGCGGTCATGGCGTTGATGGTGAGCAGGCCGAGCGAGGGCGGGCAGTCGATGAGGATGTAGTCGAATCCCATGCTGGACTGGCCGATCGCCCTGGCCAGGCGCCCCTCGCGGGACACCATGGACACCAGCTCGATCTCCGCACCGGCGAGATCGATCGTGGCGGGCGCGCAGTACAGGTTTGGGATCCTGGGGCACTTCTGGATGGCGTCGTCCAGCGGCTTGCTGTCGATCAGCACGTCGTAGATGGAGAGGATGCCCTCGCTGTGATGGTCGATGCCCAGCGCAGTGGAGGCATTGCCCTGAGGATCGAGGTCGACCACCAGGACCCGGCTGCCGTGCAGAGCGAGGGAGGCGGCAAGGTTGACCGTGGTCGTGGTCTTGCCCACCCCGCCCTTCTGGTTGGCGACCACGATCACGCGGGTCTGGTCCGGGAGGGGGAAGCTGCTGATGCTGGTCGTCATCGTGTCTCCTTCGTGTGACGTCACTTGGTCGTGCCGGTGAGGAAGTTCCAGAACTCCTCGGGGTCTCCCTGGTCGCCTTCGTACTCGCGCCAGGCCACCCGGATGGTGGCCTGGAGCATGGCGACCTGGACAACCGGCATGTCGGCGGGCGGCTTGATGACGTTGGAGAGCGGTTCGTACATGGTCAACTGCCTTCGGTGCGTCGATGTTTCACGTGGAACATTCACCCGCCCTGGGCTTCGCGCGCCTGCTTACGCTCGGCGTAGATCTGTTGGGCGGTGGTGCTGCCTTGCACAAAGGTCTGCAAGTACTTCCGTGCTGCTGGCGTCTTGTAGTTCATCTGGTGGGTCTTGAAGATGTCGAGCGCCAACTCGACGGCCTCTGTGGACATCTCGGTGACCCACGAGTAATCCCGCCTGTGCACCTTGTGCAGTGCAACGACGAGGGACTTCAATTGCCGGTCCCGTACGGCCACGCCGGGGGCGGTCGCGTTGAGCAGCACTTGCATCTGTCCGGGGGTCAGGTCGATCTCTTCCATGGGGTCTCCTTAGGTGGATGTTTCACGTGGAACATTGCGGGGGTCAGCCCTTTGGGCCGCTACGTGCAGCCTCGATCGTCCACTCATGTGCGAGCAGGGACCAGGCCGACTCGGTCGTGGTGTAAAAGGATCCGTCAGGGCCCTTGATCCTGCACGACAGCGGTCCGTCGTACGACATGGCGACGAGTCCTCGTGCCACAACGACGGGCAGGCCATCGTCCCCGCCGTCGGCGTCGTATCCCCACACTTTCACGGGCTGCGGCTTCGTCACGTCACGCGCGATGCTGCGCTTGCGTGGGGTGCTCATGCTGTATGGCATCTCGGGCTGTCCTTTCAGTGATGGTGGATGTTTCACGTGGAACATGTCGCCAGGGTCAGAAGTCCCAGCCATCCTCGCGGGACTGCTGGCGCTCCCGCTCTGCGATCTCACGGGACTTGGTGGTGCCGAGGTTGGCGCGGCGGATGTCCTTGTGACTGGACGGGTCGCCGTGCTGCGGGTCGACGGGGATGATCTGCGTGCCGGGCTCGTAGTCCACGTCGTCGAGCTTGTCGAGCTTGGTCCAGTATGGGTCGAGCCACTTCACATCCCACTTGGACTTGCGGGGCCCGAACCAGATCGTCTTGTAGTGGCCGCACCGTTGCTGTGGGTCCTGCTCGGCGCCGGTGGGGATGGACACCCCGTCACGGATCCGGCCAGCCATCCGCTCCCGGCGGGCATGGAGCTTGGGCCCGATGCGCCAGCCGACCTGAATGTAGAACGGGTCACGGGAGGGAGCCTGACGCTGTTTCCCCCTGGCCGGTGCGGGCGGTGGTTCCTGGATGTCCGCGTTGCTACAGCACAGGTAGGTGAGCAGCGACAGTGCGCCGGGGATGACCTGCTTGATGATGCGTCGTTGCTGCTTGGACCCGTCGCTCACGCCATGGAACTCGTTGGTGTGTGCGATGACATCGTCGAAGGTGAAGGGGCCAGTCATGGATGGCAGTGGGAAGACCGGCGTGAGGACATCGTGATACGTGGGCGTCGCCGGGTTCGTGTCGATCCACGGAACGATGCATAGCCCCTCCGACCGTGGGTCTGTCGTCGGGCAGAAGGCCCTGCCGATGCGGCCGGTCAGGAAGATAGCCCTGACCAGTCCTTGATCTCCGTCCGAGAAGTTCATCGGCCATGCACGCGGCAGGGGAATCATGGGGCTGATGTAGGGGAGCCGGGAGAACAGCTCGCCGGGCAGCTTCCCCTTCAGGTCCGTCCGGTACAGGCTGTTGGCCATCTCCAGGTGCACGTCGAAGGCCACCCGGCCCTGACGCCGCCACAGATCGATGACGGCGTGCGATGCCGCCCGGTCGAGCAGGGTGGTCAGCTTCTCCGTGCCGTACGTACGCTCGAAGGCCTTGTTCCAGGTCGGAGTAATGCCCCGCCGCATCCTGACCGCATTCCCGATGCCGTCGTGCGGCCACGTCTTCAAGTCGGCGGCCATCATGTTGTCGAGGTCGAGGATCCGCTCGACCGCGTCGTTCGTCCCCGAAGCACGCCGCATCCTCGGCGGCATGCCCTTGCTCTTCTTCCCCATGACTACTCCCCTGTCTCCCCTCTACCGGTCGATGTTTCACGTGGAACATTGACGACCGGACCGCCGTCGGGCACGACACGCACATCGAAGTTCCCGAAGGAGACGGTGTCGTTCTTGAATGCGGCAGTGAGCTGCGCCCGCACCCAGTCCACGGCTTCCTGAGCATCACGTGCCTGCACGGTGCGTTGAGCAGTGCGCAGTGCACCACTGTTCACCTGGTAGATCACGTCCACTTGGTGCGTGAACTTGTCCTCGACGGACGGCGATGTTTCACGTGGAACATCGACCGTCTCGTCCTTGATGATGATCCGCTGCGTGCGCTGGCCGCTGGCGAACTGCGACGTGATGAGCAGGTCGCCGGTGTCCGGGTCGTTGTCGATGGACAGGATCTCACCGCCGGAGGTATCGGGGTGGGCGGACAGCTCCCGCCTGATCTTGTTCTGCATCTCGCGGAATGCGTCAACGCTCATGCGTAGCTCCTTGTAGCTGGTCACTGGGTCTCCGATGTTTCACGTGGAACACCGCTGTCGCCTTCATCGTCTTCGTCGTCATCGAACCAGCTCGGCTCGGTCCCCCAAGCACCGCAGTACATGCAGCGGTACTTGGGCTGGATGTGATGGTCCTCGGCCCCGACGTGACCCTCTCGTTCGCAGCTCACGTCTCGGCCTCGGTGGATGTTTCACGTGGAACATCGGTCTCGGTCTTCCGCATAACCCAGACCACGTGGCCACAGACCCCGCCGGTGAACAGGTAGGCGTGCCCCGGGGCGCACTCCTGGACGACGAGGTCTTCGGTCTCCCCACAGTCATCGACCGGGCAGACGGTGTAACGCAGCTCGGGTGGGATCACATCACTCATCACTGGCCGCCGATGTTTCACGTGGAACATTGAGCAGCGGGATCCCCCGCTCGGTGCGGAACTCGTCGATGGCCTTCTCGCAGCAGACGGGCTCACCGGCGATCGAGTGCGCGTCCTGGTTCACCAACGCGTCGGTGGCCTCGGTGGCGGTGAGCTCCTCCCACAGCAGGTAGCAGTGTGAGCAGGTGTGCTCCTCGTCGCAGACGATCTCGGCCTTGATGACGTTGCGATGACGGAGCATCCCCGTCCTGATGACCGCGCAAGCCTTGCGGTAGTCGCCCTCGATGTCGCGGCTGGCGAGGTGGTCGCCCATTGACACGAAGCCGAAGTCCCCGAGGCGACGTGGGTGAATGACCAGGTCGAACGTCGGGCCCCACAGGTTTCCCTCAAGGGGATCGCCCCATTGGTCCCTGAAGCCGAAGCTGGCGATGGACACATGGGTCTGCATGGGATTGAACGTGGCGACGACGCGCCAGTTGTCACGGGTGGTCTTCTTCATGGTGTGCTTCCTTGTCGATGTTTCACGTGGAACATTCAGTCGTCCACGATCTTCAGCCAGTCGTTGATGAGCCGGTCCTCGAAGCCCGCCCGATCGCGCCGGGACTCCCGCGCGTCGCTCTCGCTGAAGGCCGCGACGACCTGCTTCAGGGCATCAAGCCCTCCGGGATGGATGTCGACGGTCTGGAAGAAGAGCTGCACCTGCGACCGGAGGGTCCGGAGATCCTTCAGCTCGGTCGGGTACTTCAGCTCGTCGAGTGCGGACCGGCGGCCGATGGCCTTGCCCATGGCGAAGATGCGGTCGAATTCTCCACGACACTCCTGCTCGGTGGCCTCCTCGTCGAGGATCAGCCTGCTGGCCTGGTCGTACAGATGCTCAGTCTTGAGGTAGTCGGGGACACTGTTGTCGGTCATGGGTTTCCTTGTCGGGTGATGTTTCACGTGGAACATTGCTCAGTCGTGCGGGCCGATGTAAGTCACGCTGGTGATGTCGTAGCCTTCGGTCTCGTCCTCCTGTGAGATGTTCACGGGGTCGTTGGCTTCCTTCGACAACTCGCTGTCGCTGTCCTGCATCTGCTGCTCGGCCCACTGCTGTAGGTCGCCGTCCAGGACGTCCTGTGGTACGTCCACCACGACGTTGATCCGTTCCGTGATGGTCTTCGTGTTTTCGCCCGTGATCTCGATCTCGGTGCGGGGCATTACTCCTCCTTCGGATGGCGATGTTTCACGTGGAACATAGTTCGAACGGGTGTTCAATTCTCAGTCGCTGCGCTGTGCGCACTTCTCTTCGAGGAGCTGGGCCGTCAGGTCGACGTCGATGTCCACGCCCCCGTCCAACTGGCCGATGTCCCTTTCGCGCATCTCGTCAGCGAACCAGTCGGCGCCGAAGTAGTCGATGCTGAAGCAGATGTCGTCCTTCTCCTTCTCGGTGGAGTCGTTCCAGGTGTACTCGATCATCCCCTCAGTGAGGGGGTCCGTCGTGGGCGTGGGTGTAGGGGTGGGGGGCTCGGGCGGCGGTGGAACCGACGCGGTGATGGTGACGGCCGGGCCGGGCGCTTGGTCCCTGTCGTCGCCCAGGGCGACGGCCACGAGGAGGCCGGACGGCAGAGCAACCGCGACTACTGCCAGGGCTATCCAGACGACAGTCAGTCCGGGGTTCCTGGGCGGCGGGTAAGGGGGCGGAGAGCCGAAGGTCATTGTCTTTCCTTGTCTGGAGTGGGATAGGTTATCGGGCCGGAGCACACCCCGTGTAAGCGACGGGGTGTGCTCCTTTTTGGTCAGGCACCGCTGTAGGTGTCGTTCCAGTAGTTCCGGTCCTCCTGCGCCACCTGCTGGCAGGTCGGCTCAGGTGTCTCGCGTGCCCGTCGCTTGAGTACCAGGGCGATCCGTGAGGACTTGATCTCCTCGTACGTCCGGTCCTTCCACGAGACGCACATGGCGCAGCCGGTGCACTCGGTGAGGAAGACGTGGTTCCAGGGATCCTCCCAATCCCCGTATTCCTCACCGTAGGGGTCCAGCGGTGGGGGCATGGCGGTTTCCTTTCTCTCGGGAACGCGAAGAGGGCACCAGGATGGATTCCTGGTGCCCTCTGGCCGTTCGGTTGGTGCTACATGCGGCGGCGCTTGCGCAGTGCCAGCGCGCCACCACCGAGCAGCAGCACGCCACCTGCCGTCGCGATGTACGGGGTGGCGCTGCTGCCGCCGGTCTCGGCGAGGTCCTTATCCGTGGCCGGGCTGTCCGATTCAGTGACGGTCACTTTCTCCTCAGCTTCCTCGCGGTCGGCCGGGACGGGGGTGAAGTTGGCGGGCGGGTTCTCGCAGCCGACGCCATTCTTGTCGTTGCCGTCCAGCGCAGACTTGAAGTGCGGGCTGTCCGACGGGATGTTGGAGTGCCCGTTCTCGTACGCCTCGGTGCAGTTGGCGAACGGGGTGTGCCCGCCGTGCGCCAGCGCCGGGGTGGCGAGGAAGAGCGGGGCGGTTGCCAGGAGTACGGCAACTGCGGTGCGCGTAGGGCGCATTGGAAGCCTTTCGAACGGTTTGCGAGTTGACGGAACGACAGTAGCGCATCAGCGCTGTCGGGCATGCAGCCGCTTACGTGACCATGAGCGGCGCTCCCACCGCACGTGGAAGACGTACAGGGCGATGGCGATCAGGAGCACTGCCAGGGAGAACCAGATCAGTGCGTGGATCGTGCACCAGCCGATCAGGATGTCGTAGATCATGGCGTCCTGCCCGGGGCGGACGTATCGGTGGGCTCCATGTGGGCCCTTCCTTGTCGTGGGTGGTGCTGTGTCAGTTGTCCTTGAAGTCCTCTGCGTAGTCTGTCACTTCGCCCTCGTCGTTCGCGCCGTTGGTCCATATCAGCGCGGATACGAACACGACCACCAGAACAACGAGGGCCGGTATGAGCACGAAGCCCAGTACCAGCCCCAGTGCGTATCCGAACGGATCGACTTCCCGCAGCCACTCGTCACGGAAGAAGTCGGTGTACCACTTCACAAGGTCATAGCTCCTCTCACTGCTTCTGGCTCCTCTCTCCTCGGATCAGATGGGGCTGTGCTTGGATGATGGTCGTGATGATGACGGCCGGGTCAACATCCAGGACGTCGCACATCTGCATGAACTGCCGCAAACGCATCTGACTACGCCCCTTCTCGCAGTAGGAGAGAGCCGACCCGGTGATGCCCAACTTTTCGGCGACGTCCTCCTGGGTCAGGCCGCGTTCCTTACGGATCGCCTTCAAACAGCCGCCGATGTAGATGCTGAGCGGGTCGAGGGAATGGAGCTTGCCGTAGGGCGGTGGTCCGGGCGGACCGGGTGGCAGCGGGATGGGTGTGCTCACGTTCCCGCCCTCCTTCGCTCCTGGTGGTTCTTCTCGTTGACCAGCTCCACCTCGTACGCGTACGGCACCACGGTCGTATCGTCCGGTGCCTTCACCTCGACGCGCGCACCGTCCGGATCGAGGTGTCGGATCTCCGACTCGACGTCCTTGTACGGGCCGTCCACGACGATACGCACGGTATCTCCGACGCACAGGCCACGGGCTTTGAGCAGTCGGTGGAATCTTTCGTCCGCCTCCGTCATGTTGGTGGCCAGCTTGTCAGTCTTGTCGAGCGGAGCGTCCAGGATCTTGGCCACGTACAGCGCCCGCCGTTTGGTCAGTGCCTCTTCCAATGCACTGGCGAGCCGACGCATTTGAAGGCCGGTCAGCTTGGGGTTGTCGGTCATCTCGGGCGGGGTCCTTTCAGAAGTTGCCGTAGTTGACCTGCCAGGTCGGCAGGCCCATGTGACGCCACAGCGCTACGACGCGGTCGCGGTCGTCGAGGACGAGACGGACGGCGAACCGGTCCCGGACGTGCTTGTCGAAGAGTTCGGCCTTGACGATGTCGTCGGGGCGGGTGTCTCCTGCGGCGCGCATGTGGAGCTCGTCGTAGGACACGCTGTTCTTGATGAGCCAGTCCACGGTCTGGGGCTGGCAGGAGCCGTCCCGCCCGGACAGCAGGATGATCTTGTCGCCGTAGGTGTCCTGGAATGCTTCGAGGGCTTCCAGGACAGGTTCGTTGATCTTGTCCTCGCCGACACGTGCCCAGTCGTAGGGACTGCGACCGTTGTTGTTCAGTGCGAGGGTTCCGTCGATGTCACAGATGATGGCGAGGGGCACCCGACGGTTGGGGGTGTAGGGCTGGATGGCAGGGTGGTCGTTCATCCAGGCGTCGGTGAGCCACCAGCCGCCCTTCGTGGCCTTGGCGTGTCGGTCGGCGAGGCGTCGGATGACATCCTCGCCCACGGACGCCTCGCGCTTCGCGTCGCGTTCGATGCAGGTCTGGATGGGGACGTGGGTGAAGTCGTGGACCTTGAAGGTGGCGTCACCCCGGACGACGTTCTTGATCCGCTTGGGGATGTGTGGCACGAGCATCGTGTTGTCGACGATGACATCGAAGCCGTCGTCGAGGGCGGCACGGACGGCCGCGTCCTGGATCTTGAGGGCGGTCTCTTCCAGCTCAGGTGACCAGACACGCCTGCCGCTGACGCCCGTGTCGAGCATGGCGCGGATGTCGTCGAGGTTGACCCGACGGACACCTCCCTGGCTCTCCTCGACTACTTCAAGGGCAAAGGTGGTCTTCCCGGAGGCGGGGAGCCCCGTCGTGATGTGTACGGTTTGCATCAGGCGTTGGTGTCCTTCTGGTGGCGGGCCATGTCGGCGCGGGTGGTGTCGCCCCACTCGGCGGGGTCCGGCTTGATCTCGTCCACGTCGTCCACGGTGAAGGTGTAGAACTCGCGCGCAGGGACCACGTCGTAGCCGGTCTCCTCGTCGATGGCGGCGAAGACGCGCTCGTTGTCGAGAAGGTCGACGGCGTCGGCCATGCGGAGTTCGGCGACCGTGGGGTTGACGAACCGGCGGATCTTGCGGGCGCCCTCGCGGAGTTCGTTCAGGGCGTTGATCATCTCGGGGGTGATCTTGTTGGTCATGTCGTCTTCTCCAGGTGGGTCAGGATGCGGTCGAGCTTGGACTCAAGGCGGTTCATGCTTCCCTCGAACCGGTCCATACGCTCGTCGAACCGGCCCATACGCTCGTCGATCCGGTCCATGCGGCCACTGAGACCATCGATCTTCTCGTCCAGGCGCGCGATGGCCAGCCCGTGCAGACGCTGGGTGTGCTTGATCTCCCTCAGATCGTCGCCGATCAGGGTGACGGCTTCGCGGCTCAGGGGGTCTTCGGTCATGATGACTCCTCTTTCTTTTCCTTGGTGGTGGCCCATGCCACGAGCAGCCCGGCGATCTCGCGGGCCTGGCGTGGGTCGGTGAGTTCGAACACGTGATTGAATGCGGCCCAGAAGAGAACCCCCGTGGTGTCGCTGATGACTTCCGCGTTCTTGTCGAGCGTGTAGGTGTACTCGCGGCCGTCGGTGATGGTGTCGATCATGGCGCAGACTTCGTCGGCGTTCACCGGCTCCTCCCGATCCGCTTCCACCAGGGGGCGCGGTTGTCATACTCCTGCGTAGCCGCCCATGCCCAGCGGGCGCCGTCCTCGGTGAGGTAGTAGAACCGGCGGGGAGGGCGTTCCGTCCCTTCGGGCAGCACCTCCCACTCCCCATACACGAAGCCAGCATTCTCCAGGCGGACGATGAGGGGGTAGAAACTCCCGGACCCGATCCCTTCCCTCATCGCCATCGACGCCGTGGTGTGGGTGTTGAACCGGCGGGCGGTCAGCATGAGGTCGAGGAGCTTGGCGGTCTTGCGGGTGACCCTGATGGTGGTCACGGCCTGGTTCCCTTCTCAGGGCCGATGGCGTTGGGACCGGCGTTCAGCATCTCCTGGATGCCGTCGGCCAGTTCGGGGAAACCGTGCTCGCGGGCGGCGTCACGCATCTGCACCATGCCGTCACGGTCCAGCGTGAAGTGTGTCCGGCCGAAGGTGTCGGTGTAGGGGTACAACTGGATGCCGAGCATGGCGGCGATCGGCTTGAGCACGGCGTAGAACTCTTTTGGTGTGGAGAAGTCGTCGGTCACCGCTTCTCCTCGATGCCCGCCGACAGGCCATTGAACGTCAGCACCGTGCCGTCGGTGTCCGTGAAGCAGTAGCTGCCGGGATCCCTGGTGACGTACGCGGCGGCCGTCTCGTCGGACTTGAGGATCTCGGCGAGGCGCTCGTCGGTGATGGCTTCGTCCTCGTGGTCCTCGTACGCCCGGGTGGCGCCGACCGCTGCCGCCGACTCCCATCGGCTGCTGAAGTGGTTGTCCATCAGTCCACGGAACTCGGCGGCCGTCCACCGGCGGCCGGGGCGCCAGTGCTCCAGGAACCGTGCGGCACCCTGGGCGTCGGCCGGGTTCTCCACGCCGTCGATGTAGTCGAGCAGCGCGTCTTCCCACGCATCGTCGGGGTAGGTCTGTGCATCCACGTGCTCGATGATCTGCTGGGTCGTGAGCTTGAGGCTCATGGCGTTCCTTTCCTGTACGTAAGACCAGAGGGGCACACCCCGAGGGGATGTGCCCGTGCTGGTCCGGCGTTGTTCAGGTGTCCATGTCCTGGCCACGCAGGAAGCTGTCGACCGACTCCCGGCCGAGCAGCACGCCACAGAAATCGATCAGGACTTCCATCGACACGACGATCTCGTCCTCGTCCGTGGAACCCGACCCCTCGGCGCCGTCCTTCGCTCGGTATGCCGCCCTCTCGACCTTCTCGACGTCGTCGCGGGTCAGTGCAAGATCGCTCATCGGGCTGTCTCCATGGTCTTGGTGATGTCGAGGGCGGCGGCGTGCATGGCGTCGGCGGGTACGACCACGGCCATTTCGTCGCGGCCGATGATGGCGTCGTGCGGGTCCAGCATCTGGCCCATCTCCGTGGATGCCCACCGGACTTGGCCGATGACGAGGTAGTTGCCGTCGCTCAGTTTGAGGACGTCGGGGCAACTCTGGCCTGTGGCGGATCCGCGTTCGCGTGGGGTGGTGCCCATGCGGCGGACGATGTGGATGTTGCTGGTCACTCGGTCTCCTTGGTACATGCTGTGCGGATGCGGTTGCAGATGGCGCGCAGTGCCCAGCCGACGGCGAACAGGGCGGCAATGATGATGGCCCAGCCGCCTGCCATGAGCATGCCGAGCAGGCGGGCCGGGTTCAACAGCGGGCCCGTCTGATCTTGGATTCGGCGTTCAGGTAGAGGGCCAGCACGCAGCCGGTGACGGGTTCCAGGGTAGTGGCCTGGTCGGAGAGCACGCCGTCGTGGACGGCGTGGACGGCCCATTGTGGCGGGCCGTCCGGCCAGTTGATCACCCAGCCGATCGTCCCGTACGGGCCGGGCCAGTCCTGTTCGAGGGTGGGGCCATGGCCGGGTGTGATGGCAGTTGCGTAGCGTTCGGTGACGTTGTCCAGGACGTCCTGGGCCGTGGGGCGTGTCACGTGGAACAGACGGTGACGTATGCGCATCGTGCCCCTTCCTTGTCGGGTGGTGATGTTGCTTGGTGCGGACGGGGCGGACGTGTCCAGTCCGCCCCGTCCGCCCCTGAGCGACGCTCAGTTCACAGCGGACCACTCGCTGCGGGAGACGTCCAGGATCTTGCAGGATCCCTTGGTGACGCCATCGAGCTGGTCCGATGTGATGAAGCCGTGGAAGTTCTGGGTGCTGGACGCGCCGGGGGCCAGGTTCTCGACGTAGGCCAGCAACGAATCCACCTGGTTGCCGTCCTGGTCGAGGAATTCTCCGTCGATGGAGTAGTTGGCGCGCTTGTCGCCGTTGTTGGTGATCTTCACCTTGGCCTTCAGGTCGGGGCCGATGACGCTGTCCTCGATCTTGCAGGACAGCAGCTCGACGTCCTCCGTGGCGGCGCGCTTGTCGTCCGCCTCGTCCTTCTTGATCTCCTTGTCGACTTCGTTGATGAAGGCGCCACCGACGACAGCGCAGCCGCCCAGGGTGAGCAGGCCGAGGACGGCGGGGATGGCGCAGCCGAACACGGCGATCTTGGCGCCGGTGCTCATGCCCTGCTTCGGGGCGGGCGGGGGGTAGTTCGGGTAAGACATCTGTCTTTCCTTGTCAGTTGATGGCCGTGCCGCCGAGTTGCTGGGCGTTCTCGTAGACGGGGAGGTCGGCGGGTTCGGTGTAGAGGAAGTAGCTCTGGTTGGTGCCGATGGAGAACTCGACGTAGGCGCCGGTGGTGGCGTCCTTGCCGTAGTACACGTTGCATTCGGCGCTGGAGTAGTAGACGCCGTCCATGGCGGGGGCGGGCACGACCAGGTCGGTCCCGTCACGGTCCATGACGTCATACGTCTGCGTCAGGGCCGTGCACATGGAGACCGGCGGCCCCACGAGGACGTAGTAGCCGTACTCGCCCTTGGCGTTCTGGATGTAGACGTAGGCGAGCTTGCCCTTGGAGCCGGACGAACCCCACGTGTCGATCCAGAAGTTGATGGTGGGGCGGGTCGGTGTGTACTTGGGCTGCTTCGCGGGCTCCTGGGCAACGAGGAATTCGTAGGCCTTGTTCTTGGCGGCACGCTCACGCTTTTGCGGCTCGCTCTCGTCCTCGCAGGCTCCGGCTGTCGTGCCGAGCACGGCTATGCAGGCCAGCGCGGCGGCGGTCATGCGGGCTCGTCGGTTCAGGCGCACGTGGTCTCCATCTCGTTCACGTACAGGCGCGGCGGCAGGTCGGCGTCCTTGAACGCGCTCCGGTGCTCCTGTGCGGCCAGGGAGTTGTACTCGTTGACCTTCTCGGCGCGGGTGCCCGCGAGGCCGGACAGGCTGGTACGGATGCGGGCCTCACGGCTGTCGTCCACGCCGCCCGCGAGCTCGTCTTCCAGGGCGTTGATGCGCGTCTCCATCGTCTGGACGGCGGCGCACAGGCCGAAGAAATCCTCGTATGCCGACTGACGGAACGCGCCGTCGCCCTCGGTGCGCTCGATCTTCTCTGTCTCGCCACGGAAGGGCGCGGTGAGGCGCTGCATCCCTCCGGAGATGTAGATGATGGCGAGCACTGCGAGCAGGAACGCGATGATGGTGGCGATGATCGTCATTACCGGTCGTGTCTTCTTTTGTTTGCTGGTCACGTGGCTTGTGTGCCTTCCTTGTCATTGTTCTGGGTGGAGCTTAGAGGGTTACTTGATGGTCAGCTCAGACGTTGGTCCGCAGGAACGCAGGCAACCACGCCCGCTTGGGTTTGCGGGGCTGGGTGGCCTTCTTGTGGGCGTATGCGGTGAAGCCCATCATGGCGAGACCGGCGGGGATGCCGATCCATCCCCCAGCGGAGACGGGAGTTTCGGCGGAAATGGCTGCCGCTCCCTCGTAGTCGGCGAACATGCGGGTGCAGATGATGCCGACCAGCAGGACCCACATCGCGTCCAGGGTGACCGCGAGGCGGGCCCATCCCTTGCGTACTTCCAGCATCCGCCAGCCGGTGCCCTCGTACTTGGCGTCTTCCATCTCCAGGTCGATCGGTGTCGGCGAGGAACGGATGTCCTCCACGACGTCCCTGACGGTCGTCGGGGTGCTGCGCGGCCGGGGGCGGAAGTGAATCAGCTTGGTGAGGAGCACACCCGCCATCGCACAGGCGACGAAGAACAGTAGCCAGAGCCAGTTGTGCCACATGTCGAATGCGATGATGGCCAGGCCGAATGGGAGCACTGCCGTGTGCAGTGGTTTGCACCAGCGGTGCGGGCAGGTTCGAGTAGGGGTATGTGGTTTCTTGGTCAAGATCCGCTCTCCGTATCGTTGTCATGTTCCTGCTTAAGGTCTCGCCGGACGCTGATGGCTGTCGCACCTGCTGCCCCCACGGTGAGGCCGAGGCAGAGCAAGATGCCACCCCAGGCGAACCTCTCGTACCCCACTTGCGCCTCGATGAAGGCGAGGAGCGTGATCGTGGCGATGATGGACGCCAGGACGCCCGAGGCACACAGGAGATCACGATTCAACACGGTCAGGTCCCCGTCGGCAGGGCCGAGACGGGGACGGCGAAGCTGCGCAGGAGAGGGTTCTGACGCAGGTGGAGGGCGACGCGTCGTCCCTCGTCGGTCAGATGGGCGCCGTAGTCCGGCTTGTTGATCAGGCCGGAGCTGTACAGCGAGAGGAATGTGGCCCTCCGGGTGTTCTTGACGGACCACACGGTGTGTTCGGTGTTGCCCGGGGCGGTTGCGGCGATGAGCAGGGTCGCCTGGTGGTTGCTGATGTAGATCTCGGTGAGTTCGGTCATCGGGACTCCTTGGTTTCACCTGGAACATGGCTGGTGAGTCAGAACTGTAAGGGCAAGGTCTGACACCGGGCTCCCCATGTGCCGGGCTTCCAGTGCCCAGCCTTCATCGTCGAGTCGGATGCGTGTCTCGTAGGACCCTGCGGGTGCGTAGGCGGTGAAGCCGCAGAAGGTGGCGCGCAGGATGTGGCCGCTTGTGCTCTTCGCCCCACTCCGTGACCGGTACACACCGACGAGCCCCCAGACGTGGGGCTGCGCGGACAGACGCCTGGCGGCGTCGGCGTGGCTGACCGGCTTCGACCCGCGAGGTCTCCTTGCCATCAGGCCAGATCCTTGGTGGACAGGCGTTCGCCGTTGTACTTCTTGCCGCCGGTGACGTCGCCCTCGGGGTGGACGTAGTAGAAGCCGTCAAAGAACTTACCGCCCGGCAGATCCAGCCCGTCGGCCAGGAACTGATCCGGGTAGACGATGCCCCACCAGTTGTCCTTGGTACGTACCTTCAGGCCCGGGGTGATGGGTACGCCGTCGTCGGTGTAGTGGGCTTGAAGGATGCGGAAGCGATAGCCGGAGTAGACGTCCGTCCACGTGATTCCGATGGCCCTTGCCAGGTGGGCGGTCAGCTTCAGGGCGGTGGACTTCGGCACGCGTGCGCAGTCGTGCAGCACCTGTGCGGCGACGCGAGCGGCACGTGCGGGGGTGGCGAAGGCCATGCTGTGTGCCGTGACGGTGCCGGGTTTCTCGCCGGTACCAGGGAGCTGACGGATGAGCAGATACGTGGTCACGTCGGACCTTCCTTGTCGGGTGGTTCTCTTGGTCAGTTGGTGCGCGCGTTGCGGCGGATGATGGCCTGGTGGACGGCCAGGGCCGCGAACCAGGCGGCGAGAGTGAATACGGCGATTGCTGTCCCCAGCCCCCGTCCAGCGGCGAGCTGGGCCAGGAGGGTGACCGCTGAGGTGGCGATGCCCGTGAAGATCAGCAACTGGTTCGGGAGCTTGCCCAGGATCCTCAGCGCCAACGCCAGCATCATCGTGGTGGTGCAGGTGATGACGATGATCGAGGTGACGGCATCCATGTGCTGTCCTTTCGTCGGGGTTGTCCGGTATGGGAGCGGCCGGGGCGTGGGCCCCGGCCGCTGATGTTTCACGTGGAACATAGCGTCAGTAGAACTCTGGGAACCGGCGGCGGACCAGCTCTTCAGCCCACTCCGTGAGTTCTTCAACCCAGTCGTCATCGACGTCGTCCTGCCACCAGTTCGAGGCGTCGGCGTTATTCGCCATCTGGGCTCTGATGCCCTTGAGGATGGCCGAGCAGGAGAGGTCGGGCAGGGGGCCGTCGTCTTCGGTGTCGTGCTCGCGGTGCACGAGGCACAGGATGTTAACGAAGTCGGAGCCACCGACCCGGTGCGTGACACGGAAATCGGTGCGCTTCAGCCCGTCCTTCGACATGGTGACCTTCACTGGCCCCGCTCCCTGAGAATCTCCTGGCCGTGCGCGATGAGCTTTTCCAGGTCGGCGTACGTCATACGGACACCGACCTCGACGGTGACGGACGGGGTGTACATCCCCTTCTCCTTGGCGCTCACGACGAAGGAGACCGAGTCGCCCACGTCGTCAATGCGGAGCTGGGTGTACAACTGGTCGTCCTCTTCGGTCCAGTAGTGGCGCATCGGACCACCGGCGGACTTCGCGTACGAGTGGGTGTCTTTCACAGGCATGGTGCCTCCTCATGTTTCACGTGGAACATCTCAGGTCTTGGGGAGCAGGGCGAGGCACCAGGAGGCGACCGGCTCGACCCACACACCCTCGGGCCAGACAACCGTGTCGTCCTGGCTGATCCGGATCGCCCACTCCTCCATCCCGCCTTCGAGGGAGATGTTGAAGAACTCTCCCTCGTGGCCGGGGCCGTAGAGCGCGGCGCTGTCGTCGCCGGTGTACTTGCGGACGATGGCGAGGCAGGCACCGGCCTGCGCCTCGGTGATGTACCGGCGGCGCACACAGCGGGCGGGGACGATGGCGATATCCTTCTTGCCCTCCCAAACGAAGACGACGACGGACAGGGGACCCCTGTCGTCCACGGCCTTGACGGTCGTGTACAGCTCGCCGTCGAAGTCGTCGTAGCCGGGGGCGCCGGTGACGTGCACCTCGGTGCGGGTCTCGTTACTCATGGTGGTTCCTCTCCTATGTTTCACGTGGAACATCGTCAGTGCTGACAGGCGGAATGACCATCGGACCCGCACCGCTGGCACGGGGCCTGATGCTGGGGGCGGTTCTCGGGGGCGTCCTTGTAGGTCTGGGTGCAGTTCGGGCAGTACTCCATAGCTCTTCCTCAGTCCTTGGGCGGGGTGATCCACTTGATCCGGGCGATCCCGGCCCGGATCATGCGCAGGGCCAGGCTCCGGGCGCGGCCCTGTGGGTGGCGGGCGAACCCGGCGCAGATGGCAGGCTCCGCAGTGCCAAGCGTCTTGTGGCAAGTGATGTGGCCCTCGCCTGCGACGGCGTCACGCACCATGCCCGCCACCCGCCCCGGCTCCAGGTTCATTAGGTTGCCGGGGCGGAACACGCAGGTGGCGCAGAGGTCTTCGCAGACACGGACCTCACCGGTGAGGGGGTTGCCGATGTGTGCGCCGGTTCCCCACTCGTCGTCGGTCAAGGGATCAACCCGTTGGCCCGGCGGTACGCCATCTCCCGCTGGTAGTCCTTCTCGCGCTCCGTCTGCGTCGGTGGCTTGCGGCCCGGCTTGTTGAAGACCCAGACGCCGGGGAGGCCATCCCCGGCGATCCAGATCTCGGAGGGCCTCTTGATCTTCTTCTCCAGCTCACCCCACCCGTAGTTGCTGAGCCAGCTCAGATCCATCCGGCTGTACTCCTCGTCGAGCCGGTCCTGTAGTGGGTCGGCCATGTCCTTGTAGAAGATGGCGAAGTGGTCGGCCATCTCCCCGACCTGAAGCGGAGTCAGCATGTAGCCGCCGTGGAATTCGGAGGCCGCTGCGAGGACGGCGTTCACCGCGTCCTCGCAGTCGATGGGTCCCTCCCAGTCCTTGGCCTTGTCGTAGGCGTACTTCAGGGCCTGGGCTGCGGGCAGCTTGGTGTGGTCATCGGGGTCTGCCGTGTAAACAGCCTCGCTGACGTCCTCGTCTTCCCACGGGGACCCCTTCAGCCTCTCGAAGAGGGGGACCCAGACGGCGTGCATGTCGTAGGGGGTGGTGTTGTCGGTGGTCATGTCGGGACCTTCCTTGTCCAGTGTGGATGTTTCACGTGGAACATTCAGGCCAGGAGGGCGGTGCGGATGCGGGCCCAGCCATCCATGTCGATGTCGCAGATGTCGCGTCGTGTGACGGACGACCGGAAGATGCGTGCCTTATCGGGGTCGCCACAGTTCTGCATGACCTTGAGCAGATCCGGGATGGGCCTGCCGTTGGCGGGGTTGTACTCGGGGCTGTACAGCATGTTGAGTACTTCGGCGGCCAGGTAGACGTCCATGGATTGGCCTGTACGCTCGTCCGGCGCGGCGAGGAGACGCATCTGCTCCAGCAGCGGCGGGTCACTGCCCAGCCACATGCAGATCAGCGCCTCATAGTGGGTGAGGCCGGTGGGGAGGGGCAGGGCGATGGGCCTGATGGTCATGGTGTCCTTTCGATGTTTCACGTGAAACATCACTCCATGGTCATGGCGTCGATCCACTCACCGGCGGGCATTCCGCTGATGGTGGGGTAGCCGGTCTCGACTTCGTCGATGTCGCTGGGCTGGACGTCGACGCCCCTGTCCTTGGCCATGAAGATCAGGGCCTTGCGGATCAGGTGCTCCTCAATGGCGGACCGGAACGACGCCTCCGTTGTGGTCAGGCGGGGATATGCCTCCCGGCCACCAGTGCCGTACAGCCTGCCTTTGTACCCACGCTCGGTCTCCTCGATCTCGCCGATCGCCTCGCCGTCGGCGAGGAAGAACCACGCGTTGTGCAGGGGGCCCGTGCGCGGGCCGACGACATGACGGTTGTCGGATGTGGTGAAGTGCTCCATGCTTCCTCCTCGTAAGTCCAGAGGGCCCGCCGTGCGAGACGGCGGGCCGTGCTGGCGCCACGATGTTTCACGTGGAACATCAGCCCAGTGGCGAAGCTGGCGTCACGGCTGGGTGTGCTGCCGTGCCTGGTTGATGGCGAAGCGGATCAGTGCCCGGCCATGCTTGACGGCGTCGTCCAGTGAACGGGCTTCGGCTCCGTCGTCGAAGTACCAGCGGCGGGCGGCCAGATCCTCGTTGATGATGAGCGCCCGGCCGTCGGTCAGCTCCGCGTACGCCCACTCAAGGGTTTCCAACGTCACCCGTCCTTCCTTCTCGTCCCGTGCGCTCATGGGTGCTGCCTTCCTTCGTGCGGATGTTTCACGTGGAACATTGCTGGCCTCTCACTCCTGCACCAGCACCTCAAGGTCGTCGAACAGTTCCAGGACGACCACAAGGGTCAGGTTGTCGATGACGATGTACTCGACCAGGATCCGGCTGGTCGCCTGGATCTTGCGCAGCGTGCCCTCGGCGTTCATCCCCACCGACAACGCGTGGTAGGGATCCTCCTGGATGATGGCGATGCCCTTGCGGAGCCGCTCCTGCCGCTCCGGTGAGAGCGCTTGGACCTGCCGTTCAGCTTCGACCGTGTACTGGATCTTCCTCACGATGTGCTCCCTTCGATGTTTCACGTGGAACATTCAGGCGCTGCGGTCGGTGTCGTACAGGTAGTCCTCGTGTCCCTGGTGACCGAGGAACGCGAGGAGCCGTTCGTTGATCCCCAGCCACTGGTCATACATCGACTCGGGGTACGTCTTGTCACGCTCGTCCCACTCCTGGGTGTGCGGCTCGGCGATCATGTATTCCGACTGCCACTCCCGCCAGTTCGCCACCTGGTCGATGAGGACGCAGACGCTGGTGACCAGGTCCAGCACATCGAACGCGGTCGGCTCATCGTTGGACTCGTACGGATCGGGCAGGCTGAAGGTGCGCAGGTCCGGGCGGTGCAGGGCGACGGACCACCGGTAGCGCCTGCCGTCGTCGGACATGCCGCCCAGCATGCTCGTCTGGATGGTGATCTGTTCGTGCTTGATGCGCTGGCTCAGCAGCATGATGGTCTCCTCGGTCGATGTTTCACGTGGAACATTGCGTCGTCGGTTCAAGGGGGTACGCCCCTGCCCAAGGCCGGGGGGCAGGGACGTGCCCGGCTTCAGCCGACGCTCAGTGCTGGCCGTCGGTGGGCTTGGTGCGTTCCGTCTTGGGGGCCTTCTTGATGGCGCTGCCCTTAGTGGGGAGCTTCTTACGCCCCGTCACCAGGTCTTGGAACGATGCGCCGGGGCGGAAGCGGACCTTGCGGGTCGCCTTGACGTGCACGCGCTCTCCGGTCTGCGGATTGCGGGCGTAACGGGCCGGAGCGTGAGCCTGGCGGAACGACCCGAAGCCGGTGACCGAGACCCTCTCGCCGCCTGCGACAGCGCGGATGACGGCGTCGAGGACGGCGTCGACGGCTTCGGCAGCGGCCTGCCGGGAACCGAGCCTGAGGGCGACCGCGTCAGTAAGTTGCTGCTTGTTCATGGGTTCCTCTCGATGGCGTGGCTCATCGGGTGAGCCTTCCTTGTCGATGTTTCACGTGGAACATTGCATTGCGGAGATCTCAGGCTTCCGTGATCTCCAGGAAGAACAGCTCGCCGCTGTCCTCGTGCTCGACCCCGATGACCGCCTTAGTCCCTGCGGCGTCGATGCTGGACGCATTCAGGGAGCTGGTGTTGCGGTTGATGGTGAGGAGCAGCAGGTCGCGAAGCTCGTCTGTGGTCATGTCAGTCCTTCGGTTGGTGTGGATGTTTCACGTGGAACATTCACCACTTGGTGACGGGTGTCTTGCCGTCGAAGCTGTAGCGGGACCAGTCGGGCTCAGGGGTGATGCTGATGGGGCGGGTGTTCTCGTACCTGCGGGCACTGCTCCACGCGCGGACGGCGTCCAGCTCGCGTTCGTAGGTGCGCTCCTGGCGGTGCCAGGTGCCGCCGGGCTTGTTGTACTCGTCGGCTGGGGCCCACTCGCTGACGATGATAAAAGGTCCGATGGTCACCGTCTCTCCTCTCGATGTTTCACGTGGAACAATCACACGTGCTTGTGTTTCACGGTCACGTGCGTCGCGCTTCTGCCCGACCCATTCGGCGGACTCGTCACTGGCCCAGACGCAAACGTTGTGGATGTCGCGGATCTCCAGCGTGACGTCGCTATACATCAGGTGCAGCCGGTCGACGAGGACATTCGCGGCAGCGCGGGAGATACCGTCGACCAGGCGGACATCGGTCAGACCGGCGTTCCTCTCCATCCAGTCAGGGTCCGGGTTGTGGGTCCACACGGACACGGAGGTCTCGAAGTCGCACATGATCAGTTCTCCTTGGTCTCGGTGAATGGCTGGGTGTACTGGCCTTCGTGGGACTCGTTGCCGTCGCTCCATCGGACGTGCATGGGGGTCGGGCAGTGGGCGGGGAGACCGAGACAGCCGCACTCACGGCCGTTGATCTGTGGCTGGTAGGTGTGGCGCTTGCACAAGCAGACCACGACACGCCCGTAATACGGGCCGTAATCGGGGTCGTCGTACCAGACCCGTGTGCCAGGCGGGTACAGGGTGATGGTCATGGCGTGTCCTCGGGCTCACGGGCGACGCCGCCGGACCTGGCGACGGGGATGACCTGCCGCCAGGCGTCCATCTCGACGTGCGGCCCGCCACCGGCCATGTGGTCGAGGATCTCGGCGATCGTGACCAGGACGGCGGTCTGTGCGTTGATGGCGTGCGCAACCGCTTCAGTGGCCAGCGCGTTGCCCGTGACCGGGTCGGCCCCGTCGCCGTAGGTGTAGTGGTTCGCCCGGCCTGCGAGGTACTGCGAATCGCGGTAGTCCTGGGGTCCTGTGGACATGGTCAGTTCTCCTCGGGTTCGTGGCGGTCGGTGTCCGGGTTGGCTCCGCAGGATGCCTCACCGGTGGCTGTGCTGACTGGTGGGTCGTTGTCGTCCAGCTCATCCGAGCAGTGACGGCAGCGACGTTGCTCGGGCATGTCGTAGTAGTAGTGGAACCACTCGCCATCGGACTCGAACCAGCGCCCGAAGTAGGCCGTCCCGTCGGGTTCGATCTTGACGCCGAACACGGGCCGGTCGTTGCGTGTGAAAGTGAGGAAGCGTCCTCCGTCGCCGTCGGCGGTGTCGCTGACGCTCAGCCCGGCGGGCAACGGATCGATACGGATGGGCTTGTCACTGTCGGTCACGGGCGGAACTCCTTGGTGGGGTGGGCGGTGTTGGCGGGCAGGCACTGCGGGGTGGTGCGGTGCCACGTGTAGCAGCCATCGCACAGGGTGTCATCCATCCCTGCGAACATCGCATCCTCAGGCTTGACCAAACGGGAACAGCACGGGCAGACGTTCGGCGGGGTGTCGGCGTCATCGATGCGGAAGGTCAAGCCGGTGCCGGTGTGCGTGACCTCCGTGCCGAGCCGTTCCGATTCCTCCAGGAGACCCAGCGCGAAGAGGGCCGCATCGGTACGGGGGACGCCTTCCAGCGTCAGTTGGGCGACGGCGAAGAGGGCCACAAGTTCCCGATCAGAGCGGGGCACGGATACCAGGGCCTTGCCGTAGGCGGCGCCGCCCTCGGGCGGTTGGATGATGGACAGGACGTAGCTCATGGTCATGCTCCTTGTCTGTGGTCCGTACTCCGAGGGGAGCCCACCCCCTTTCGGGGATGGGCTCGGGTCACGGGGTGCGGCTATGTTTCACGTGGAACATCGGTGAAGCCGTAGGTGTGCGTCTCGCTGATGATGGTGGCGGTAGCGGTCCGCCTGATGACGCGGACCGCATGGACACCGCCCAAAGGCGCTCCCCTGGACACAGCTCGTGTGCCGAGGACCAGTTCGGCGGCCACGTCATGGGCGTGGCCCTCGTCGTCTGTCTCCCCCGGGCGGTGGCTGATCGGATCGTAGAAGGGGTCAGTACCCGCCCACACACCACCTTCCGTCAGGTACTCGATGACGTAGACGGTCTCCGTCTCGCTGTACCCGAAGCGGGCGTTGTTCCACTCCTGGCGGCTGCGGTCCCACTCCTCGCGCTCCGCCTCCCGCATCTGGTTCATTTGCTTCAGTTCTTCTTTGGTCCAGCCGCTCATCGGCTGCCCTCCCTCATGTTTCACGTTCCACCATCACGGCTGCTTGGTTTCACAGGGCGGGGTGGTCATCCCCACCGGCGCCGCTTCTCACTGTCGCGGTGCCCAGCGTCGGCGTGGGCGGGGTCGTAGGGGGCGAGGTCGCACACGTACACGACCTCGATGGACCCCGCCTCCTTGACGTCGCCGCAGATGCGGGCCTTGCACCGGCCGATGTGATCGTCCAGGAGACGGCACGGCTTGTTGTCCTCCCACCGGACGGGCCTGTGGCAGAACGGTATCCATGCAGAAGGCGTCTTCATCCGCCGTCTCCGCTGATCTCGTCGATCTTGCTCACGGCGAGGGCAATCATGCTGTCCCGACGGCCGGTCAGGTACGCCTCGATGTGTGTCAGGGTGACCATGTTGGGGGTGCTGACCTGCGCCATGTATCCCAGGACAGCGGCGATGCGGTCCTCAAGGACGGCCAGTTGCGGGGTGTGGGTGCGCTTGATGTGGGCGATCAGGTCGGCGGCCATCTGCTCTTCGGTCGTAGGCATGGTCAGTCCTCCAGCAGGGATGCGAGCTGCGCCGTGGTGGGGTAGCCGTCGAACGACTCCTCCTCGGTGAGGCAGCGCCCGGTGGCGGTGTCGTAGACGTCGTAGCTCAGGCCGGTGCTGTCACGCCAGGCCGATCGGACGATGTCCACGCGCCGGGCGTTCACGGTCACCGTGCCGACGTGCTTTTCCGATGTGACGCGGTCGGACATGATCAGTTCTCCTTGTTCGGGGTGTCGGTGCCGTCCTGCGCGAGCATGCGGAGCTGTGCGCGTCCGGCTTCGGTGATGCTGTACATGAGCCTGCGGCGGCCACGTACGCCGGACGGGTGGGGTTCTTTGGTGAGAGCCACCCAGCCGCACCGCACAGGGCTCCGCAGTGCGTCGGCGACCGTCGTGTACGGGACGCCGGTCCGCTCGGCAAGATCACGCCGCCAGACGGGGGCGCCGCTGTCGGCGAGCGCCTCCATCAGGATCCAGCGGGCGGGGAGGTGTATCTTCACGTGACGGGTTCCTTACTCGGGGGTCAGAAGCAGGCGTCGCCGGACGGCGGATCGACCATGACATAGCGTCGCTTGCCGTACTTGTTGACCTCGTGGCGCTCGGTGGAGTTGTCGGCGTAGTGGACGAGGCCGCTCTCGTTGCCGGTCCGCTCGGTGTCGGGGCGCCACTGGGGCTCGACTTCCCGCAGGTGGTGAAGGATCTCCAGGTAGCGGGCCTGGGCCCGTCGCATAGCGGCCAGATGGTCACCGGTGATCTGCCACCGGGTGAACGTGTCGATCAGGTGGTAGTCGTATCCCTTGTCGTGGTCCCGTTGACCCAGGTGCAGGTGCTCGAACCGGTAGGGCTTGCCGTTGATGTAGCGCTGCCTGAACACCCCTTGCTCCAGGCAGAAGCGGAGCAGACCGGCGGCGGTCAAGAAGGTGCGGGTTTCGGCGGGGTTGGTGCGGTAGACGGAGCCATCGGTGTTCTTGATGGTCTGCTCGGGGCGGGTGATGGTGTACATGGTGATCCTTCCGGTGGTCACTGGGGGAGCTTGCCGAGAGCGTTGAACATGCCCCACAGCATGCCGACCCGCTCAACGAGGACCTTGTTGTCCTCTTCGAGCTTCACGATCCGGGCATGCATGCGGTTGAGTTCGGCGAGCACGGTTTCGCTGAGCGCTACGGCGGGGTCGGAGGAGACGGGGAGCACGTGATCTTCATTGGGCTGGTTCATAGGGCGATCCTCTCAGTCGTACGGACTGCGGGGCGCAGCAATGGGGGTTGCTGCGCCGGGCAGTGCGCAGGAGTGGGGGTCAGAACGGCGGGCAGCCGTCGGGGTAGCTGTAGTCACAGGCGCCGTCGCATCCCGGTTCGTGGCCGGGGACGGCGGTGGCGGTGGCCTTGACGGGGACCGGGTCGGGTGCGCGGTGACGTTCGGGGCACGGACGGTGACCGATGAGTCCATCGGTGCTCGGGTGGAAGATATCGATCCACCCGTGTCCATCACAGGAGGGGCATTCGGTCCACTGCCACCAGCACATCACCACGTCGCCGCCGGGGGCGGTCATGCCTCGGGTGTCGTAGACGATGGCGATGTCCCACCAGGTTCCGTCGGGTCCCTGACGACACTGGGTGGTGTAGTCCAGTGCATTGCCGTTCTCGGCGTTGTTCCACTCGACCATCGAGCGGGCGTAGGTGACCGGCTCGGGAACCTCACCGCCGTCGGGTGCGCCGGAGCGCAGCAACTCATGGGCGAAGGTGCGGAGCATGTTCTGACTGCGCTGGCTCCTGTTTTGGGGCATGGTCAGGCTCCGTCTCAGTTCGTCGCGTGTCCGTCGTACTCCGCGAGGATCAACAGACCCTCGGTCACGGTGCTGATGGTGTAGTGAGGATCACCGGACCGTTCGCGGAGGATCTCCTGAAGGTCGTTCACGGACGCGGGCAGGTAGCGCATGATCATCAGATCGAGCGCGCCCACCCGGGTCTGGTACTGCCCGTGCTCGCCTTCCAGGGTGATCAGGTCATGCATGGCCACGGTCAGACTCCGTTCTCGTCGGCGTACGCAGGATTCTGGCGGGGGATCGTGACCAGGCCGGAGGAACCGTTGAGCCTTGGCCAGTAGGTCAACCGGGCGTCCTTGTCCGGCTGTCTGCTGTAGACCATGGCGCACGTGCCCACCGCGCCCACCGCGTAGGCGATGCGGTGCAGGTGGGCGCGGGCGGCACGCATGGTAGGCGTCATGGTCAGACTCCGTTAATTAGGTAGTCCTGAAGCAGGTCGTTGCCGTCGGCGTCCGAGACGCCGACGCTGACACCGTGCGGGGACATCACGCCGCACGCGAAGTTGCCGTGCCCGCTGGTGTCCTCGCCGTCGGTGCCGCAGATCGTCTTGCATGCGGCGCGGGCGATGTCGGCCTGGTCCTCCATGGTGCGGGCGGCCCACTGCTGGACCCACGAGAGGCGCTGAGATACGTAGTAAGGGCGGTCCTCGGGGGCGCCGAAGTCCAGCTCGGCACGCCACCAGCCGCCACCCCGGTACTCGATCTCGATCTCAGCGGTGATGTCCGACTCGTTGGCCACGTGGAAGCGGCGGGCCGGGTTGTCGTGGATGGTCAGAGTCTTCGGCTCGGTGGGCATGATGGGCCTTCCTTGTCAGGTGGTCAGTTCACTGGCGTGCACGAAGCGGCACACCCCGGATGGACCACGGGCCACGGTCACGTGGTAGTAGCCCTCCCACTGGTTCACGTACCGGACGGTGCCATTGGCGTGCACCGACTTGAGCGAGCGGGTGATGCCGTCGGCGTCGGGGCGCCGGTAGGAGCGGTGCCGTTCGCACTCCGTACCCGGTGACAGTGTCACCGGCTCGTTGTCGTAGGTGTTGTGTGCTTGCATGCCCATCGTGATGGGCCTTCCGTTGGAGGTGCGGCGGGGCATGTCGTCGCCGAACATGGCGGGCCTTCCTTGTCAGTGACTGTCGATGGCGAAGGCCCGTACATTCGTGGCCACGCCCATGAATGTCTGTACTACGTTCCGTGTTGCACCCTCAGGTACGGGAGGCACCGGGCGGCCCGGCTCGAACACTCCCACCACGGTGACGCGGTAGGTGCCCGCTTCCTGGTAGACGTCCAGCACGACATCCACACGGTCTTGATGGCTGATCACTGCGCCTCCTTGTCAGGAGGGGGCCCCTCAAGGGGGCCCCGCTGTTCGGACGTGTCAGTCGTGCTGGCCGATGCGCAGGGGCTCGGACAGGTTCAGTGTCATGCCCGCCTCACGTGCGGAGCGGCGCAGGTGACGGATGCACTCGTCGCAGTACGGGGCGGGGATGGTGCTCACGCCGTCCTGGTCGGTGACGGAGGCGTAATACGAGGCGTA